AAAATACCAAACTGACTCGTGAGATTCATGAATTGAGTGAGGCTATTAACAAACATATTAGATGGCAAGAGAGCGCAGGGAGGAAAAAGAAGAAATGACACAACTTGTATTTTATATCGAAACCTGCTACACTGACGTTAATGTAAATAGGAATGAACAAAGATAGGATTTAACATGGCAGTCAACACCTATTACGGATTGGACACAAGCCGTTGGAACGGTAAAATAACTCAACCAGACATAAATGCAGCCAAAGCAGCTGGCAAAGTATTCTGGTATTTAAAGGGCAGCGGTGGCGATGATGGTCTCTATGTCGATAGTGAATTCGCTAACACCTTAGCATTACTTCGAACAACTAATTTTAAACGAGGCGTTTACCACTTTGCTGGGCTTGGTAGTAACCCGCAATCTGAAGCACGATTCGTCGTGAGTAAAGTTTGGGGTAAACTAAACCCTAAAGAAGTTGCCATTCTGGATATTGATACGTTCGGTCCTAGCGACCCAGTATGGGCGCAGGAATTCTTAACTGTCGCTACTTCCCTACTTGGTTTCAAGCCATTGTTATATATGAATCAAGCTACAGAGAATAATGCTAACTGGTCAACGATTGTTAAATCTGGTTACGGTCTTATTATTGCCAACTATGCTGTATCTCCTGCAGGTACTGTCCATCTTGAGCATTGGCCGTTCTATTTCGGTCAGCAATACAGTTCGAATGGAACAGTTGGTTCACTGCATCCAGTTGACCTCGATGCTATTTTTGCAACAAGTCTTGATGCTTGGGATAGATATGCGAAGCCAAGTCCTGTCACAGTACCGGCACCTACTCCTGCACCGAAGGTCTCGCCTATCAGCCCACCTGCTCCGAAAGCTAACCCTACCCCTCAGCCAACACCTGTGCCAGCACCCTCTCCCACTCCGGTACCCCCCATCACGACTACAGCCTTACCTCCCACCAACGGAACGAATGGTAATGGTACTAATGTTGACGGGGTTAAACCTCCAGTAACAACCGTGCCTCCGATTGAAACAACACCGATACCTCCGGTCGAAGAGCCTGAATCACCGATTGTAAATACCCCTGCATCGGGGTCTATACCAGACCCAATTACAGCTCCTACCCCTCCGTCGGAACCAACCATGTCTGAAGCACAGGTCAACGGTATAATTGATACGATTCATAATTCACTTGATACATGGTTTGGCGGTGCTAGCAATCCCGTAACGGTGAAAGACCATCTAACAGATGTATTGGTACGTGCTGGCAAGACATTTATAGAGACATGGTTCGCAATTATCCTATCAAGTGGCTTTAACTGGGTTCACATAAATTCGAACAAAGATATTCTGCTATCCGCAACTGCTGCAGCTATATCTGCTGCTATTAATACTGGACAAAAAGTTTATAAGAATCTTTACTGATAAAACTGGTGGAGATGTCCAAGCTCTGCCCTTGGAGTCCAGCATTTTTTCAAATTAGTTTTCTACAGGCTTAGTTTGTTTAAAGTCACAAACAACTGGGGTGTGTTCACCCGTCGCCAGCTAGTTTTACGTTCTAGCAAACGCTGACTCACCACTTTGTTTGATATGACACCGCCTCCTACTAACAAAGAACTCGGATTAAGTGGTCTCAATTTCAGACTGAGACTGATGCGGTCTGGCGTCCAGCGAAGATACTGTCTACCATGTCGCTAATAGTTTGAGATTTTGCATCTAAAACATTGTGCCCTATAACGCTGAACAAGCGGCCTGCTTCTCTAATTATCAATGTACTGTCGAAATCTATTTCATCCCCATGAACTTTGATGGGTGTTCAAATAAAGTTTGTAAATGGTACTAACCTTTACATAGTGAGTCTGACTTACCGCCGGAACACCCATTGGCGAGAGATTGCCCTCAAAAATATAACGGACTTACGACTCACCCTAACATTATATCACGATTTTTTGGGAGTTACATCTTCACCACCATCGAAGATAGTCTGAACCTTACCCAAAGTTGTCTGCTCCCCCTTCTGCTCTGCAGCATCTTCTTCTGAGCGCTGATGTTCAATCTCGCTTAAATAATCATAAACGGCATTGAGCTGTTCATAATTCATTTCCCCCAAGTTATCTAAGCTTGATACTTCTAAGTAGATTCTTTGTAATTCTTTTGGCTCAATCTCTAATAGCTCAGTAGCGGAGGTAATTGACTCACGCATCGCCTCCAGTTCTTTTTCATCATGTTCTGGCTCGTCTGCGACAGGCTCCTGTGGCTCTTTTGAAGCTGCTGGAGCGGTCTTAACCTCTTCGGCGCTCACATATGACTTTACTTCTTTCTTAGGCTTCTCGGGGGCTGTCTGTGGGTTGTCTATATATTCTTTATCATCGCCTATTACAGCTTGGTCGCTTTCTAATGCAGTTTCCATTTCGGTAGACATTGGTCCGAATCTTGCTATAAGTAATTTCAAAACTGTCTTCAATGCCATGGCTTCAAAGTTGCTTTTCCATGGACCATCATTGAATGTTTTAGAATAACGCTTCCCATGAACATTTATGGTATCCATATCCATATATAAAGTTTTACTGAAGCCATTAAGTAACTCAAAATATGCAGCATAACCTATCGGCTGTTCATCAGGTTTTGGTTTAACTGACCAGTCCCAAACAAATCCTTTTAAGGGGTCTTCACTCACCAGCTGCCCTTCATACACGGGTGTCGCTGAAATGGTTTGATATTGTCCTGAACGCTGTGCTAATTGTATAAATCCACGCACCATAATTTGGAACTGGCACGAATTACCATACGGTACGAGGGCTGCGAAACCTAAATTGGAGTTAATTGGTAAATTAAGACTGGCTGCAGTAAGGGCAGCATTTAATACTGTCTCAGGCTTGCAGTTTGCTAAACGGTTATTAGTATTTACTGCTGCTAACAGACTTGTCGTAAATTGGCTGGCTCGTTTATCCAGTAACTTGTTAATCCTTGCCTGAACACTATCATTACTGATATATTTTTGTACTTCGTTAGCCATGGTTATCTTCCCTTCCAGGTTCTATTCTCCAATATTTTTTGAATCGACCCCTTACTCACTCCATATTCTTCTGCAAGTTTATCCATAGTATAGAGGTGTGGTATATATTTATCTCTAATTTCTTTAACCTTATCCCAAGTTAACGCACTTCTATAATGCGTTTCTCCAAAGTTCTTATTGAGACCTATATCAAATGCATGTTTCAGGTTTTGTGCTCTTGTACACCACTCAAGGTTAGAATGATTATTATTTAAACGGTTGCCATCTTTATGATTCACTTCGGGTAAGCTTGATGGATTGGGTATATATATTTTAGCCACTAATATGTGCACGTAATAAGATTTAGGCTTACCAGATTTGCATAATGAAACACTATAATATGCCCCGCTATCCTTCCCTTTTCTTTGAGCGAGCCATTTACCTTGGTGTTTTGATATTGCATTGTTAGAACGACCACCACTCCACTCTTTAGGGTAGCTCCAAACCTTTCCATCTTCTGTGACGGCATATTTCCCTTCAAAACCAGCAATATCTTTCATCATACTTCAATTCCTTGTTCTTTTAGATATTCCATTGCTCGTTCGTCATTTCTCAGTTCATTTATTATTGTCAGAATCCAGTTGCCACCTCTGGTGTATGTGGTGCTAGACGGTAGTTCCCAGTCTTCTTCAGTCTTAGGGTATGACAATTGTATCAATGAATTTTCGACTTCACCGGTCTTCTTATTCAAGCATAAATACATTGCATGCGTTGGATTGAAATCACCAACAGCTTCAATCCATTGTGGGTTATTATACACCAAATACTGATAGGTTTCAGCTTGTCTTGGGTCATACGATAGACTCGATTTATAATCCGCTAAAACCACCATCGGTATATCTGGATTTATCAAAACCGCATCAATGACTCCCGAAAGTGTATCGCCATTCATTAATTCCTTGTTTAGTTTTAACTCAGTTGCTACTACATTGAGTTCAATTGGTACTTTAAATATTACCGGGAGTTTGCCGGTAAGTTTTGATTCAAGCTCCCATGCGGAATGATACCCGTTACCCATAGCCATACCTCTTACTTTTTTTAGTTCAAGCTCAGTAATAATTGGCAGGGCAGTTTCTTGGTGTGTCATTATACGCAAGCAATCATCAACCCTGCCGTCCCAATATGCTTTCGCTGACGAATAGCTAATGCGCATCTTCTATTTATCCTTTACCCGAATCGATAAACCACCTTCACCGGGAATACTTTCACTAATCCAGTTTGGTAAATAACCATTCTGTTTTTTATATGCCTCAATCTTCTCATCATCAAGAATAAATACAATCTGTTCTTTCATGAAATCTTTGACTTCATCTTTATGCTTAGCATCAATCTTATATTTGGATGCTAATTGACGAGGTTTAGTTAATGATATCGTACAATACTCTCCGGTAATTTTTCTAACGTTAAATGGCTTCAATGTTTCTATTATGTGTTGCTTTAAAATACTTTCGGCTTCAGCTATCAGCTTCTGAGCCTTTTTGAAATCGGCTATATTCTCATTCGCCCATTCTGCCATCACCGCATTCTCACCATCGATACGGATTGTGGAAACGATTCCTTTTATTGCGATAAGATTAACAAGTTGTCTTGGTATAATATCTTCTGTTTCATTATCCATGCATCAATGGTACACCAACGAAATATAAAGTCAACTTATTTTTTACTATTAGCTTCAGCTGCTTTGGCTTCACGATACCGTCTCCATCTCTCATTCACAGCCCTTTTTGCTGCGCCGGGATTATCCCTGAATGGTCTGTTATCAGATTTTTTGCCACCGATTTTACCTAGGTTGGAGTAATAGTCTTTGCCGTATTGTTTAATCAGACTATCTCTGATTTTTTGTCCGTGTGTCCGTGAATCATTGCTTGTTTTATCTGTGTTATCAGCCATAAAGTACCTCGAAATTTGTAATGTTAAATAGCATGGTAGCTATTATATACACAGACACCAAAAATTGCAAGAGGTAACGACTGGACTTTACTACTCCGATATTTCAAAATCTTCAGGTTTCAATATGGAATTATCCAAAATTTTGATAAGCATATTCTCCATGTAGTTGAACAGCCATTTCATCATACGCTCTTGCTGCTTTTAATTCTGAAGAGAAGATGCCCAAATAAATGTTAACGCCAAAGTAGCCAGCATAGGCAACCCATCTAACCCTGTCCCTATATAAACGTACTCCTTTATATTTAGAGGTTTTGCCTCTATTTTTTCTGTTAGCACCGTTATTACTTTTGGTTGCGAATCGAAGATTTTGTTTCCTGTTATCGAGTGGATTGCGATTTTTATGGTCAATAACCAGTGGATGTGGTGCTTTGCCGATTAATAATTCCCCTAAAGTTTGGGAGTGTTTCGCCCCATTTTGATAATTTGTACGATTAATATAACCGAGATGGCTAATCCTCCATTTGTATTTACTTACCAATGGTATATCTCTGATATCTATTTTAGAACGAGCCACTTCTATAAATTTCTTGTCAGTAAGTATAATTTCTGCATAATTTTTTTTGATAACTATTTCATTTTTTGTAAATATAGTCTTAGCATGGGGGCTACCAAGATTTCTGAGCCTCCAATAATGCATATTACAATAACCTTTTGCCCATTTAATTTTATTACAATCTTCAATTTGGCACTTCATAAATAACTACATCTAATCTTGGGTTAATTTTGTCCCATTCTTTACGAGCATAAAATTCCCGCACCAATCTATCGTTAAGTATTATACCTGCTTTTTCAAGTATATCCATCAAAAGAGATATGTCAAGGTCATTACGCTTGCTTCTATAATAAACAGTTACCCGCAAGCCAACATCACCGCTAAAGGGCTTGTGCCCCCTCAATTGAGGTGCAAGTTGCCATAAAGCATCTTCCTGATAATCTAACGCAGCTTTGCTTTTAATAAACCGTGATTGATGTCTGCCAGTAGTCTTACTTCTGATTGATATGGCTCGTCTGCTGTTAGCTTTCGATTGTAAATTTCCCTGTATGACCAAATGAAGTGAGCTCACCCACTAATTGTAGCTGCTACTAACTTATTTGTCAGCTTTCTTATTCTTTCTGTGTCTCTTCAGCCCCAAAAAGATAAGCATTCCAGCAAATGCAACCGCTGCTCCTCCGCCAATCCAATGTTTGTTTTCTACGATTTGTTTTTTAGTAACCTTGGGTAATTCTGCCATGTTATATTCCTCCACTGCGGATTATATCATCAGTAACAATAAGATAACTATGAGAATAATTACTATTGCAGGTATGTTTATCCTCATTTATAAATCTCCTAGGTAGACCATAGTATCATCCCATGCGCCTAAAATCTGCCATGCTAAACTGAACGGTGATTGCACTAATAGGATTGGGTCGCGCTTCTTATCCATTTCACCAAAATCTTCTTTATCTCCGATTATATAATACACTGGCTTCTTCCCGCAGAGTTCTTTTACTACGGAAGTATAAGTTTCCATAACTTCAACGGCTTCATCTGGTAAGTCAGGGATGAAATCCTCAACTCGTTTGGCTCGAAGATTAGTATGAGCTTTAAGGACATCATTAATTAATGCACTAGTTGTATAAGCATATTGTTCAAAGAATTCTTTATGTTCTTTATATTTGTAGCGATTCTTCAGCCGTTCAACCATTGACTCAACCTCTTCCCTGCCATGGATAGCTCCACCAGTAGAAAAAGTTACGCCCCAACCTGTTTTATGAGATTCGTTTTTAGGTAGCAGGTCTCTTTTCTTCAGCAGAGATTTAATGTGTTTTTCTATATAGGTTGGGTCACAGCAAATAATATAGGTAGCATCATTTAATGATTCCAACTCGTAAACTTCTTTGGGAGATTTTGGGATTCCTGCTTTAGCTATCTTATTATTCTTTTTAACATTGGTTAAATATCTATCAGTGATATCATCATCACCACTGATAGCTTGTAAATCTAAGTCAGCAGTACCAATGTAATTATGCTCACGTAAAAGACCATAAGCAGCGAAATCATATAGCTCTTTGGTTTCGTGTTTCCTGGCTAGTATTTCTTTGCCGAATAGTCTCATGTAAGTAACCCTAGATTTAAGCTTCCAAATAGAGATTTAAATATTCTTCCTTAGACATGTGGTGTTTGAACGCCATGCAAGCATCAGCGTCAACACCCACCTTCTCTACTGCTGGTGTAACAAATGAAATGTAATCTTCGCCAGTTGAAGGGTCGGTATAGTGTAGGAACCAACGATAATTTACCGTATCTTTTTTATATAGGGGGTTAGCTTTTTTGTCACCTCTTCCAAATAGTGAATTGGTAAAAAAATCATCATGATTCATTGAGGTATTAGAGATTCTGAGGGAGGTATCCGGCCATTGAGGTATGAATCTATTATTGTTTCTAACATCGTTAAAAAATTTGGTTCTATATAATTTATTGCTGATGGTTATATCTGCAATACGTTTCTTGTCAATCCGCTCAATCCGACGACCATAATATTTGTAATGTCTTTTAACTCCTTCATCAGTTAGCTCAGCTTTCATAGCCTCAATCATCGCTTTAGGGCTGAGAAATCCAATAGACACTCTTCTCTGGTCAACATCAACAAGACCTAAAGCTTCACCGGTGGTAAGTTTATGAGACACTATTCGATTATAAATATCATCTAAGGGAAAGTAGACTCCCTTGAGTGCATGTAAACCTTTGCCATCACGCCATTCGACAGCCATACCATCGCTATAATCCAATACGCCTAAATCGTTAAGAGCTATTCTGGTAGGACGATGTATTAATATAGCTTCTTTTGCCGTGAGCATAAAGCCCGTAGTAGTTATGGCAAGTTCTTGAAGTATAGCATCTATCTTTTCCCAATCATTTTCTTCACCATAGCTTCGTGAACCATGCCATGTATCGCCATATTTAAGACAAGCTATCGCCATATTATTGAGCTGTGAGTTGTCGCTCCATCGTGATTTGACTTTATATTTAGCGTAACTTTTCTCAACCATGCCTGCTACTCTTAATATTTGTGTCTCATGCTTTCTTTGTTTGCCAAACCGACTGGAATCTCTGTTATAGCTGAAAACTTTGGAGTTAAAATGCCTGAATGCAAAACTATATGGCAGATATTTATTTGATTTCTTAACCAAATCACAGTGCAATGCATCGTAAGGGCTATCAAACCACATCATTGTTGGGATAGGAAGACCAAACATGGTATACAGTTCTCTGATAGCCTTTTCAGCTCTCTGTCGATTAGCGTCAAAATCCATATCAGCAGGTATAGTTAGGATTTCTTTTACAAATTCTTCTCTTATATCCTCAGTGTCAATACTCTTCACGTTCAACTCCCTATTTAAATCTGATGTTACTTGATTTTTGAGCATTTGTTCGAATGTTTCAGTAGTAAATGTGGTTGTTTGGTTTGAAACAGTATTAAACCCTGAAGATGAGAGGGTATTATTCACATCTATACCGTATATGCTTCCTAGATAGCCTCGGGGTGGTGTATCCTGCTGAGATGCACGCTTCAGCAAGTTATCAATATCATCGCTATTCTTATCTGATGAGAAAAAAGAGAAAGGATTTTTCAACACATACCTCCATTATAATCAGTCAAGTACGGTGCGAATACGTTCCTGCGCAGCTGCTTCAGAGAAAGGGTCCTCTTCGATTTCAGCCTTTTGTTCGTAGATACCCGCAGGAATAACTATGCTCCTATGTTCCTCATGTACTAGTGGTGTGGGGCTAAGTACCTCGACATAACGAACGCCATCTTCGGTTTCATAAATCTTAAATTTACCATTAGTAAACATAGCTTCGATAGTTGGGTCAGTAGAATCAATTTGACTTTTACCCGATAAAAGTTTGTGAAAGTGATTTGTAGTTTCTCCCCGAGCTAATATAAAATTACCATTCTGATAATCTTTGCCACCTTCTATCAACTTCGCATCTTTGGGTATATTAGAAACAGGGTGTAGTGAAATGTCCCCGTGTCTTGCAATATCTGTCGTGTGCTTTGCCATGAATAAATCCTTTCTATGATATTAGTAATTTAAATTCTACACGAGCACATTCTGATTGTCAATATCAATATCAGGAACGTGCTTCCAAATTTTACGCTGCTTAACTAAGAGAATTAATTTTTAATCGGATATTGTTGCATCCGTTTATAATACACTTTTCCATTGTGCATTATTGTACCCTTAATCGGTTGGAATTCAAAATATAGCTCAAATTTAATTTCTTTCATTTTCTTCTCCTTCTAATAATACCCGTGTACTAATAATACCCGTGTAATTTATGGTAGGTTACTTCATTAGCCCATGAACCATAACGTCCTAAGACATAGCCGTTTACCCAACGCAATTCACATACTGAATCTATTAGAGTGCAACCAGATTTACCACATGGGTTTTCTTGCCCGAGATTACATGCACCTGTAGTAGGTTCACGGGCATAGGGGTTCCAGCTTGACTCCATATTTATAGTCCATTCAACATATCCATAATCCACAGTAGCAATACCAGCCGATGCCATCAGTCGTTCATGATTACTCGGGGTAACGGGAAGAGCAGAAGCGGGCTCTGGCGCTGAAGTGGCTGCTATGGTTCTATAACGGTGATATAAGTGATGGCATTTTCCATCACTTGCCCAAACGATATCTGTATGCTGTGTGCATTTAGGCCATGTCTCCGGTTTGTCCACGTCAAACGCAGGTTTAATCGGGGTATCAACTTTCACCTCAACTTTAGATATTTCTAACGAAGATTCAACAGGCTTCGAGATATGTAATGTGGGTGGTTTATGTTTGTCTGCTACATTTTTTTCACCAATTGAAATAGACCCCGGTTGTCCTGTGGAAAAACTGGTTGTTGTATGCTGGCTTGAATAAGCCTCATGATGATGTACATATTGGGGACGGATATATTGAGACGAATTGATATATTTTATGTTTTGATTCGGTGTCGCTGAATTTGCTGTGTGTATGAATGGAAAGCTTACTATTGCTGTTAGTGTTATGAGCTTAAAATAATTACGTATCATCGTCAGTAGCCAAGTGACAGTCGATAGCCTGCTACATTATCTCCTCTTATTAGTTTTATTGTAACATATTTATAATTAACGCAATTTGAATGCCAAGAAAGCAACGATAGCAATAGCTGCTATCACTTGTATTTGTGGAGTCATATTCGCAAAGTAGTTCATAGCTCCTCTAACTGCCAAACCTACTAATACTACCCAAGCTAAAATGGGCAAGACATTAGCATCGATAATGCGTATGAATGTCTTAAAGCCGTCCGTCACAGGTGAAGGAACATTTTTAGTATTTGTCTCTCTACTCATAGTAATATCTGTGAAGGGTTTCGAGACATCATCTATCTTTTTCACGTTCGTCAGCCTTTCAGTTAATTAGTAAAGGTCTTACAAGAATACACGAGCGTTATAAGTTTGTCAAGACTGTTCTTCTGTTAACTTTTTCAATCCTTCGATATCATATCGTATAGCAAATTTATTACCTTTGTTAGCGTGCCGTAGTTTTGGAAGGTTAACACCTCTTTGCCGTAATCTTCCGGCTCTGGCAGACATAGAGCTGTTGTGAGCATGGTATTGGTCGGCTAGTTGTTTCAATGACCTATTGTTCCTATAAGCATCCATCCATGCTTTAACAAATTCTTCGGTTGTCATTTTACTAGCCGACATACGTTAATCTTTCTTCAATGGCATCACAATATATCTAAAGAAATCTGAATCAAAATCACTGGTGAATAGTATCGGGCTGAGCTCATCATTCAAGCCAATTTTGATTTCATTTTTTTCAACATGCCCTAATGCGTCAAGCGCATAGCGTCCGTTAAGTTTTATAGAAATAGGGCTGCCTTCCATTCTAATCTCTGTGGATAGCTTAGCCTGCCCAACACCATCATTAGACTTACCTTCAACTGTCAATAACTGGTCGTTTTCAGAAAATATTAATATGGCGCTGTCTGCAATTGTCTTGGAGAAGATGGTGGCTGCACTTAGGGCATTCTCTAAGCTCGCCTTATCTACGTTGATTTGCGTTTTGAATGAGGTCGGAAGCAGGGCTTCATAATTCGGATAAGCACCTTCTATCAATCGGCTAATCAATGAGGTATGCTCGCTTTTGAATATGACGAGACTATCAGTGAATGATATAGCTATGGTTTTCTCATCCTCAAATAGCCTTGGTAGGAACTGCATAGTTTTGGAGGTGATTAATAGTTTTACAGCCTCCTCATGGTTAAACTCCATAAGGTATTGTCTAGCTAAACGATGAGTGTCTGTGGCTACCAGATATAATCCGCCATTTGAATTATGTAGGTAAACACCGGTTATGATTAGGCGGCTGAGGTCATCGGAAACAGCCCCGATGACCTGGCTTATGCCGTGGGTGAGTATGGTTGATTCAATTGTTAGTAGATTAGTCTGTTCATCATCCCGTGGCATAGTTGGGAAGTCATTGACATCTATGCCGTTGATTATAGCTTCAACATTTTCTGCTTTTACAATCAGGTTATCACCATCAGAAGATAGCTTGATTGTTTCGACATGCAATGCTGCTATGAAATCGTTCAGGATACTTGTATTGATACATAAGGTGCCAGATTCATTGACTGTAGCTGGAATTCGTTTCTCTACCCATTCTTCCAGATTTGTGGTAGTAAAGTCCAGAGTATCATCTTTGGCTTCTATCTTTATGAAACTGAGAATTGGTAGGGTTTGTTTGCCCTTGGCAATAGGCACTAATTTGTTCAGTACTTTACGCAAGCTATCTGTGTTGACTTCAATATTCATGAAAACCTTTTTATAACATTATTAAGATATGATTATCAATCATACACTATTAGAAATCTATGTCAATCGCGAAACAAAGTTTGATTTTTTGAAACATATTTTAATTTATTTTTGAAATCTGTAAAATTTTTCCACCTTTTTTCAGAAGGAATGCGTTGACTGCCTAAACTATTATCAATAAGCGACTGAGCTAGATTCAATAGTGGAATGTAATATTTATTGGTTAAGCTTATTGCTTCATGTCTTTCTTTCCATCTATTGTAGATGATATAACTTTCGACAAAATTTACAGGGCTACTGCGGTCTTCATAACCGGAACCATTGAAAGCTGTAAAGCTATACTCTAACCATTCATAACCTTCTGTCTTTGGCTTTTTCTGATGACTCATAGTTCAATTATTGCACAAGCATAAAATATTTCAAGGCACTATCTCCCCCTATTAAATCTGGTGGTGCGCCTACCCTTACACGTACAACGCCCCGTGAGATTGATTAGCCCCTAGTCAATAATCTATGCTATCGGGTACAGGTAAGGCACATGCCTGCGCCTACTTGGTGGCTGGGGAGTTAGGTGTGGTCACCCTTTTCCCTGTATCCTCTTAGTCTTCTTCAGATATAGCATCCATCTCTAGGTTATCTGTTTATCATGTTATTTCGCCAACATGCAATCGGCTTGTAGAAAGCAACCGCAATAATCCGCCGTCGTGTTACACCTTGCAAAGTTTGAATTACATTAATTCTTCTTTCACGTTGCGACGAGTCCGTTTCACAATAACCTGTGAGCCAAATGGTTAGAGATGTAAATTACACTGTGAAATATGCAAAATCAGGGAGTGTAACATCGGTTGATTTGTGCCAGTAACCGAAAATACTGGTAGATTATTAATTTACTATTTGCAAGACACTGTTAGCCTGTGATATATTAATAATATCTTTTGGTAAGAACAAACAAGAGCGTCCGTAAGGGCGCTTTTCTTGTTGTCTTATGCCTTACCCCCGAATGCTATTTTTGGTAAAAACAAACGGTTATCATCATTGTTCCATAAGGAGTTAATAGCTGTCAACCACTTTTTTCTTCAACAGTCAACACTTGAAAAAATCAGAAAGCTAGTGTACAATTACAAACTATGCAAATAACTATTACTATAAATATCGACACTTCAGGTGAGGGTGTTGAACCTGTTATCAAAATCACAAAGTCAGATAAGGCTGATAAAACTGCAATAGCTAAGACGGTAAAAGCTATAAAATCTGAAACTGAAAGAATTAAGCAGAAGACTGAAGTCAAACCGAAGGATAAAAAACCAGATACAGTTGAACATCTATCTTTGCGTACCTGTTTATATTGTGGAGGTGAGTTTATGCCGAACTCATGGAATCATTATTATGATTCACCTGATTGTCAAAGAGCTTATAAGAAAATGCAGTTGGCACCACTTAATGAGGTGGAAACACAGGATAAAGATAAGAAAGACAAGCCTGAACCGAAGCATAGTTTGGAAAAAGTTGATACTACTAAGAGAAAGGTACCGGAAATACCGACTTCAAATTTTATGCCTGCCACATCTAGGAATAGCGGATGGTATAAGGAACAGCTGGAAAAGGCTGCCAAAAGAGACCCTAAGACCTACAAAAGATATCTTCCTAAGCCTCATCATACGCCTCAGGCTAGTGATTTTGAACAGTCGTAGGAAGAATCAGGCATCCTTTGGCTTACCGTCCATAATTACACTAGCATATCTGGACCATCGGCACCGATATAGTTATTTCGGTCATCCCATTTGAAATTTGTATATGCAAACTCCCCGGCTATTTGCATAATGATTTGGTCATATATCCAAGCTGCCTCCTCCATATCATTCAAAGAGCTAATGACACATTTTTTGTAATTAACCCCAAATTGTGCACACCATTTTCGTATTCTTCGTGATGTAGGGGCATAGAAAACGCCCTTATAAGGATATTTCGTACCTTTTGGTTTTTTACTGTAATAATTGTTATCTGATGACGTACATACAACCAAATTTATTTTTCTGCAGTCTAGTTTATTGTGATTCCAATGATTTACTACTAAACCATCAGGGCAATTCATTATGAAACGATGCAGGCGAAGGCCCTTATCAATATCCCTACGGCTTCCCACATACTCCCCGGACATGCACCATTTTCCATAAGCTTTTACTTTTTCCATATCTTCTGTGTCTATGATGAATTCTGCTATTATCACGCCTCTTATATTACATATCCCCACATATGTGATATCGCCACAAATCCTATATTCATTGGGCAGTCTCCGAGTGTTAATATTGGCGAACCCTTTTCGTCTATATTGCTTATAGTGTTTACTGCAGAAGCCTTTCGCTAACATTCTTTCATCACAACCATCAAGTTTACATATGATTTTGGACATGGCAGTAGTGTACCATTCTATAATGAAAAAGTCGAGCATAAACTGTCTGTGTATTACTTCTTAGAATATTGACATTTATTAGCGACACATTGGTTACTGCCGTTCATCCACAGATGCCCTGCGGGACATACTAAGCGGTTATTGGCAGGTAAACTGTTGTATACCGTATTGATAGAACTTAAAGCCTTAGATGATGCGTCTGAAGCTGCAGTGGCAGAAGAATAATATGCATCACGCATTGCTATCACTGTTGGTTGTGCCAAATCATTCATATCAGAATACAATCTAATGGCTTCATTGATAGTATTGCCACGAGTGCCTTCCTTTAATCCTTTGACGTAGTTGAAGGTATCGTCGTTTGCCCAAAATTTTATGTAATGCTTCTTCGTTGCCATAATTCTTACTTAGTCTTTTTAAGATTCGTTTTCTGTTCTTCACTAAAGAATGTATCGGTAGTGGTTTTGCCAGAACGTATGAAGTTTAAGCTGCTTGCACTTGAAGCCATATAAACGGATTGTGTACCTAAATCTGTGGCATTATATGAAGCAACATTACCTGCCTGAAATCCCCAAGCTTGAGCCACAGACCATGCATCTTGATTAGCTCCTAAATACGTAAAAACCCAGTTACCTTTCTTTTCCAATCCATGCACAAGGTCTTGCATATCTTTTGTTTTATACTCATGGGAAGCATTCTCTAATCCATCAGTGATGATGACCACCAAAGCTTTGTCGGTTTTCTTGACGTTGTTTTTACGTTCATTGATGGTTCGACAAACTGCATCTAGTAATGCAGTACTACCACGGGGCTGGTAAAGTTCGTTATTTAATTTCGGAGTATCTTTAATAGGTTTATCGTCTACTGGAACGATGTATTCATGGTCAAAGAGAACCAAGGTTAGTTTGGTGTTCTTTTCTTTACGCAGATTGTTCACGTACTCATTATAACCATCTATAGTAGATTTCTCTAAGCCATGCATTGAACCGCTACGGTCTACAATACAGAATATGTGGGTTTTCATTGGTAATTCTCCTTTAATCGTTAATTATATACCCATAGTATAGGAATATTTTTGCCGTGTCAAGGGCTGTTTATTGGTTAAACAATATTCAAAGTAAGCATTACCAAAATAATTATGGCTAACCATGTAATGTTGAAAAATTTCGTTGTAAATTTATAGATGCAATATTGATAGGGGTATACTTTTTTTGAACAATTTTAGTACTCCATAACATTAATTGCATGATATTACTTTAAGAATTATGGTCAAATTGAATACATTTATATCACAGATGAGCTAAAAATTACAAAGACAAATCGAGTTGTTAGAATTATATCTTAGTATATAATTATATTTTATAACATCTAATATATAATATACAACATATTATGACATATACATAGGGGTTAAATCTAGTGTAAACATGGTTAAAACTTAGGTTGACGGATTAATTTGCAAAAACTTATAATTCATTACATGGAACCAGATATAAGACCATTAAACACCAACATCTCTCCGACTAGCGGAATACCTACTAAAATAAATTGGGACGAGGCTCGTGAATATTTTGTGAACGACCCAAAAAGTTCACTTGTTGGAACAGCTCGGCATTATAACGTCGCAGTTACGAGTGTAGCTCGTTGGGCAAAAAAACAAAATTGGATGGAATTAAAAAAAGAAAAGCATATTGAACAAAAAATGGAGATTCAAACTCGCAAGAATGAAACCAAAGAAGATATAAATGAACGACACTTAGAAACTTTTCGACAAATGCAAACCTTTGTTAAGTCCAACTTGGCGATTGCCAATGATTACATAAAGAGACAATATAATTATGTTACAACTACTGAAAAGGCTGGAACCGTTCCTGATAAACGGATGATGTACAGCGCTCAGAATGTGAAATATATTGCAGAGGCATTGAAAATAGCCATCGATGGAGAACGAGTCGCTTTGGGCATGCCCATTACTTCACCTGGGAAAACTGAAAAGGATATTAAAGTAAGTGGGGCGATTGCTAAATTCAGTCCTGAACAAATAAATAATTTGTTCAATACAGCCGGAGATGTTTTGAAAGAAGATAACTTATATGATGCGGATATAAATGAACGAAAGTGATGAGCAAGAACAGCAGCTGCAGAAGATAGCTTTGGCTATTGATTTGGCACGGAAGAAAGCTAGGTCTTCAGGATTCTACTGGTTCATAGATAATATATTTAGATATTGTTTCGAGCCTAATAGCACATTTGTTACAGGAAAATACTTGGAAGATATTGCCAAAAACTTTGAAGAAAATAAGTATACAATTGATGTTTCTGGTCGTGACCATTTTAAAAGTACAAGATTACACTGTGATATTTGTTATGCGATATTTATTGCAACGGACAATGCAGGCTTCGAAGCACAATATTTTTCATATTCTGAATCAATGGCTAGTTATCAACTAAAAAAATTAAAACAAGAAATTGCTTATAATCCATTCTTCTCAACGCTTATCGATAGGAAACCTCAAGCCGAGAGCATCTTAAGTTATAGTTGGGGTGAAAAAGGCTCGTTGATGACCATACACCCCAAAGGATTACTCGGCAATAATCGAGGAATCCATTGTGACAGACTTTATGTTGACGATCCGCTAAAAACCGAAACCGATGGCGCTGCTCCTGACCCAGTGGCGATTAAAAAAATAAATAATGCAATTCGGGGCGACTTATTACCTATGATTAAGAAACCTAATGGTATCTGTCGAATGGCTGGGACCCCACAGACTGGCCAAGATTTCTTTTTCGATAAAAAGGGTATAGGAACTTTATTCAAAATAACAATTGCTCCCTCAATTATTGATGAACCAAATAAAGTTACACTATGGCCTGAAAGATATAGTTATGACCAATTAAATGCTATACGAATCTCGATGGATGCAGATACATTTGACCGAGAATATCAGGCAATGCCAGTAGCATTATCACGTTCTTATATAAAAAGAGACAAATTAATTGAGCTAAGCACAAGAGAAAACTGTAAACTAGAACCACAACCATTATTGCAGGATGAAATTGTTGTTGCGGGACTTGACATTGGTAAAAAAGTTCACCCATCACATTTAGCTTTATTCGCCAAGAAATTCGAGCATGAGGATGATAAAGGAAAAGATATTTATTCATATAGACAAGTCTATGGACACTGGTTTGATGGCATTGATTATAAAGACCAGGTTGACCATGTTAATAGAGTTTGTGAATATTTTAATGTAAGTAACTTATATTATGATGATACTAGGGGCGAGCTGCAAAGTTATGCTGAAAGAGGAAAGCTAGACGGTTGTATGCAACCGATTGTTATGAGTAGCAGAAGAACCGGTGCTATGGCAGCTCATTTCGGTGGGTTAGTGAATCAAAATCTTATTCATTTTATAAATGAACGTCGCCAGATTTCACAAATACTAATGGTTGACAATGATTTACGAGCACAGGAAAGTTCTGAAGGACACGCAGATTCTTTCTATAGTTGTGCTCTAGCTGTATGGGAGCCCAGCGGAAAAATTCCAAAAATTTGGAGTTTATATTCTGATGACAGAGAAAGTAAGGCTGAAGATGATAACGTTAATATTGAGGGAATGAGTGAAAAAAGGGAAAAGACGTGGAGCAATTCCACGCCTCAGACCTCTGAACGGCGGTGGTTTATATAAAGGGAAGCCTTGACTCGACATAATAAACCTCGACGTACCTGCATTGACTAGTCTCGACCTGACTCACCAAGACTTAACTCAGTATGCCTCGACATTCCCCGCCAATAATATACATTACACCAACACCACCTAAAAGTCAATAATAATCGCACCTTACCTCGCCCCGCCAAGACTCGTCCGGACTCGACCCGATTAACCGGGACTCGACTTGCCTGCCATGCATTGCTTAGCTACGCCCCAACCTGACAAAACTCGACACAACAGAACCTGTCACATCTTGCCTGCATTGCCTAATCTCGCACGGACTCGTCGGAACTCGCCATCCACGTCATGCCTGCCGTGTAACGCCTTGACATGACTCGACGTGCCACGAGGAGACATACCAAGAAACGACTTGCCTGCCTAACCTCAACAGAACACGCTAACTCAAGACCCGACAAACCAAACCCCGGCTCAACCCGACGCGACTTCCCCCGCCTGCCATGCTTAGTCTGACCCTGACAGGTCTCGACTGACCGCGACATCGGTGCCAAGCCTGCCTGTCCATATCTTGTCATGTCATCACGCGCCTCGACATGGCGGGACGCATCCCGACTTTCCTAGCCTGCCTCGCCTAGCCGTGACTCGTGACGACCAGCCCCAACGAGTCATCGGAACCCAGCCTTGCCTGCCATGCCCTGTCTAAACATATCTAGACTAACCGTATCTAGCCAAATGGCGACGTGCCTGCGTAGCCCCGACTTGCCTGAACATAACCTGCCCCGCTCCGATTACCACAACGCACCACGACGTGCCACGACGCACCGAGACCAGACTCAACTCGCCTGCCTCGCCTAGCCGTGACGCACCGAGCCCAGAGGTGTCTAAGCAGGACTATCCAAGCCAATAATTAATATACACCAGCGTAACGGAAATGTCAATCTCATGAGCCAATACATTTATTAAAAACATATAAAGATTCATTAAATTGCATGCGTGGTGTAGGTTTCTGCCGATTATATTGCTCCTGCATTATAAGATATTGTTTTTTACTTAATTGTTTACTAGCCAACTTATTACATTTATCCTGCTCCCTAGTAACACCAGCAGCAAAAACTATAAAACATCCTATAAATATAATCGTAATAATACTACGCAGAACCCAGCTTCTGTGCCACTTCAATTTTAAATAGCTTGAGAATGATATAGATATAATGACCAAAATTATAATTGGAAATAAGATTAATAAAAAAACTATTTGGGAAAAAGTTACTATATGTTTTTTCATATTACTGTTTATTTATTATACACGACCGTCACAAAAAAGCAATTCTGAAATTCGGATTTTCGAAATGGTTAAAGCTCGAAAATTTTGCGAGGCAAAAATCCCTATGGCGATGTATGCACAAACAGTAAAGCATTGATTTTAGTGTTATGATGGTGTATATTGAAAATATGACTCAAATTGATTTAAATTGTCCAAGATGCCATGAACCCATAAACTTCTTTGACCAATTGAAAGATTGGATAGATATGCCCGATGTGGATGATATTGGGCCACCGACTCTTCTAAATCTATGGTGCGACAAATGTGATGATATGACTTCAAGCCTGTACTGGGAGGCAAACGAAGAAGCTTTCGAAATAGAAGTACCAAATTTACGGGACTTCACAGGCGGTATAGATAGGTTAATGATAAATCGCCCGAAAAAGTAAATTATTGTGAAACTCGATATAAAACAGTATATTCATGAATCGAATTTGATAGAGTCTATCGACGACCTAGCTTATGACAAACAATCCCTAGTTGCCTGGAACTGGTTCAAAAAACAGCCAGAATTGACTTTTTCCAATATCTGTAAACTCCAGAAAATGATAACTTTGCTTCAAGACGACCTGAGAACAGACCAGCGTGGTTATACTCGCAGTATGTCCAAAATTAATGTATATATTGGAGACAAAATAGCTCCTTCTTGGTGGTTAGTGGATGATTTGCTTAATAACTGGCTTTTGGATATGAAAGAAAATTGGCAAAATCTTGACCCAATTGAAATGCATAAGCGTTATGAGCACGTACATAGTTTTGCGGATGGTAACGGTCGGTCAGGTCGGATGGCTTTGTGGTGGCACGAATTAAAATTGGGGCAGAAACCGACTCTTTTCTTAAACAGTGAGAAATTTGAGAAATACTATCCTTTATTCAACTAAGCCAGTGCAGGAGCTAATTTAGCAAGATTATATCCGACCAAAACTGACTGCTTCTCATCCCTAACAATAACAATAACTGGGACTGACATAACCCCACTCAGTTTGAACGCTTCGGCTTGGAGCCCAGGATGTTCGTCCAAATCGACTTCATTATAGGACATATTTTTAAGCTTAAGGAATTTCTTTATCATACTGCAAGACGCACAGCTTTTGTTTGAAAAAATCGTAATATGAGTCATAAATCCTACTCCCAAATTTAACTTATAAGTTTATAATACCACTGCGATTAGTTGCCTTGGATAGGACATTATTTACAACTATTTCTGCTTGATTTTCCTTAACTGTTCGTGTATAATTCATGACTATGGAATATTTTAGCATATATCTAGCAGGAGTTTTTGATAGTGATGGTTCGATATCCATAACAAAACGGTCAAGGGTAAACACTACAAGAAGATATTATTATCTTGAAGTTGTACAAGTGAGCTGGAAACTTGATGTTGGCATAGCTCCGAATCCAAAACTTACCTTGGAGCGTAAAGACAATTCGTTAGGATATATACATGGCAATGTAGTTTGGGCAGATAGAAGAACTCAGGCAAACAACAGACGCAGCGTTAAATTAGTTAGTTATAAAGGAGAAACCTTACCCTTATCTTATGCTGCCGATTTGATAAATATTTCATATAAAACATTATTCCAACGATTAAGTGTAGCAAAGAGTAATTGTCTCGACGGGTTGGACTATCCCCTCAAAAGGAATAGGCATGTATAATATAGCTATCGGCAAAATTAACTTAATCTGCTTCGAAAAATAAGATTATACGGGAGTTAGTATGATTTCCAAATGTCAGTTCTGTGATTATCAAAAAGAGTCTAATTTTGATGACTCAATACTCAAAAAAATAGCCGAACCTAATATACCTGTAGAAGATTATATGTTATTTATGGAGAGACTTGTGGACAAGTTTGGGATAAAAGACTGGACATCTATTAAAATACATATGGGCATAAAACATAAAGGAAAGACTTTTAAATATATTTCACCGATTCTAATTCTTTCTGATTCTGAGCGAGAGTTAATAAATGGAGGAGATGAAAAATGAACGAAGGGAATTCTTATGCAAGTCACAAAAGTTGAACTAGATAAAGATGTAGCAGAGCAAAAATATAAAGAATATCTGGAAGCTGCTAAAACCCGTCAGTCAAGAGAATATAATGCGCTGAGGCGAGTTTACTATGCGCTGAAAAAGGGGTATAAGGTTATTGATATTTATCAAGCTTTCAATGATACCGGTAAAGATGAATATGATAGACCGAAATTAGCTATAGTTAGGGCTGATGCGAAGCAAGTTTATTTCGCCAAAGAAGCTGAGGGGGCGGGGAGATTTACTAAATATGACCCTGATGACTGGAGAGAAAGGAAGTTTGCTGGTGAGGTTTACTTGCCTGAATCAACTTTTGAGTCATGGAAGGTGAAGAACAGTAACCTTTCTGTGGCAGCATGGGCGAATATTTTCGAAGATAAACTTGTAACTAATGTCCCGATTATCCCGGCTCACATTCCAACCCCGAAAAGTTTAGACAAATACTATATTTTGTTTGAAGTCGATAAATGGTCAAAATTTGCTCCCGTCAAAGACCCATATCTATTAGAGCGTATCAATAGTAATACCTTTCTAGTATTAGCGGAATGGAATGTGACAGATGTTGAAGCCATCGTTATGAGAGGTAGGTAATGAAATTACTCGACGATTATTTTGATTTGCAGAAACAAATCTATGATTATTTCGGCTATAAGGAAGACTGGGTAGTTTTCCCCATAGAGGATGCTACCGAATATTATTGGTGTCTGCCCGAATCTGACGATGAAAGTGATGAAGTGCACTTTGCTGAAAGTAAAGAAAATTTAGAAAAAATTATAGCTAATGGTTTCGAATGGGAAGGAGATGGTATCGATGAGCATGATTACTATTCTAACGAAATCATTGCGCCTTTCCTACCTAGCGGAGTTTATAGAGGTAAAGACTTCACGATGATATGCATCGATACTGAAACTGACGGTAACAGGCTTCTGCAGATATTTGATAATGTTAAAGAAATCAAAGTGAAAGTAAATGGATAATTCAAAACAGGATAATGATTTAATAACCATGGGCATGAATTTGGGTATTTATACCTTTGCTAAGTTCTTTACTGAAGGCGGTGTTGCTCCTAACGCAAGGGGCTGGGAAATCATACGTGACCACACAGCAAAAATGATAGAAGAGCAGACCGGGATGCCTGCTGAAGATTTAGCTTTACATGTTCAGCCTGTGATAGAAGATATGTTATCGAGATTACCGGTCGATGACGAATCCTGATTTAGATTATGAACCCTATAAAGAGCCGCTAGCTAAAGTTGAAGATGGTTTCGGCTATATCGGTACTATTGGTAAATCGAAAGATGGTACCAAAATCCAGTGTCATATTTGTGGGGGAATGTTTAGCAACTTAGGTTCACATGCTAATAAAAAGCACCATATCAATGCCCGTGATTATAAGCGTAAATTCAAATTACGTGCCAAAACAAGTCTATTAGCTCCCACTTTAACTGAACAATACGTTCGTATAGCTCAAGCTGCTGATTCCGAATTGATTATGAAACGTTTAGCTGCTCTCAAAATGGGTCGTCAAACCCCTCGTAATCCTGAAAGAGGACGTAAAACCTTGGAACAGAAAAATATTGAAGGGGTCTGCCCAGACCAGCTTATCCAGAAGATTAAGGATTTAAGCGTTATACTGGGGCACACACCATCACTTAGGGAATTCGGTAAACATTACGATGGGTTGAGAGGGCCTGTCTATAGAACCTTCGGGAGTTATGTTGTTGCCGTTAAGATTGCAGGGCTACTCCCAAGTAAAAATAGAGGCAGACAAACTATCTACAGCAAAGAATTAATAATAGATATGATTCAACGTTTCGAGAAAAGGCATAACCGTCGTCCCTATACCAGTGATTTGGGCCGTGACCTGCCTTCACAATGGACATTCAAAAAATATTTCGGTGGATTTTCGGCAGCGATTAAGGAAGCCTCAAGATGAAATGGCTATTTGGTGTAGTCGGTCTATTCTGGGGAACATGGTTTGGCTACTACCATCATATAAAAGCAAGTATACTATTGGCTGTGATATGGATAGCCTTTGGGTTATTTGAAAGGCAGGTGCGCAATCGTGACAGATGAAGAAATCAAGGCAGCGATGAAAATGTCACTACCCGAGCTAGAGGAGAATTACCCAAAGGCTTGCATGGTAATAAGCTATATTATTAAACATTACCCTGACGATAAAGTAAAAATATCTAACCATAAAATGTTACCGACTATGATTTTTAGCCAATATAGCAACACACAGATTGAAGAAATGATAGATAAACTTGCTATTTTCAATGGTTGGGTAAAGTATACGGCAAAGAGCTAATGGGGACTAATTATTATGCCGATTACGAGTTGCCTTGCGACAGATGTTACTGTGAACATATTTGTCACGTGCATCTCGGTAAATCAAGTGCAGGCTGGAAATTCACGTTTGCTTGGGATGGTGGTGTTTACTATAAAAGCTTAATTGTATATAATTCCCTTTACACGTATTGAACAAATACTGAAAATGTGCCAATGGTGCCTGGAAAACTATCAACCCGGCGATAGAATCGCTCCGATGCCCAACAACCCGTGAAGGCTCGAAAAACCAGCCAGAGAGTATCGTATGTGCGTCAGAATGCCCATTTTCACATGGTCTATAATATAAATGGCAGCAAAGTGAAAATGCAACTGTTGCAGTTGACATTCAAGAACGTTGGCGTAATTCTCCAGAAGGTAAAGTGGTTATTGCTAAATTAATAGCTAGAACCATACCGGATATGCCTCAATATCCATACCTCCCAACCACCATGTCTATGCATGGTGATATAGCTGCTTTGAATGCATATCAGCAGGATTTATTCGACCACGCTGCCAAAAGTTATTAATTGTTTAAGGAGGTGTGATATCGCAAAGTTTCGTAATGGTATTGCTTTTTCCGTTCTGGTGGTGTACTATGGAATTATTAACTTAAGCAACAAGCGAAAGCGAGGATGATATGGCAGGTACACGAGAAGGTGGTAAGACCGCTGCAGAAACTAATAAGCAACGATATGGTGAAGATTTTTACAAACATATCGGTAGTACCGGAGGTAAAAAAGGTAAGACAGGTGGTTTTGCTTCGGATAAGGTTGGTAGGGACGGCCTCACAGGGCACCAAAGAGCTATTAAAGTAGGTGAAGTTGGTGGTCGGACAAGCAGGCGAACTAAGAAAATTGACGACGAGGATTAATATTTATTGGTCTTTTCCACGCTCACATATAATACAGGCATTATCCATATATTTCTCCGCTCTTTCATGACCATCATATATACTTATAGATTCTTTAAAGATTTCATCATGTTGCTTTTTTGATAAATATGCTTGCCTGCGAGTATACCGTCTAGCCAGCCTGCCTACAACGATTTCCGAATTTGAACTTAAATCTGGATATTCCAAAGCAATCGCAATGTCCTTCGCTTCTTCATATGAAAATCCGTTAAATTCTTGATAGATAAGCGCCATTCTTTTAATATATTCCCAATCAATTGGTTCAATTTCCTCATTCTCTCTAAAATCAAATGTATCTCTTCCTGTAATATGATAGATGTCACAATACCCCATTTCTCTTAGATATTCATCACGCTCTTTTTCATATTCCCTATCCCCATGCCACTCTTTTCCATCGGCTTCGATTGCTATCCCCAATTTAGGATTAGCAAAATCTATAAAATATTTGCCACATGGAACTTGTAATAACATCGGTAATCCATAAACTCTAATATCGTGCCATACGTTATTTTCAATCGGGCTCATATAAGGGGAGAAATCGTGAGGATGAATCCTGTAAGGGTTAAACCTTTTATAGTTACATATTTCGTCCCAATATTGATTATATGATTTTCTTAATAGTTTTCTATCTTCGAGTGTGAAGTTTTTCCATGTAATTGTATCTGTCATAATTAATAGTTAATCCCTTTTCCGTTTTTTCAATAAACCTGCGTAATAACGCTCTAAAATCGTGCTAATGTGTTCCATCACCAGCCCTTCGGTATATCTTCATACCAATTTTTATATTCTATACTTGTGGCATCGGTAATCTTAATACCATCGATATCCAGCTCGGCTTTATCATTATTATAATCAAACCCCCGATTTCTATTCTTCTGAATCTGAACAAATAATTTATTTGGTATGTCTTTATCTCTCCCCACCATCAAAACGATATCGGCGTCCTGCCCGATATATGATGAGCCCCTTAAGTCATCTATAGTGGCTTCGTCATTAGTACGTCTGACATGCGAGATGAGCATGATTGGTATATCTTTTTCGATGGCAGCCGTTTTCAATTCCATGGTTATTCTACCCAAATCTTCTGATAGTTTATCCAATTCACGGGTGAAATAATGCAGATGGTCAATTACAACGAGCCCCACGCCCATGGAATCTTTAGCCGTATAAATCAACGGGGCAATCGATTTCCAGCTCAGTCGGTTTTTAATCTGGAACACTGTCACGGCAGCCACTTTATAGTAATTGTCGGTCAGACCGCCGTTGATATTCATATAGCGTGACGTTATTTCTTTTTTAGTCATTTCAAGCGTGACGAACAAAACCGGAGTCCCATGTAGTGCTATCTGATTGGCTATGTTTATTGCCAAGGTTGTTTTACCGTAGCTTGTTTTTCCAGCCACAACGGTCAGTTCTCCTGGCACGAGCCCCAGCGTCATTATGTCCAAGCTTTTATAGCCGGTGGATAAGCCCTGCATTTTACCCCATTTTTTGTTCAGTTCGATTGCCTCTTCAGTATAGTCAGACATCAAAGACAGTTCGATTTCTTCCTGTCGTTTTATTTTTTCAGAGTCCTTAATTCCTAACAGATATTTTATGGCTTTGGTTCTGTCATCTTCGCTTAACTTATCAAGCTTAATTTTTAAGAAGTCGTCCATTTGTCCAGCTCCTTGTATAATATCTTTAATTCAATATTCATTCCATCATAGCAGGATTCCAACTCGTCTTTCCGCTCGGGCTGCAGGAAAATCAATACTGGTATGTAGGCTTGCTGCTGTTTGTTGCTTTTTATTAGTTCGGCAATTATTTCCAGTCGTTCTGCCGGTTCGCCTTTATAATTTTTGATTATGTCTGTTAAGTAATTCATATCAGAAAATCACTTTCTTTTTAGGCTTAACAGCTTGATTGTGCCATCTTCCAATTTTGGAGGGCGCTAATAAGTTATCTATCGACATCTGACCATACTTCATATGCCAATCTGATTTGGCAAATTCTTTAGCTGCACCAATAAGTTCTTCCGGCATGTAGCCGTCATTAAGCCGTCCTGAGAGATGGTTTAATCTACTAGGTGTTATTTTTTCGTTAGGGTTAATAATTTCTATTAGTTTTTGCAGTAGCGGTTTATTAGTTGACCCATTTTTGTTTGTTTTAAATGTATCATTAATATATTTATCAGTATTTACTTTATCAGTATTTACTTTTGTGCGTGAAGAATCCGCGCTGAGATTTTCCACGCACGGTTTTTCGAATAAAATTGAATCGTCTTGTTTAAAAGTTCCTCCAGGCATTCTAAATTTTTCCCCACGAACTAAATATCCTTCTTTTTCCAGCTCTTTCATAGCCGAAAGGATTGCTGATTGTCCCTCTTTGAGCTGTGACATCAATCCACGATAACTTATCTTCCAGTCATTTGGCTTGCTCATTAAAAACGCCCATAAACCTTTAGCTTTTAAAGATAGATTTGGGTCATTCAATGCAAAGTTAGCTATTGTTGTATAATTTTCATTTTTATCAATGCGTATGGTCATGAGAAAAGCCCTTCTTGAAGGGCAAGAAAGGCTTTGAAGTTCTCGACTACCGAAACTATTCTTATCGTAGCATACAGCGAGCACGAACGCAAGCCTACTTGCGCCTAATCTTTAATAAAATGTTCGCTGAAGTCTTTACGTTTAGTTTCGGTAACCGAAAAACTTCAGTCTATTTGTAACTATAATCCCAAATCAAACCATTTAGCAACACTTTTTTCAAAAATAAAGCCATGACACCACATGTAGTGCACCAAAGATTATCGTAACACCAAACTAGTGTTAAGTGTCTGTTTCTTGGTTTATGTATATCAGATGTAGGGGCTCAAGCTCTACATGATGTTTCTGCAGCAATTGCAAGACTTCCAGTAAAGTATCGCCGTAATATCGCTTACCTTTATTGAACCGAGCACCATATCGATATCCACGTTTCTGCCCCGGTATTTTCTTCTTTTCATCCAGCCGGGCTACTATGACTCCGTGAGGTAATGTATCCAGTAATACAGCAGCTTCGGCGAATTGATTCATTTCCTCACGTGCCATTTCAATAACTTTCTGATTTTTATTCTCTTCCTGATGGAATGGATTATGGAATAGATTCATTTTTCCCAATATACACTAACAGTATCATGGTGTCAATGTTGCTTTGTCTTTACTTTTGGGATACCATGAAATTGTGCAAAGGCGCTACAAATTTGTGATTGATAGGGATGGATTCGTGTTCCCTAGATATTCCTATACCGTTTATGTCAAAGAAATTGAGACTGAAGATTGGGCTCCGATTGTCGATAGCAAGAAGAGAGTCTATTTCACTAAAGATAAGGCTATAGATAGAGCTCGTGAAGACATCAAGCAGATGAAACATGATGATAGGGAATCTGGAATTATTTATGAGGAAGAAGTACCATGATAGATTTCAGGAATCCTTTTCAAATAATCCTCTCACTGAAACGGAAGAAAAAGACTGAAAAATTACCCGAAACATTAGCATTACCAGATGTCATCTCCAAGATGCTTACGGATAAAGGTTGTACAGTTAACCGGGATGGTGCAGAGGAAGTGGCAGCATTTTTTGTCTCTACATGTTTAGAGCTTATTTCACAATCGCAAGCAGATTTACGGAAGCTTCAACAAGATATTGAATCGGAGCGGAAACGCTGGTAAGCCATGGGATTGAATTTTGACAATTTCATCCCAAAACACGGTGTTAATCTCCCTGATGATAATCTCCCATATCCGACAACTCCCCAGAAATATCCCCAAGATACGCCTTATCCAACCCAGTTACCAACTATACCTCAACAATCAAAACCGAAACCTCGTTTGAAAATAGCCTCTTATCATCCTGAGATGAGGAAATGGGTGGCATGGGATGCTTTGGGCGGTGGTAAGATAGCTGATGATGATATATTCGAGACAAGATATGAAATATTCCGAAAAATGTATGATGATGGCTTTCATCTCATTACGGTCAATAGCCATGAACAATATTTCTTCGAATGAGCTAGCTTGACTTTATTATACTGTTGGTGTATGTTAAGGCTATGGTACAACCGAGCAAAGATAAGAAAAAGAACACGTTTGAAAGAATTGGTGAATTTTTCGATAGCCCCGTTGTTTTGTGGACTATCATCATGTGGATAATCCTGATGGCAGTGATAGTATTCATACTTCCGAAAGACTTTTCTGCGTGGAAAATAATAGGGCTTGGGGTGGCTTTCGTGGCATATAGCGCAGCAGACAAGAAAAGGGACACTTATATGAAGTGTCCCAGCTGCGGTTCATACATAATCTTGTCAGAAGACGGCAAAATGGTTTGCTCAAATTGTAGGCGCAAGATAAATATCTAATAATTTGCTAAAATACAAGTAGAAAGGAAGCGCTTTGTTTGTCTAAACATAATTACAACAAGCAACCGAAAAAACCACAATTACAACAATATACATCATCAATCCGCCAAAGTTGGAGGCGAACTCTCCAACAACAGAAAGGCAAATTACAATACTGTAGCTTTTGCGAAAGAAAAACCCATCATACCTCACGTAATTGCCCCTTTAGGGTAAAACAGATTGCCCCTGAAGAATCAAAAGAAGACCGCATCAAGAGATTAGCAACTAGAGAATTGTGGTATCAAATGAATCCACCTGAAAATGGACATTATTCGTGTTATTTGCAAATTTCACCTGAATGCCCGAGAAAGCTGGTAGGTTCGGAAATGGAGCTTGACCATGTTCTACCTGCTAGCAGATTTCCCGAGCATAAATATTCCATAGCCAATCTGATGCCAAGCTGCGCTTATTGCAATGTTATGAAAGCGGATTCAACGCTGAAATTCTTAGCCAAAAAATACCCTCATCTGCAAGCATATCTTGAATAGTTTACATATTTGACATTTCCAATGTGTTGGTGTATATTAAGGGATATTATTAACTAATTGGGAGGAATTGATGAAAGGATTTAAGGCTGAAGTTGGAGATAGGGTTCGGGTTAAGAGCGATTCTAGCCAAAACTTTGAACCTGGGCAAATAATAATTGTAACACAGGTTAATGACATTGATGACGGTTATCAATGTCGTGCTGAACGACCAGACTCTACTTCTCATACCATGTGTGATTATGAAATAGAGCCAATAAATAGTAAACAAGGAGACAATATGTCAGATGGTAATATTGGTAATGAACTTAAAAACTTAAATCTTAGCGAGGAAGATAGATTATTAACTGAGGCAGGAATTATTGATGAATGCCAGAATGTCACAGATGAAGGTCAAACTATTCTGTGGCGATATATTCTGAAATCTAATATGGCAGCATTAATTAAAGACTTGAAACAGTTGGAAGAGAACCGTAAAACTAAGGTAGACGCTAAGAAATAATGATTAGAGGTATTCTCAGAGACATCCTGATAATATTCGTGTTAACCCCGCTTGCATTAATTGTAGGCGGGATGCTTAACACTAAGCATAATATTATTCCTACACCTATCCAGAAACCACCAACTATCCGACAGAATCAGAATATCTGCAGACGCACATATAGCCCGTCTAAGGCTATTTTGGTTTCAAACGTTAAACTCTCCAATTATTGTTCTAAGACAACGCAGACACGCTTTCAGAGCTTCACAGAGCCTAATTAACCATTGAAAGGAAACTAGCTGTGACCAAAACATTCATATTCAATCTAAACGGGTTAGATATATCCGAGTACGATTCTAACCCAGTGGTTATGTGGGAATTTGATTACGTGAACCCGCCAATCGGTACAGCCAAGATATCTGAGTTCAAGAACATCGTGGAGATAACATTCTTCAATAATTCTTTTGCTAAACAGATTTCTTCCCAAACCCGTTCAACCTATGAATTACGAGAGTCTTATATGACTGTAAACGATAAGAAGGTGCTGCTTGGATTATCTTTGTGCACAAAGAACAGTAAAAAACTTGACGATAAAATTGGTAAAAAAATCAAAGAAATAATTTAAGATTGGAGTATACTATTAACTGAGATGAGATACATTAACTTAACCCCAAAGCGGTGCTTCTACGCCGTTGCGATATTTTTTTTATGTATCAGCCTAATACCAAGTTCAACCCAAAAACCTTCAGCTGATACCCAGAACCCACCATTTAATAAACCATGGACTCCACCATCATTCGTGAATAGCAAGCAGATTACTATCATTCCGGGCTCAGCTGCCGGGGCTCAGCCCTATGGTGCCTCCAACGCTAATACAACAGATAACCAATATACTTCAAATACTGGTTCGCAATACTATACAAGCCCGTCATACAACAACAATAATTACAGTAATTATTCAGGTGATTATAACTATTCAAAACATGGGAGGCATGGTCATAAACATCATGAGCAGGAAGTGGATTATGTGCAGCCTAAACCTTCCACCACAATCCCTCCACAGCCTGTGGATAACCCAGCTCCACCGACTGTAACTCCTCCCCCTGTCCAACCACCTGCGCCTCAACCATCCGATTCGCCTCCGCCAGACCTTTCACAAATTAGTACGGCTTCAGCGCCAGATATGGGGAATTAGAAATGCAGCAATATGGGAAGGTGTGCAAGGTAGAAAATTGTGGTAATAAATGTGTGGCTAAGGATTTGTGTTGGAAACACTATCAGAAGCAACGACGAGCTCATTTGGCTGGGGATAGGCGTATTATTCAAAAATAGGTTGACACCTCTCGTTAAGATGATATACCCTAAAAATAACTACTGTTGCATCTCGCAAGACGGAATAGTGGTCGCAGATTAAAAAGAGAAAGGCGGTAGTTTTTATGCTACCGCCTCGTATCTGCTGTATCTCGCTATTTTTAATATAGCACAGGTGAAATTAATTTGCAAATACATTTACAATACAGACCCAAGTTTGAACATTAACGGGTTGGTCAACGCCGTCAAGTTGACCCTAGACCGATTAGTGTTCACAACTAACAGCCGAAACTACGGAAGGGATAACAAAAAGACTGCGTTCATTAAGGCAACACCGGTGTTGTACAACCACCTTACCAACAAAGATGTAATGTTGCCATGAACAGTCAGCGCCTTAGATACGTCAGCTCATGTATTGTGAATCATCTAACGAATAACCGCTACTATCTAGTTCGGGAAGTATAGTCATTGACTTTTCTTTATTGTTGGTGTATATTAAAGCCATGGGTGAACAAGATTTAGCAATTTACGAAAAAGATGGCATAACCGTTTTGTTACATGAAAATGGTTTAACTTTTATCAAAGGCGATAGCAAGATGTTTTTACCCAATGACTTTCTAGAGGATTCCCAGGAGGAATTGGGCAAAGCAGCCGAAGAACTGAACCGAGAGAATCCAGATAGTATTTGGGTTAATCGAGAAGAAATATAATTAATAACCACAAGGATAATACAATGCAAGCATCAATAGTAACATTAACACCAGCAACTAAGAATTATGAAATGACTGAGGATAGGAAGAGAGAACTAGAATTCGAAAAGATAATGGATTATATTGAATCCAAACCAGTTGGCACTCCTATTAGACATACAGAATTCGCTGGGGTAATCATGAGAAATCCTAAAAGCATGGGTTATATCATAGAGACCATGGTCAAACGAGGTATGATTGTCAAGGATTACATTCAGCCCTTCAGAATTGCATATCATACTACTCGGGGCGTGAAGACACAGAAATCTGTTCCTGAAGTTGTCCCAGAATTAACCGATGAAGAGCTTACACCCGAAGCAGGTATCTCTATAAAAGATTCGTTTGAACCTGTTAAATCTGATACGTTGAACGAACAGATTATTGATGCTGCCAAGTCATATTTTTGGAGTACCCAAGATGATTCACTTCATGCTTTTGTAGAATCTCTGATGGGGGCTGAGAAAAAGACTATCGATGAGTAAATTAGATGAAATCTGTAACGCTTATACAAATACTGAAACCCATGAGGAAGATGAGGAATTTAATATGGCAGTTAAAACGCTGTTTCTAAAATTGATTGAGAGTTCAACTACAGCACGTTCGAAAAATATTAAGAAATCGGTTCTGTTGCAAAAGGTGAGAGCTCTATGACTCCCGGAAAACTATTAATCGCAGCTGGCGTTTCTTATGCTCTGTCAGTTATAATTCGAGTTATAACCGGCAAGCCAAACGGGTTAGAATTATTTTTTACAGTTGCAGCCCTTGCGCTGGGAGTGTTGGCAACCATCGTGCGATTAAGGAGTTAAAACATGATAATATTCAAAGCTACGGATAAACAGCTGATGCAACTATGCGCTAATGCGGTGAATGCCTCAAAGCCTATAGGGTTGGGCAAGTTGCATTATATCAAAGACCACGTATTCAAACCTGAAGATTTCAAAGATGATGTGATGAATTTGCAAGATGGTTTGGTTAAAAGGTTAGAGTTGGATTATGTTGAAGGTAGGATGGTCAAGTTACAGATTCATTATACCCGGAATAAGGGAGAATATATGACTTTGAATAATGTTCAAGAAGATTTTCAAAGTTGGTATAAAACATATCCCACGGCATTAGAGTTATTACAAGGTGCCGGAATTGATGTATGAGCCAATTAGACAATATTATTCAGGGTGTTTGGGCAGACGGCACTTACGCCGGTAATCCCTACAAAGACCATCCTACTATCTCTCCAGAAACAGCCAAACAGCGGATAAAAGATCTAATGCTAGAATTGATTAAAGATTCAATGCCACAAGGCTCGTATCACGTTAATACTGAGGTTTTGCAGGAAAAGGTAAAAAATTTGTGAGTTCTTTTGATGCTATCATGCTTTGGGTCTTGATAATAACTATAATCTTAGCCTTTGTGGCGGGGATATTTGTGTTTGTTCTTGGTGTGGTGGCACTGATTTCTTAAAATAATGTGAAGTGTTTCCAGTCATTTTAAGCCCTGTAATATTTCATAATGGAGTTCTGTCAGCTTTAGCGGTTAGCAACCAAATATTATTAATTGCCATTGGGTTAGGAATAGGCGCACTTTTTATCAGAAGCCTAACGATTTATCTAGTACGTAAAGGGACGTTGTCTGAGTACAAATATCTGGAAAACGGAGCTTTTTGGGCAATCGGCAGCTTGGCGATTTTACTACTGTCAACGACAATCATTGATATACCTGAACTGGTTACAGGTTTAATGGGTGTATTACTAATCGGGGCATCGTTCGTTCATTCAATGCTAGAAAAAAGGAAATTAGTTCATGAGTAGCACGACTACATCAGGTGGAATGGGGTTCCTATCGACGCTAGGTTTAATATTTATTGTGTTGAAGCTTGTAGGAGTTATAAATTGGAGCTGGTGGCTAGTTTTGTTGCCAATTTACGGTGGTATTATTGTGGGGATTCTGATTTTTGCGGTAGTAATTATATATCTGGCTCTATGGGATAAATACCATTGACATTAATATTGATGTTGGTGTATAGTGGGAATACTATTTAATCAAGAGGAGATTATATGAAAAAACCTGACAAAGAGCGATTGCTATCAATACGTCATGGAGAAATCATGCTAATACCAGTCGGTAATATACCAAAAGGCAAAACCGAAAAACATAATAAATTCATAGTTGGGCATTCTGAAACGGGGCATCACCACGTTTTAGAAGGTGAAACATTTGAAGTAACCGAAACTGAAAAGAAAGAATTATATTTCAGATTATTCAAACCAACTGACTTAACGCACCAGAAAACAACCGATAAACACCGGACGCTTACAGTGCCTGCTGGGATTTATAAGCGTTATCACGATACCGAATATGACCCATATGATAAAATAATCAGGAATTCGAAAGATTAGTTTATGGCTGACTATCATGAAGATACGGCATTGTTGATTGATAAGATGTGTGCTTTAGTGGAGCGCAAAGATTTCAATTTAGATAAAGAAAAAGCTGCTGAATCTATCTTAAAAACCTACGATTTGTTTAATCTTCCTAGGCCTAAAAAAGTAGTATGGTTAAAAGACCCTTTTGTTAATAAATTCCGAAAAAGTGCTGGGAGTGCTGGGAGTGCTGGGAGTGCTTGGAGTGCTTGGAGTGCTGGGAGTGCTGGGAGTGCTGGGAGTGCTCGGAGTGCTCGGAGTGCTGGGAGTGCTCGGAGTGCTCGGAGTGCTGGGAGTGCTCGGAGTGCTCGGAGTGCTGGGAGTGCTCGGAGTGCTTGGAGTGCTCGGAGTGCTTGGAGTGCTCGGAGTGCTGGGAGTGCTCGGAGTGCTGGGAGTGCTGGGAGTGCTTATTGGTCAGCTTTAGATGTTGAATTTGAATATTTTGTATTTGAATATGAGTATTGTTTGAACCCAGATAAAGATAAATTGCCTAACGAAAATGACCGACTTTACCTTGAATATTCAGGATTACTTTTGAAAGCTATCGAAGCTGGTGCTGGCTATAGGGTCGAATGGGAGAATATACTATACATTGTTCCAACTCCATTAGTGCTTATTGATGAGCGTAATCGTTTTCACTCAGAGATTTCTCCTGCTATTAGATGGAAGGGCGGTAAGCGGTTCTATTTTCTTAAAGGACTTAACTTTGATAAGACTCTCTGGCAAAAGATTATTGATAAATCTATAACTGCCGAAGAAGTAATGCGCATTGAAGATAATGACTTGAGAGAAGTGGCTTTTTCTTTACTCGGGGTAAATGAAATGTTAAAAGGTTTGAAAGCTAAATTAATCCATACGGGGGTTAAGGGTAATCGTTTGTATGAATGCAGGAATTTCCGTGATACGGGTGAAACTGAATATTGCCTTCTGATGGATGATGCGAGTACCGAAAGACAATTCGTTAAGTTTATAAATCCCGGATATATTAACGAGAAGAAGGATGCTGATTATGTGACCGCAAGACATTACCAAGATGAGGAGTCAAATTCACTTCCGATGGAAGATTATCTTTTGATTCCTGCAGAGAATGAAGCATAGTGGCTTGATTATTGTATAGTGTTGGTGTATAATGCAGACAGTTCATTAACAATTTGTTCGTTGATTGCTGACTAGCAAGGCAGAAAGGAGATGTATAGTGAAATATAGAAAAGGTCAGTGGTATCAGTTTTCAGAGAATTCTGGGTGCTATGGTTTTAATGCAGGTGATATCGTCGAAATTACTGTTGATGGGGATACCCCGCTCTATAAAAGCATAAATGATTCTAGTCTTGAATGTTGTGGTCATGCAAGTTCTATTGATTTGGTAAAAGATGATTACTTGAAAATAGGCTCAAGGGTAAAGATTATTGCACAGAAGTATGGTCACGACTTTGACATCGGTCAAATTGTCGTAATAGATAAACTTGCCAAAGATATTTTTGATGATTATGGTGCTCATGATATTGGCAAAAACACCGGTCAAAGTTGGTATCTAAGAAGAGATGAGTTCGAGACGGTGGATGAGGAAAAAATAACGATATCGATAGATGCTAGAAAAGATTCTGGGATAACCGAAAAACTTAACGAAGTGTATAACGTAGGAGGAAAAGGTATGAGTGATGAAACGATTGTAGGGAAGATAGAAGACCTTGAGCTGGACTCAGACGAAAGATTATTTCGGAAGTTTGGCATAACAGATAATTGTGGTAAATTAACCAGGCAAGGTGAAATAATTCTGCTCAGGTTATTATTCAAGGAGAATAAAGCTAAAGTGGTGGAGAAGCTGAAACAGCTTGAGAAGGAAGAAAAAGCTGACAAGAAAAGCTAGGTCTTTCAGCCAATAGGTTTAACGCTAGTCGGTAATCAACGAGAAAATTAATATGAACTTACCAGATAAAGTAGATTTGTCAGAAACACTCAACGAAGGGTTAACTAAACCCCGACCCATAGAGGAGGTACTGCCTGATTTGGTGGTAGCGGTCAACCAGTTGATAGAATATCTTGAGATGGAGGAGAAACTACGATGATAAAAACATATAATATAACGGCTATATTACACAATTCTAAAGGAATATTTAATGAGGCGATTGACCATCCTGTGAGGATACAGAGATACAATGATGTGTATGAACTGAGATATATTGGCACAGCTGATGCGATATCCTTTCCACAATCTGAGAATCGTTGGTCTACGGCAGAGAAGGAAGAAAGTGGTGAAGAGAAACGAACCCGCTAGAGTAAATCGATTTTGGAAATTTGGTTTCAGCCTGACCGTCAAGTTATTCCAGCCAGGAAACCGTACCCCCTTCTTGGAATGGGGGCGGTCGAAATTAATACCCCATCCTTGGTTCTAGGGAAGTTTTCAACCAAATCGATAGGCAAAAATATGGGAGATATTACCGAGAATAGAATGATTAACAAATTCATCATAGTGATATCTGAAGGCGATTATTCCAGCTTGAGATGGGACTTAGCAGAAATTATTGATTTCAAATCATCTTCACCTCATAAACAAGGAGATTGATGGCATGAACTGGTTAAGATATATATTATATATTACTGCTGGCATATTCTTGGTGCTCGTAGGAGTTTATTTGCTCATGCATAGCCATTTGGTGGCAGGTGGTTGGACATTGGCTTTTGGAATTATCATGTTGACTTCCCACAAAAGCTCAAGTGATAGTGATGGTGATTAGAAATAATTCCTAGCTATATCAGGAATCATTTGTCTTAGAATATCAAATTGTAGGGTATGTTTGAATCGGGGGGTAATCAATTTCTTCTAATCAATTAAATTTTTTTTCCACTTCAATCAAATTTATTTTGCTCGTCAATCAAAAAAATTTCAGACAACGGAATTTTTTTGACGGGGGCAACAGGAAAAATTCTACAGGGGTGGTATCTGTCGCCCGCCGAGAACGAACCCTGAAATGCCAGAAATTACAACGATTATTTTGTTGTAAGAATTATGTTGTAATTTTGGTAACATGATAGAAATGTTATGTAATGAGTTGCTAATATAGCAAACTATGCCATAACATCATATGGCAAATTTTCCTTTCCTTTTCAGGTTCTTATTTGAAACACTATTAATTAGCCGTACACTATCCTTAGTCGGCTCTAATCCAGCCCTTTTAGCTATCTTTAGCTTTTCAGGGTATCCACGCCTAAACGCCATTATGACTTACTCCTTTCAGTTAGGTTGTCCACAGTATAATACACCAACAATAGATAAATGTCAATATGTACTTATTTGGTCATGTGTGGTATTTATTCTTAAATGGGGACAACTAATCATGAAAAAATGTAATATTTGCTATATGCTCAAACCATTCACTGAATTTTATACTGCTAAAAGTAATAGAGATGGGTTAATGCATGAATGTAAAAAGTGTAACAATAAAAGAACGGCTAATTATCGAAAGATAACTAAATATGAATTAGCAAGAAACCATCACGATATTGAAAGAATATTTAATCAACATTATTACAATATGAAAAGTAGAACTACTGGTAAGAGGTATAGAAGAAAGGGAGAAAAGTATAAAGTTTATGGTAAAGATTTAATGTCCAAAGAAGAATTTATCGAATGGTGTTATAAACCTGAAATATTCTTAGAGTTTAAAAGGTTATACAAGCAATGGGTGATATCAAATTTTAATATTAAATTTTGTCCAAGTATTGATAGGATTGATAATACTAAAAGTTATGTTCTAGGGAATATTCAGTGGCTTACACATATAGATAATACGATAAAACGAGTGAAATAAATGAAATACAAAATTAATATTGACAATATTTTTATGCTGGTGTATGATTCATACAGTTACTTGAGCAACTGGCACAAGCAACGTACAACATAACAAGGCAAAGCAAGCACTTAGGATAGAGTGGGAAGCCCTACGTGCAGCTACACTTATAAGCACAATAGGCTTGCTTTCACCCTTGTTTCTAATAATTGGGTAGCCAAAGTGGCTGTATAAGGAATAAATCCAGCTGGTCGGTGCGAATCCGTCATCTTATACGGTCAAGCTAGTAGCAATGCGAAGTGTCATCGTTGGCAGCGTAAAGCCGTACACGGTCAGGGCACAAAATGAGGATAAGCGAAATAACGTAAGACCTAAAACTAAGCACCTCTGTTACTAGCACCACTACTGATGTAAGCGTAATCCACTACGTGCAAGGACATAGTTTAAAGCTACTATGTATCGCTTCTAAGAAAGCTGAAAAGAGAGTCGTGGTTAGAATGCCTCTTGCTTTATCTTACATCAGTAGTGGGCTACTCAATCAAGATTGAATAACCGAACTTGTGGGGTTATCCGTAAACTACGGCAGTAAGTAGCTCTTATTGTGACGAGGTAGACACAGAAGCAAGCGATAGTCACGCGCTTGAGCCTCACAAGCGGTTATCCAATCTAACTAAGATTACAATAAGGGGGTAAAATATGGTTAAAATGATAATACCTGAAATAAGCAGTATCAAAAATGCTGAACAAGCAAGGGATTTGGCTATAGAATGGCAATCAGATTTTGGTAATCATGATTGGTATTGGAGTGAACTAGCGGATTGGCAAGCATTTTTTTACGAAATTGCACGTAAATACCGTTTAGTACGAGAATTTAAAGAGAATGCGATTATATAAATATAACACGGAAGTAAATTGAGGGAGTAGCCATGAATACGATAAGTTACAAAGAATTGAAAGACTGGTACTTGGAAGATGAAACAGCCATAGATAACGCTAAGAAATATTTTGGTAATATACAACCAAACTATTACAGAACCGGTTTTTATAGTGCGCCAAGTTGGAATTGGGGCTATCAGATTGGAATTGTGGGTATCAACGGAAATGGTCGAGATGGCAATGGTATTCAATCTGGTATTACAAAATGGTTTGAAATAGTTACGCAGTTTGGAGTTGTGAAAGCAGCTAAAGACATTAATTTGCCGACAGTATAGGGGGTAATGTGGATTATTATGTTTGTGGTTTTGCCGAAGTTAATAACGGTAAGCATTGTAATATCAATGGGGTTTGTGCCGTATGCCATGAAAAGGAAGTAAAATGATAATTATTGGTATGGTATTATTTTGGCTGTTAGTTATGAGAATATTAATTTATTGCAATGAGCCAAATTCAGATGATGAAAATTGTTTATTGGTTGAATCAGGCTATATTGATGAACAAGATAACGTAACTGAAGCTGGAAAAGAGGCTTTATGGCGTTTGGCAATGGAATCACATAAATCTGAATTGGTAGAAGAACTGCGAAGTATGCCGGAATGTAAAAAACAAGTAAAAAATCATTGACTTTATTGTTACTGCTGGTGTATGCTTGTAGAGTAAGTTAAACGAAAGGGGTAAAATGCCAAAGTTAGATAAAGTTTTCAAGGTAGAGGTGAATGGTACTAAATTTGAAGAATACGAAGATAACTACGTCACATTACAGCCTAAACTGGCAAATTACAGGGGTATTTTGAGCTATGATAGGCGCGGTAATGCCAACATTACTGTAGTACGAAATAGTGATAATGAAGTTATGCTAGACGCAAGTTTAGATAATGGTGAAATTAATAACATGGATGAAGATTTTTTCAAGTAAACGAAAGGGGTAAGATGCAACAGATTAGAACAAAGAAAGAATTGTTGGAACTCAAAAAGCGATTAGGTGTTAGACAAGATTGGCATGAGCCAGATGAACAGGAATTGACGCTAGTCTTTGGTGGTGGAGATTTTGATAATGCTATGAATGACCATACGGAAAGCAACATCATGCTTTGCCGGGATGGTAAGGGCATAGCTTGTATTAATATAGCAATGCTGTTAGCTTGGGCAACGGGATATGAAGATTAAGGATAAGGAGAAACTATGCCAAATCACATAACAAATTGGGTTGAGATAAGCGGTGATGAAAAATCAATCGCTAAACTCAAGGCGGATACTATTAAACAATTCAATAACAACGAACAACCAGCAATAGGTAGTGAAATATATTTTGACTTTAACGGTATAATACCTATGCCAAAAGAACTTAATGAAACAATTTCACCGACAGAGGTTGTGGCAACGCAAGCCGAAGCCGACAAAATTAATTTAAACTATGCTAAAGATGATAGCCCGTTCAAAAGCGACCAGACTATCAAAGCTATCACAAAAGCCGAACAGGAGCGCCGTATGAGCGTTTACGGGGCAGATAGTTGGTATGAATGGGCAATTGCGAATTGGTCAACGAAATGGGGCGCTTACGAAGCCAAGTTATTGCTTGAGAGTCCAACAAAGTTGGTACTGCAATTTAATACTGCATGGAGTCCACCATCAGCCATATTCGATAAGCTCACAGAGATGGGGTTGAACGTTAACTGCTTTTGGCAAGATGAAGATGTTAGTAACTTTGGTGAGTATGGCTCACCGTATGATGTATTTGATATCAACCATCCACCAGTTGAGGTGGAGTATTCAGGAGGTGAACAATGAACGTGACTTTCTTAGATACGGAGAATTTGGCAGAGTTTACAAGTAAAGATACATCTTTATTCAGCAATATAGCTTACGCTTTGGAAATAGCGATTGCGCTGGAAGACAACGACAAGGTGAAAAGGGATTTAGAAAAGACACAGGAAATTATATTGAGTGCTAAAAAGCTTTTAATCGAACTACCGAATAAGGAGGAACAATGAAGAAATTAACAGAACAACAAGCCTTAGATTCGTATGATGATTACTTAGATGAGGTTTATGGAAGTTGTGTAATCGGTGAGTTAGAATTTTTACCATCACAGATTGTCAAAGAGCTTGACCCAACAGCATACATTGTATGGTTCAGTGATTGGTGCAGTAATGAAGAAATCGAGGTAGAGTAATGACAAAGAAAGATTACGAATCGATTGCAGCAACGTTAGCTGATTATATGCCGATGAATACTCAAGATGTCGATTACAATATATTCATGGGAAATTGGCTGGATATAGTAAACAATTTTGTTGTCAACTTGGAGAGAGATAACCCTAACTTTCAAAGAGAAATATTCTTTGAGGCTTGTGGTTTAGATAAAGATGGGAATGTGAAATGAGTATGAGCCTTAATTTTGAGTCACATAGCTTCTATATGGGCGCTGCAATCGAAAAAACCGCACTACCTACCACATTTCGACATAAAACTGGCTGGACGGCTTATATTGAGGACGGAGTGCGTGCATACAGCGTGATTGTGCTAGACGCTTTCACGCTCACTAAACTTAAAGCATTGATACGTGAGTATCGAGGAGTGAATAAATGATAGATGTGAAACCACAACTAAAATTAACGGGTTCGGATGGTAATGCGTTTGCAATCTTAGCTAAGGCTAGGCGAGTGGCATTAGACAATGGTATGGAGTGGAAAAAAATCAATGATGAAGCCATGAGTGGGGATTATGATAATCTTCTACGGGTCATGCATCGGTATTTTAAGGTTATTTAGGGGGGATATGAACGCTTGCAGATTGTTTCATGATTGGGGGAAGTGGGAAGATGTAGCGGTAGAAGTTCGACCATTTGTAGATTATATAGACGTACCAGCTGAGAGTGCATTAAAAAGTTATGTGGCTGATGGTCAAAGGTGTGTTTGTAAACGTTGCGGTAAAAAGAAGCAACGGATAGTCGGAAGTTTAAGCGATGAGGGAAAGCATGACAATAAGTAAAGATAGCTTTTTAGGGAGAACTATTATAGCCCTATCAAGGTCACAGATGAAAGGAGAAGATAACATGGACGAATATAATTTTAGGTTCAAGGTTAAAATGGATAAGTATGGAGATAGGTTCTCAACTATTACCGTTCAGGCTACGGATATTGGAAATGCAAATGATAAAGTTGATGAACTTTTGAACATCGACAAGAAAACAAGAGAGAAAGAGGGTATAACGTATAATCTTTTAGAAGTTTATCCATGATATGATTTAATAGCAATGCTGACTAGGCTTGAAACACCTCTGGTATATCGGGGGTGTTTTTTTGATTTGACATTTGAAATATTCGTGCTATATGATTAGGTTAAGGTATGGCTACACCGAACATGTAACCCTGCCGACTACTAAATAATGTTGACGGCTAAGGGTTCAAGGCTGTACTATTCTTATAGTTCGGTGTAACCTAAAATCCCTTTCGTCGTCACGGCAGAGGGATTTTTCTATTATGAGCGAATATAAACAGTTAGATTTGTTTGCTATACCAAGTAAGGAATGTAATAAGTGCCATGAGATTAAACCGCTGAGTGAGTTCTATACGGCAAGGGCTTGTAAGGATGGGCTGATGAAAGAATGTAAAGAATGTAATAAGGCGAAAGTTAAGAAATATCAAACAGATACAGGTTATGAGAAGAAGCGTAATCGTTATAATATTAAACGTATTTTTAGACAAAGATATAATGGTATGAAGAAAAGGGTAAAAGGTGGGAATGGTGGGCGTAGTAGTGCCAAAGGCAGGGAATTACTATCATTAGAGGATTTTTTGGGCTGGTGTCATCGTGAAGATGTTTATAAAGAATTCATGAAACTTTACAATGAATGGATGTCGGAGGAATTTCCTCTTTTTCTAGCACCAACTATTGATAGAATAAACAGTGATAAAGGATATATGATTGATAATATCCAATGGCTTAGTCAAAGTGCAAACAGTCGAAAGTTTAAAAAGTAGAAATGTTATTCTGAAATTAGATTTTGCTTTGACCATCCTTTAATTTGGGGTGGGAAGTTAGGTACTTTAAGACCGTCATTGTTTTGGGGGCGTACCCCACTGAGGTACCCTCTTTGATGGGGGTTACCCACCCCACCTAAACCCCCTCTTGGTATTTCTGTCAAATATATGTCATAACTCTCTTTTAAACCTTAAAACAAACTCACTAAACAAACATAACAGAAACCAAAACAAATTCATAATCGAAACGAAGTAAAAAACAACTGATGGAATAACCAAACTAAAAACATATAAAAAATAAAGATTAATAATAGAAGTGTTTTCAATCTATTCATACGTATCTCCAAAGATATTACCAAAATCAATCGAGAAATCAACCAAAACAGATTTGGGAACTATCATAATATAAATAATGGCTCAAGCTTAAAATCATCTCCATATTATATTATATCTTTGGCGAATTTATAAGCCAAATTCCTATAGATATATCCCTATTTACAAATTAGATTTTATGTCCTATAATTGAATTATGATAAAAGGTAAAAATAGTTTTTTTACTCAAGAAAAATTTTATTACAAATTGAAAATAGTTTCCAACAATGAAAATTTTTTTGAATCCTACAATAAAACATTTTTCGCAAACTTCCTGCGACAATGGAAATAATTTTGCGTCATCCCTGGAAATTTTAAATTTTACAACGTTCTCCTCCCTATTTTTCAATAAAATTGACAAATTGTCAAAAATATATTATAATATAAATATTCTATACTTTACCATAAGTTTGACAAAAAGTCAATAAAATGGGATAATATCATAGTAATATTTACAATATAATTTATACAACAAAAATTGCCGAAAAAATGAAAGTTGCAATTTTTGCTATTCATTATATAGCATATGAGCTTTTCAAATTTTAGCTGTAAAAAATACAGCTTTAAAAATTTGACTTGCAAAATTATGAGGTGCAAAAATTTCACGATGTGAATTTTGGTACTCGATTTTTTTCTGGTCGCGAATTTTAGAGGTCAAAAAAAATCTGGATTTGTATTTTGCAGGTATTGAAAATTAAAATTGAAAATTTGGTAGCTCAAAAAAATCGCGTTACGAAATTTGGTAGCTTTTCAAAATTGATTTTCAATTTTTCGTAGGTTTTTAAATTTGGATTTTAAAATTATGAGGTCAAAAAAATTAAGGTTCAAAAATTTGGTACTGCAAAATTTTCCGTATCGAAAATAATGTACTGCAAAAAATTTCAGACTTGCATTATCGAGGTCAAAAAAATTTCGTACTATAGTAAATGAGCTTTAAAAATTTGACTTTTCACATTTTCGAGGTTTTTAATTTTTAAAACTCCTTTCGTAAAAATAGCAATAATGTTACGTATAATACTTATGCTATACCTCAGTATTACATCTTATAATTATACGCCGATTATATATTTTGTACACAAGCATTTAACAGAGGTGGCAACAGAGGTGGCAACGCTGGTGTAAATTCTACACTTGATTTTATTTTTTTAGTAATTCTCTCATAACTTTATGCAATTGGTAGTGATGTTTTTTGCATAACCATCTAATCTCAAGGGGTTTATTGTAATTGTTATGATGCGCTTGCGTATCAGGGTCGTTACATACTTCACAGCTTAATTTTGTAATTCTACCCCGATTAAGGGCTAGAAATACTCTTTTACGTGCTAGCTGTTTAAAATTGAAAGTTTTTAAAGATTGTTTTTTGCGCTTTTTCAAACCTGGCATAAAATTATTTTAACTTTAACAGATTGAGAAGTCAAGTTATGAACAGTTAACAGGGGTAAAAAATTATTGTATTTTAAACGTTGCTATGATATATCGCTGGTGTATAGTTAAGGGGTAATATTAATTTAACAAATGAAAGGGTACAAATGGATTTCGATAAATTTGCAACGTATACAACAGATGTAATACTAGCAATTGCAGCCGTATTACTTGGGGTAGCGGTATTGGTCGAAACAGGAATTTTGTAAACATATAATAATTAAGGAGCATAAAGTATGGGGGCAGACTTAACACTAATTAAGGCAAAAAATCCTGCTGGTGGCTTTGAAGTAAGTAAAAAAGCTGTTGAAAGTGGCTATTTTCGAGATGCATATAACAGCTATGGACTTTTTGCGGTATTAAGTGCCACGCTAGGGAAAACTTATAGCTGGTGGCAGTTTGACAGTGAAGCAACAGAAAAGGGGTATTTTACTAAAGATAGGGACTTAAACCAAAAGGGCATAACTGAATTGCTCAAGCGGGTAAAAGAAGCCAAAAAAGCCATTGCAAAATATGAGCATTTAAGTTTTGAAGACTACGAAAGTGAGCAATTACAAAACTTAAGTAGCGAAAATGATAAGTTCACACGTGAGCACTTAGACTTGCTTATTGAGTTTTTAGAAAATGCATTGAAGTTGAATAGTAATATTAATTGGAGCGTTTGAACATAAGGAGCATAACGATTATGAAAAATACGCAAGCAAAAACACGTCCTGTTGAAAATCCATATGAGATATGGCAAAACGGGCAAGGTTGGGAATGGCGGGTACTTAAGAAGTGGCAAGTTGATGATAATAAACAATATGCCCGCTGGTATTGTGCCGTAAAGTCCCCGTTTACATATGGCGGATGGGAATACGGGGATACTTACGTAACAGATATAAAAGACAATGCATATCGAGTAAGCGCCGAAAAGGTGTAAACCGTGAATATATACCATGCAACGGTTTCACATGATAAGGGGATTGTACAGTTTTCTATCCCCGCTGATACAAAGCAAAAAGCAATACATTTATTATGTGTTGCTGAAAATATGCCAGAAAGGGCAATTTTAAACATAACACTATATAAGGAGCATATAGAGAATGAATAAAGCAAAATTAAAACTAGATAATTATGCAGCCTGTTCGATTGTCGAAGGCTTTGCAGACTTTGAACCATCCCCAGAACAAGAATTAGAGGCATGGGCATACTTGATAAAAACGGGGGTATGTTGGAATTTGCAGGGCTGGTACGGTCGAAGCGCCCAAAATTTAATAAATAATGGTTATATTACAAAAAACGGTAATATCACAAGCTTAGGGCGTGATAGCGTCACGAGTTAGAAAAGGGGTATATTTTGAGAATGTTAGATATTAAGCGCTTTTTTGCCGGTGTTAATTTCATGACACCGAATATCCTAGAATATGGCGAATTAGCAAAAGAAAATGACAATAAAATGTACTATGAGTTAAGCACGGGGACGGGCTTTTCAAGCGGGTATGGTAATAGCAATAGGCTATATGGTGTAACGATTGTTGAAGTTGACAACAATGGTAATATACAAAGCCGTTTTGACTTGTCGCGATGCTATTCTAATTTACTTGAAGCGCGAGCAGACATAAATAAAATGCGGGTCGTGTCATGAGTTGGCAGCCGGTAATTGTAAGACGTGATAAAAGCATGTTTAATATGTTTGAAAGACCGCTTGTGTATCATTTAGCTGAAAAGATAAACGAAATTGAAGACAAGCAGGGACAAAGCGTAATAAGAAGTATTGTTGTTGATAGCTCAAGTCAACAGATTGAGGTAATTGTAAAGTTAGGGGGCGAGCCTATGCAACAAAATGGTTAGTATTAATTAATAATTACAGGAGTTTAAAAATATGGTAAAGAATAATAACACAAGTGACGAATCAAAAAAAGTGAATCATAAGGAATATAGTGGGGATACATTTTCCGGGGGTCGCGAAGCACTCGAAAAAATGAAACAAGAAAAGCGAGCGGAAATAATGGAAAAAGTCAATAAAGAATTGGAAAGTTACACGGGTGGTGTACTGGCAATTGCATTTGAAGCCAAGGACAATACAACATGTTCGATAATAATTGGTGCCGGGAATGTTATGTCATATGCGGGGATAGGGATAGAATTACAAAAGTTAGAAAACCGGTTAAGGCATGAATGTATTGATTTGCTATCCCATGCGGTAAACCACAAAAATGCTAACGCTAATAGCAATGACCCACTGGAGCAGATACGACGCGCTCAGTTCAAATAGAAAGGGGGTTAAATGCTTGACGAATTAGCAAACGTGATTGTCCTTGAAGTTATGCTAGGTGACAAAATTGTTGCAATAGTTGAGCAAGCGGGACATCATATGTACTATATAGTGATTGTAATATATTTTGTGCGGGTTTTATATCGTGAAGTGGAGCAACGCAAAAGGCGAAAAGCAATAATAGCAAAATAACAGTTAAAGCGCGACTATCAAAAGGGGGTCGCGCTTTTTAATATCAAAAATAAGCTTGACTATACACAAGCGCTATGCTATTATAGAAAAGTTGTATAAAACATAAATATACAATAAATATCAAATAAAACAATAACAAACAAAAAAAGGGTAAAAAAATGAAAAACTTCACTAACAACAAAAACATCAAAAACATAGTCGAAAAGGTAAAAACGGCGGTATTGCTTACAGTGGTAATGCTTGCAATCGGCTTTACACTTGGCATACATTACGAAAAAAGCCAACAGGTTACAGTTAATCAGCAAGTACAAGCACAATTGAGCGCAATAAAAAAATAGTAGCCACTATACCAAAAAGCAAGCAAGTGATACGGGGTAAACGTATCACTAGTGTATCGGTGGCTAGTCGTAACGCTTGCATTGCAGGGATTGTAAAGTATTGGCCAGAAAAATACTGGACAAACGCAATACATATTATGATGCTTGAAAGTGGTGGTAACCCTAACGCGCATCTATACAGTGACATAACACATGATGATAGTTGGTCATGTTTTCAAGTGAACCGATACGGCAAACTTGCTTATTCGCGCCCCAGTGCAAAACTGTTGCTTAATCCTGATTATAATGCAAAGTATGCATACCAGATATTTCAAAATTCAGGTTATCGAGCATGGTATAACTCAAGCATTAAGTTACACTTGATTAATCAATAAAAACTAGTATAATGGCTTATCGTGACGCCTTGGGGCACGTCCAGGCTAGTCGCATCAGGTCAAGGCAATAAACCACTATAATAGGTGGTTTATTTTTGTTCGTATTTTGTTTAAGATTATTAAAAATATACTTGACATTTTGTACAGACTAGCGTATAATAGTAAGTACAGTAATGATGATAGTACATTGTTACTGTAAAGTGTAAGCATAATAATCTGACACTTATCAACAGGGTACTAAAACCGCTTGATAAGATTAACAGCTAGCCACTACCACAAGCGCCCCGTAAGGGGCGTTTTTGTATACTTGATACATTCACAGGGTAGTAAGTAAACTACGCTTAAACAGGCTTAAAATGGCTTAAAAAACCCTTGCTTATACACTAGCAATGGCTTATGATATACTCAGGTATTAAAAATAATACTAAAGCAATTTAAAAATAAGGGGTAAAAATGAAAATATCAACAATGTTATTAAGTGGTAGCTATTTGTTATTACTAGCAACGGCGGGGTTGATAGCGCACGAAGCGCCAAAAGCTCAAGCTATTACACAATCAGATTATAGGGCTACATATCAAGCATGCATGCAAGCGCATAATAATAAAACTGCTAATACTGGGGATTGGATAGCAAAAGCTAGTAAAGCATGGGATAAGTGCTATAATATGGAAAATCTGACAAGCAGTGAATTTTTATGTAGTAATGACAATATCGATGCACATTGTTGGCTAGAGGTAAAGTAAGAATATGAGCTATTACAACTGTTTGGACTGTAAAAAGGGCTATAAAACTGTTAAATGGTATATTAAGCATAAGCAAATAGTACACGCTATATATCCGACAATAAGTAATAAGGAATAATAAACGATGCAACACCTATATGAAGTAATAGTAAACTCACATCAGCCCGCGCAACTGGTGCAATGCGGGAGCGCAAAAGAAGCCAAAAAATTAATGCTTGCGTTAACGAGTGCAAAAAAAGTGATACGAGTTAAGAAATTAGTTTAAAAATAAAAAGTATTAAAAGACATAAAATACCGGCAAATCAAGCCGGTATTTTTATATACTTGATTATGCATATGGGCAAGTTATGGCATACCATGAAAAAGCATAAGCTTTATGTATTAAACTATTTAATGACTCAATTATTGAACCTGCAAACTAAAAAACATGATATATCATAATTTAATGATATGCGATTATTATGGTAAAACATAAAAAATGCAAAAAGCTTTAATAATTAAAATGTATAGTTACTAAAATAAAAAAGCCATGTATACAATGCATTTTGCATATACTAGCATTATTGTATATATAGTAATATGGTATAAAAAGTATATTATAACATGACAAATTTAACAGGGGTCGGCTCAAGCGTAAGAGGTTTAAAATTGAAAGTTGAATACACATACACAAGCGTAAGAATTATTGAACGTCGCAAAATATCGTGTTTTTAACTGGGGTGATATTATTTTACGACCCACTTTTTACGGCCTGTGGAAAAGTCATAAAAATAGTGCTTGCTTTATATTTGTGCTGGTGTATAGTCGTTATTAATACAGGTTGAATACTTGTATACGAAACTTAACAATTTGAAATGTAACTTATGCGCTAATACTTGACTAACAAGAAATTGAGGTCAACATGCCAAATGATACAAAACAAGAATACTTTGACTATTTAAATGAATTACGGGAAAGCGGTGTAACAAATATGTTCGGCGCTAGTCCGTATCTTATGGATGAATTTGGATTGGACAAGTACGAGGCTAGAACAATACTTAGTGAGTGGATGCATTCATTTAAAGACCAGAAATAAAATACATAACCGTCAAATAAAGTAATACCGTTAGTCAAGTATGAGCGTATCAAGTGCATAAGATAATAAGGAGATAAAATTATGTGCCACTTGCTGTAATGGCAAAAAGCAAATTATATTGCTGGCTATAAACATATATATCGGTAAAAAATGAAAGGGTAAACAAAATGTATATTGCTATGGTTATTTTCTTACTTGTGGTGTATAGTATCGGTATTGCTTATGCTATAGCACTAGCAAGGATATTTAAAAAACATATAAACGGGGAATGTAAACAATGCAAAAACAAAAACAGCTAATATCCATGTATGAGCTAATCGGCGGGGCAATAGTCGCGTTTATCATACTTGGATACATCGGGGTATTTAACTAGCGGTATGCTTACGGCGCTTGTATGAGCGTCGAAAGGGTATCATTATTAAATGGGTTTAATGATACTTAAGGGTTTATCAAACTAATAAATAAAAGGGGTATAAAATGCCGGAATCAATTGTATATGAGTCAATTGGAAAAGCATTAAACCGCAAGGGGCAAGCGCAAATATCAATTAACGGTGGTGATAAGGTAATAATCAAATGATTGATATTAAAAAATACTTGAGCACAAAAACAGTAAATGGTTACCTGGGTGATATACGGGTGTCTATCAAGTGAGTGGGCAGGAAATGGCGAACCATATCGCATATATGCAGTATGCAGCTAAAAACGGTACATATGCGAGCGTGAGCGACTTGGACAAGCTCAAGCAGATATTAAGCGAATTGCACGCGCTTGAAAAGAAGCTACGGAAAAGGGAACATCATTACAAGCAAAGTAACAGATACTAAGGAGCGGGGCAGAAATGCCCCGTTTTTTATTGCTCAAAATAGCACGCTATAAGATGTTAGGGATAAATGCTTTAATTAGCATTAAAGGGCATATATAAGCGTTTTAAATTAAAAAGATGTATACACGAGCGTTATTATAAATAAATGGCACGTCGTAAAATGTATGCTTAACAGATACAGAGTTATACACAAGCATGATGTAATTTAAACTTTGCGTTAATTTTAATGCTGGTGTATCCTATAGATACTAGCATAAAACGCTAGTATGAAACTTAACAATTTAAATAAAATAATATATGCACTTAGTTGTCAGTCTTAGCAGAACGGAGCAAAAGACATGACAAAAAAAGACTTTGAATTAATTGCAGGTGTGATAGAACGCGAAGCGCGAGCAACATTAGCAGTGTATAGGATGCACAAAGCATCATACGATAATCAGGAGCGGGCAGACTTAGCAAAAGAGCTTGACACGCTTTGGGGGTTAACCTTGGGGATGCGTAATAGCTTGCAACGATATCACAAGTTTGATGAACACAAATTTATAGAGGCTTGCGGGACAAGTCCACAAAATTGGCGTTTCATGAATTGGCAAAATGGCAAGTACGTTAACACTTATAAAAGCCTGTCGGTAACTAAGATTAATAAGTAGCTTGACTACATAATAACACCGCTAGGATTGACAACTAAGTGCATATAAAAAAGGGGTATGGATGCAAGAATTTGTAAACATAGGTATACAACACCGTTACAACGACGGGGGACGCGAGCAAGCCGGATACAAGGGCACGACTGGCGATTGTGTTACACGAGCAATTGCAATTGCAACGGGTAAACCATATAAAGAAGTTTACGAGCTAGTAAACGGATTTGCTAAAAATAAGGGTAACTATGGCATTAGTGGACATACCACAAATGCGCGAACAGGTGTACAAAAAAAGGATACAAAAGCCATCATGCAAGCACTAGGGTTTACATGGGTTCCGCTCATGTCACGTGGTACAGGGTGCACAACGCATTTACGAAGTGACGAACTACCAAACGGGATAATCATTTGTAAATTATCAAAGCATGTTGCAACTGTGATTGATGGGGTGTTGCTTGACACGTATGATTGTAGCAGATATGGTACGCGATGTGTTTACGGTTATTGGCGGGTAAGTTAGCAAACTAAGAAAGCACTGGAATAAAAACAGTGCTTTTTTTATGCACAAGTATATTGTAAAAATAACCTTGCTTATATATAACGCTGGTGTATAATTACTATTGTAACATCAATTAAAAGATAGGGTAAAAAATTATGAACGCAACAATGTTAACAAATCGGGTAGCAGAAAAGATTAATAACACAATCGGGCGCGAGGTAGTGATCGCTTGCCAAGTGCCAAAAAGTAAATTCGATGGTTATTTTGTAAACGGGGTAGCGTTGCAAGTTGATGGGGATGTAGATGATTTTAACCAGATTATGCGAATGTTTAGCGGTTGCACAATCGAAGTGGGCGCGACTAGCGCATATATTGAGCCGTATAACATGACTTATATCGCAGTTTGGGAAGACTGATTAAAAGCAAGGTACAATAAGCAATCAAGCGCCGAAAGGCGCTTTTTTGGTTATGGGTTATGCACATACACAAGTTGTAAATTAAACCTTGTATATACACTAGCGTTATCATATAATTATTAAGGTAACTTAACAATTTAAAGGGTAAAAAGATAGGGGCAAACATGACAATAGCAGAATTGTTTAAACTAAAAGATGGCTTAAGCGAACGCTTAGACCGCTCAAGCAAAAACTTGAATAAAGGTTGTGCACCACATAAGGGCGTTTATGGGCTGGTATCAGATGAATATAGACACTCGGGTGAATACGCAAGCTTGAATAACCTATATCAATTTGATAAACAGCAGATGCGGGCATTCTGGAAATTGGTACAGGGCAATAAAGAATTTAAAAAAGCAGATAGGGAACGAACACTAGCTAAAAGATACAGTAATAGCAAATAGAAAAGAAAAGCACTAGAGTATAAAAGCTAGTGCTTTTTTAATTGGCATGGGTTATATCTCATGTGTATATAAAAAATGGGGAGTCGCACAATATACGCTAGTGTATTGCATACCTGATAGCACAAACAATCATCACTAAATATGCATAAGTACTATGGTTGATATGTTACGCTCATAATAGTGATACTGATATATAGAACTGTATAACAATAGCTTTATTATTTGTTGATTATGTAAGCATAGTAGTTATGTGTAGCACTAGCATGAGTGATTGTAATGATAGCAAGCTAACAATAATACATAGTGGCTTATTCGGCGCGTAGCGCCGTTGCTATAGGTTGTGCTGTTGATTGATGCTGTATCATGGTAGCATTGTTATAATCTATATACCGTCATTGAATAGAGTACTTTGTATACATTACATGTCAGTACCATTTATTTACACGCTTGATTGTATCATTGTTGTGCTTGTCTGATTGTTAGCTTAGATTGATTGTACTCTATGTCATGGCGTGTTACAGCATGGCAGTACACCCCCTATACTATACAATCTGTAGTATCAATGCTTTATGTTGTATAGTTGGGGTTGGTTGTTAACATGTTGATGCAGGAACGCAAGACAAGCATTAGCATATTAAGCACATTTTGCAATGCATTATATACTATAGTTTATTGCTATACACCCCAAGTTCTATACACCAACAAGTATATCATCAGTGGTATATAATGTAGTAGCAATAATGTATCACCTCTGTTATAGATTATTATACAACGTCGTACACTGTAGCTTGTGCGACTGTATACTATTGTATATAGATGTATACCTATACCATTGTCAAAAATAAAACAGCTTACAACGCCTTATAATGTGCCATGTTATGTCATATATTGCGTACTATCATAACAGTTGTATAGTATACATGATAAAACATATAGTTGACGTATAAGCAAGGGGGTGTGTTCGCTACAATGAAGTCGGGTTTTTGAACGAGTTAGATGTCTCGAAGTATCGTAATCAAAATTCCCAAGTTTTTCCATCAATATCTTGCAAGCCAACAAATTCACTATTATAATTACTATTATTAACAGATAAGAAAGGATAATAGCCAAGTGAAGAAGGTAATGAGCATAACACTAGATGAAAAGATGTGGGTTTACATCAAAAATAAGGCGAATAAGTCCCGTTATATAGAAGAATTAGTAAAACAAGACCTGCAGATGCAACAAACCAAGCCAATAGTAAAAGCCGTGATAGATGAATTACTTAAAAATGAATATTTTTTCAAAGAATTATCCGAAAGATTAAAACTTCCACAAAATACTGCATCAATTCCATCTAAATTATCCCCAACTTTATCCACAACCCCAGAACAGCCTTTCACCCCGAGACCTCCAGACCCAAAAACAGGCTATTCTTGTTGCCAAAAAGAGAAACCATGCAAACATTGGACATGGGAAGGTAATGAAAGTGCCTATATCAATTCCCTGACCGGTGCTAGAAGAGAAGTTCTGGTTTAAGCTTGTGTATAATCATACCATATGTTACCATCTATCCTGTGGCAAGTAATAAAGACATCTACAACCCATGGAATGATAAGAAAGCTATCGGGCTGCTTCTTAAATACAATATGGATGACCAAGCCTACAAGGAATTATTATGGGGTACCTATATACTTGACAAACCCAACAACAGAGAGTACACTGTAATGTATGAGTTTATTCGAGTTCCAACAACAATTTCCCGACGAAGCATCATGTGTGGCGTTTTTGGAATCACAGCGCTGGGGTGAGAATAGCAAGAATCGCTTCTGCCCTCACTGTGGTAGCCTGCGAAGCTACAAGTTCCAAAATGGCAATCTGTACAAATGCGCCGACTGCCGCAAACAATTCACGGTGACTGTCGGCACCATATTTGAAGGCAGCCACATACCGTTACTCAAATGGTTTTACGCCGCTCGCTATAATATGAACTTCAAAAAGGGTGTGTCTAGCGTACAGCTCGCCAAAGAGCTTAAGATTACGCAAAAAAGTTGTTGGTTTATGCTGCAAAGAATCCGTTACGGATTTGAAAATTCAGGTAACAAAGACCTGCTTGGCAATATCGTTGAGATTGATGAATCTTACATCGGGGGCCGAGAATCAAACAAACACTACAACAAACGCGTCAAAGGCGCTCAAGGGCGTGGGAGCCAATATAGCAAAGCGCCGGTCGTCGGAATACTGGAGCGTAAAGGCAATCTGCGGTTGATGGCGACTTCCGACACATCCGCCACAACTGTGCACCAGCTCATACAGTCTCATGTCGCCAAGGGTGCGACAGTGATGACAGACGAATACCGACCGTATCGCACCCTACACAAGCTCGGCTACATCGGTATGCGCGTAAATCACGGAGAACATGAATACGTACGCGGTGAAGCGCATATCAATTCGCTTGAAGGTACATGGGCGCATTTGAAATTAAGCATCCAAGCCATATACGTCGGTGTCAGTAAAAAGCATTTGCAGAAATATTGTGCGGAGTTCTGTTACCGTTTCAATCGCCGTGGCATGGATGACAGCGCAAAGTTTAACGATTGGTTCAGCCATTGCAACGGACGTTTACTGTATAAAAACCTCATCGCTGGCACCAAGCGACCGAAGCAGATGCTAAATCCATCACAAGGAACATTGCTGCTGGCGCTCGCTTCAGGATTTGCGGCACAACCGAGCAACTCATTACCGAGTGATGGCGAAGCGCCTTTTTAGTTATCGCCAGACCTTGCATCGTTTCATTAGAATAAAAGTAGAGGGGAGCTAAACTTTCTGATGGCTCGGCTCCCTTTCGACTACAACCCTACACGTTTTGGCGTGTAGGGTATTTTAGGACGCTCCATAATAGGCTCCCTCCTTTCCCCAATTAAAAAACATCCGTGGCTTGGGAGGCGCAGTAGTAGATACATCTTTTGCGAAGAATAACTACGCCACCCGAAACACGGATGTCATTGATGTATCTACATTGGCCTTCGCAAAGCCAAGAAGCACGAAGCTCCTGTTACCACTGTTACACAAGCAAGGTTCGTCTGACAAGAACTTATGTAAAAATCTCCTTCGGTAGTGTATGATTTAGGGGTCTAGATTAGCAGCGGTTTTTTATCTCTTTCGAGAGAGATTCGCATCAAAATGCGGCAACTCTCGAAAACGGTAGATGCGAATCTGCTGCTGGTCTAGACAATCTAGAGGGTTGTCGCTTTTTAAATAGGGGCAACTCCTCGCAGTAACTAAGGTAAAGGAGACGCCCCATGCCAGACCATGGTGATAAGCATAAAAACTGGTTCGCAAGACACAAAATTTTAACAGTTGTTATTGCGTTCGTGATAATCGGGATTATCGGCTCGGCTGCCAGCAGCAGCGATACACCAAGCAGCACAGTAGCCAGCAGCAAATCGAGTGACAGTAAGAGCCCAAGTTCAAACAGCAGCACTCCTGCGCCCGCACCCAGCAGCACTCCGAAAATCGGGCAAGCGGCCAACGATGGCAAGTTTTCTTTTACAATCACCGCTTTCAAATGCGGGCAAACGCAGCTTGAGAATGACAATGAATTTGAAACTGCTACAGCCCACGGTCAATTTTGCGTGATGAAGATGACCATCAAGGATATTGGCACCGTATCACAGGATTATGATGATTCTTCGCAATATGTATATGCAGCGGATGGAACACAATACAGTGCGGATAACGATGGCTCCACGGCAGCGAATCCGAGCAGCAGCCAGTGTGCACAGCTACCTACTATAAATCCAGGCGTATCGGTGGATTGTGCCGTGGCGTTTGACGTACCAAAAGGAGTTACGCCGTCGTACGCGATGTTACATGATAATGCGGCTTCAAACGGGGTAAAGGTCAGTTTGGTACAATAGTAGTATGGTAAATGAATTAATGGACGATGAAGCAGTTTCTCTTGGCTTAGATAGTATGGAAACTATTATGCAAGCCGTAGCGATAGCCTCATTACTTAAAGATTCATAACTTTGCGGAGTTTTAGCTATGGTCAACAAGAAATCTACCAAATCAGACCCCAAATTTGCACAAGCTATCAAAGCTCTTGCTAACACTCCACCGATTAGCAATGAAGAAATTGTGAAACGGAAGAAATCTAGTTCTTCTTAAATAACTTCCAGAATGCGAGCGTATGTTCAACGCCCCACAAGAAACAGGCAGCCGAAGCAAGAAAGAGCATGACGATAAGACCCAACAACAGTAAGTAGTAGCCGTACCTTTTATCACTGTTAAACATCGAATGGATAGCTAGTGCGAACATTAGGATTGCTGACAATAAGAAGAAGCTCACGCCCATTATGTAGGAAAACCTCTTTGCTTGCTGGAATACCTGGATTTCAATTGATAGGAATATTAGTAAGGCCGCAAATACTCCAAAAATCGTGATAAAATCCTTCTTGGCTTCATCAACGACATCTCTAACATCTTCCATTTTGACATTACCTTCAGTAAAGCTTTGACCACCCAATGTTACGCTGCTAGGACTTGCTGAATTGGGCGAAGCACCTGTCGGAAGATTGTTTGGTGATGGCGACGACAAAGGTGCCACACCAGAAGGTGCATGAGCAATGTCGCTTGGCTTAACTTCCGCAACCTTATGTTCAGTAGTTAACAACCTTCTCAGAAAGTCTCTCATTGTAATTCGACCGATGGAACAAGCAATTTGATGGGGAAATAATACACTTGGTTTGTTATATTACCAACTGCCGCTACCATGGGCACCGCAGGCCCACCTATTTGGTAACTCCCACCAACGTTTGCCTGAATCGGTGTAGACACAAAACCTTCAATCAATGTTAGCCCAGTATCGCGACCAAGTAGCCCTTGCATCACTTTGGCGTTTAATGCGGTTTGAATCTGAGGAGCCAGCTCAGCAAAGGTATATACTTTCACGCGCTTATTATAGCGCTGGTGTAGCTTATCCCAAATCATTAGCGCCTACATCACTCAATCTTTGGGTTGATAAAGTATATAGGTACCATTTTATATTCCCCAGTTGAAAGCTTAGCATGCCAGAAATAGGTATCACTCCACTTACTAAGTTCATACAACTGCTTCGATAATCTTAAACTAACTACATTTGGAGTCATGTTATTTTGCCTTCATTTTCCACTTCCTAAATATGCAATGGCGTAAAACTCATGCTCTTTTTGCCATGTGACAAATTCATCAATCGGCAATTCAGCTAAGCGACCAGCATCAATCAGTTCATTTAAATTATTAACATCAACTGCCACCGCTTCAGCCGAGCGGTAGTATAGGTTAGTAACACAAATGAAATCGCCTTTTGCAAGGTTAATAGCTTGTTTACTCATTCAGCGGTACACCAGCATCAATCAATGCTTCTTCAAGTTTATTCATGGCTGTGCAGGCTTTATCGGCAAGTTTTACAAGTTCAGGATAAGGATTCAAACTTCCTGTACCGTAGTGCTGAATCCAATACCCAAAACCTTCGTTATCAATCTCGCCGGATAACTGGTCTGCGTCCTCGCTAGTTACTTTTGTTGCCATCTGATTCTCCTTGGTTCCCCTTCCTCAATGTGCTGACCGCCTTTGGGCCACTTACAATATAACACCCAAATCCATAATACTGATAATATCTGAATACCTAATAGGCTAAAGAAAACCACGTTATAGCTCTTAAATACAAACATACAACCTAAACAAGTCATATAGACTATAAAGGCTTCTAAAGCGCTCCATTGCTGCCAAGTCTTTTTCATGATTCCTTTTCTCTGGCAATTTCGTTGGTTAGTTTGGTTAGCACATCTTTACGACAAGCGTTCCAGCCTTGAGCAAATTTTAGGTCGGGAGTATTAAGTATTTCTAAATATCTTTTTGGCACCATCTCCCGCTTGGCTTCTGTGATGGCTATTTGGAATAGCTGGAGGATTTGTTTCTTCAATTCAACATGATAAAACCGGGAACTATACATACGTCCTTTTTGACTGCCAGGTTTACTGCTGAAACCCCATTCGTCTAGCATCTCGTCAATTTGTGCGCTTATTTCTCCTTGGTCGGATTGGGGAGTCATAACATAGCCTTCAATCTATCCCTGATGCTCCGTAACTTACGTTCAGTCTTTATGTCTGTGCAATAGCTGTCTCCATCAGCATCAGTTTCAAATAAGCTGTCACGCCAAGCTTCAACGGCTTGCAGGGCAGCCTGTAGGTGTTTTATGCGTTTATCATTTGCGGTCATATCGTTTCATCTGTATATTTCAGTTTTAAGTATTATCGTAGCATTACGACGTAATCTATTAAGCTCATCAATCCTAGCAGCAGTAGCAATCCGCTGCTCTCTGGCTTTCAGTTTGAAAAATAGTTGCTGACGTTTTAATTTATTGGCATCTTTCTGCCATGTCTTGCCGTCTTGGTCTTCAACCCCTACGACTTTCACCGGTAAAAATTCTAATAATATCTCGGTCAGTTCATCTTCTGGCGTTTTGGGGGTGTCAGGCTGGTTCATAACTTTGCCTTTTCTAATACTTGTTCACTGCTTATGCCCTTTTCGTCCATGAATGCCCATACAATCCAAGTGGGCATATTATCTAAATTTAGCTGTTTTTTGATAAGACTGATTTCTTCAGGTGTATAGGCTTTCATCACACACTCCTTCCATAACCTTTCTCACATCTTTTACAAAATTCACGTTCAACTCCATTAGTTCCTATAACCCACCAGACATGTCCTAGAAAGTGGCAGAAAATCCGTCCTATAAATCTATGAATCACAACACACTCCTTTCATAATTATCTGGTGAATTGCTTTCACTTATAAGACCGATTCCATTGCATCTCGGACATACTTTACAAAATTCTTGTTTGGAATATCTAAGCAGCCATTCTATAGCTTCTACAGACAAGCTATATGTGCCGGTTTCCCACCGGCTTACCGTATTAGGCGTTACGGCGAACCGTTGAGCGAATTTAGTTTGCGTTTCACCTAACCTTTCTCGCGCAATTTTTATCATTTTCGGCCAATTAAATTCCTCTGTCATTCCGCCCCATCCCTCCCCGAATCACCAGACTTTTTCTGTACTGCAATACACGGTTCACCGCACTCTGAGCAGTAATATTTTACCTTTTGATTCGGCACGAATCGTACCGGCGCGCCGTGACAACTGCTTTCATATTTTGGGAACGGTTTGTTCATTTCCCCGACTCCTTTTCTCCGGCAACCTCATTGGTTAGTTTGGTTAGGGCTTTGATACGATTTTGTACCCATACTAAATCCATAATCAAGGGGTCAGCATGATTTGTCAGATAAAGCAACTCATTAATTCGTGCTTTCAGCTCGGCTTCTGTGATGGCGGCTTCGATGTATTTTTCAATCAATGGCCAGTATTGGTCAACTTCTTTTCTGTCAGATTGTTTCTGTTCTTCAGAGAGCATGTTGAATGGTGTTCTGGTTAAGCCTTGCCAATGGTCTTTCTTTTCGTGTGACAGTACCCATGCTTCAATATCGTTATTCCAGACAAGGAATGAATGTAAATAGTTCTGCCATTTAGCCCACCGCTCATGTTCAAAAGCTGCGAGTTTTTCCCGTAAATCCTGGTCATTCATGACTGCTCAATTTCGTTGGTTAGTTTGGTTAGGGCTTGGCGCTGCTGTTGTCTAAATCTATTACCGATATAGTTAGCATAATCTTGGTCAGAGTCGCCAGTACTTGAAGGGTCATATTCCCCGATAATCCTATCGAAACGTTCCACCATCTCCCGCTTGGCTTCTGTGATGGCGGAGTGGATGAGCTGTAGGATTTGGTCGAGTAATTCATCAGACATGGGTATATATTCAACTCGGTCAGCAGATACAACGTCGCCTTTGGAGTTTAACTTCGTATCAATAACACGGCGAGCGAACTGCATCTTTTCCAGTTTTCTTCGTAATTCTTGGTCGGATTGGGGGATGGGATTGGTCATGACTTGTTATCCTCGGTTAATTTACTGATAAGATTGAGAATTGATTTTGAGACTAATGCCTGTTGTAATTTAGTATCTTCGCCTATTAGTCGAAGCAGGTATATTCGCTCATTATAGGTCAGTCGTAAGCGCATACCTTTCATCAATCTGTTACCTCAAATGTTCGTATCATATGATATTGAGCGTAGATATAGTCTGCCAGCTCTTGTTCGCCGTTCAGTTCAAGCTCTCTAGCAACTTCAATCGCATACTTTTTGAATTCGAGAGGTCTATCTTCTATGTGCGCTCGAACCATGCTAAGTACTGGCTTGACGGTTACGGCTACTGGCAGTTTTTGTGTAACTTCTTTACTCATGTGTACCTCGTATGGTGTCGGGGGGTGAAACGGCTTCAAGTTCTTTTTGACGTTTACTAGCAGCTTCAATCATTTCGCTTGTTTTCCAGTTTGTAGCCATGATTTGTTGACAAGCTAGATTTTCGTCAATACGTTCAGTCTTTACCAGCCATTTTAAGTCCTGCTTCAAACTTTCAGTATTCACAAGGCTATGCACTGTCGTAAGAATAATATCTAATTTTTTGTCTAGTTCTAAATTATTCATACTTCCCCCTTTTCTTCATTGGCTTGGTTGGTGTCGGGGGGTGAAACAAGCTCTGGGTCATCGTAAATATTACCTGCAACTTCCATGGACCTACTCATACCAATTTTGAAGGCATTAACATTTTCTCGGTAAAATATGCCCCAAGCACCTTCATCTTCGTCCCATTTAACAATATATTTCGTATCGTGATTATCAAAAAAGCAAAGGATGTCACCGTCGTATACTTCTTTATCGTCAATGGTTTTGCGGCCGGTGTATTGCATGAGGTGTTGGAATCTATTGGCTGTCGATGTAAAGAAATTATTGATTCGCTCGTCACTTTCATGTAAACCGGGAATCGTAAGTGGGTTATATTCCATTTTCCCAGTACTGACATGCCACGCTCTAAATTTAATATCACGCACGATTTTCCCCCTTTTCTTCATTGGTGATGGCGTAAGATTCAAGCTCATTAGCTAATCGACCAGCTCTTTGGGCATCTGCAAGTATTTTAGGAATCCATCCGCTTTCATTTTCCCAAACTGCCCTATAAATGTAATGAGCTTTAAAATCTTCCTCAGTTTTAAATACTCGACCACATCTGCACTTACTCTTTTTTAGACCGAAGCCGACAAAGTATGGCATTGCAATTGCAGGTCGCCAGCCACTTACTCCATTAGCCTCGAAGGATTCTTGAGTGCTGTCATCGAAAGTATGTTTAAATTTGCTCATATTATTCTCCTTGTTCTTCATAGTATTGTTTGAATTTTTCCAGTGCATTCTCAAGCAAATCGATACAAGCTTTAGTATCGCCCCTGTAGACGATGTAACCATTGGTTTTAGTATCGAATCCATGCGGGCTACCGATAGACAACCGCAATGCTAATGGGTCATCTTGTTCACGGATAATGCTGTATTTGCTCATTCTGAATCCTTTAGGGCGTCACGGGCTTTAATTACTACTGCATGAGCCTTATCCCAATGTTTTTCGTCGCCCTGTATATATTTCAGCAATTCCCGTACAGCATCAGCGGCTAGTTGGGCTTGACTTGGAGTCCATGCAGATTCTACTCGTAAAACATTACCCGCATACGATTCAATGTATGTCCAATATGATTGCTTCTTTTCTTCTTCGGGTTGTTTGGGTAGGGGTTTGAGGATTACGACTTCATCATTCAGATTACTTACTAGTTCAAATTGCTTGCCGTCTATTGTTATTGTATGTATCGGTTCTTCTGTTGGTTCGTGTGGGTTAGTCATTACGCAGCCTTTTCGCTAAAACATTAGATCGTTTTATTGCTAGATATATTCTAGCGTTGTAAACCTGTGTAACTGTCTTTCTATCTGCTACCCGTTTAAAATCATCTCTACCCATTTTATAAGGTATACTTATCTCTTTACTCATTCCGTTTTCTCCTTATCCTTATTGTGCACACCCAAATGATGAGCTGTCTCATATTCATCCACCTCAATCTGTAAATACATATCCGCGCCGAATTCTTCACATGCTGCCCAGTAAGCACCATCCGGTAAGTCTCCATAGATAGAATCTGCTTCATCAATTAATGCTCGGGATTCTTCGTATTGCTTCTTGTTCATGCCTAGCACTATACACCAACATAATTAAATATGCAATACCTAGATTGTGTATAGCTAAGCCTCATTGTACAATTAAATTGTGAATGAATTACAAAAACATTACGAATGTTTAGGCTGTGGAGCAATAATAAGTGTGGTTGTTGATATAACTAATCCGAAACGAAGAATTACTCCTGCACAAATGGTTGGTTCAGATGGAAAACCTTTAGGATGTTCTTTCTGTGGAGATAAGAGATACAGGGTGGTATATGATAACCTACCTGATACCAAAGAAGAATTACCAGCGGTATGAAATTTGAAATTGAACGCAGGAATGGTAGTAAGAGTTTATTAGAGCTGCACTTTACTTGGTACATAGTGCGACATCCAGTAAAGTGGTATCGCTATCTTAGGGAATAGAACATTGGTCATGACCCCCGCCGAAAAATAGATAAATAAATCCTAGGCTTGCTTTATTGATTGTGTTCGTGTATACTCCCAGTTATTAACATAACAACTGAAAGGGAACTAATGCCAAACGAGCAAAGTGAACCGAGGCCAACATTTAAATTATCCAAGAGGCTTATTATAAGCATCTCTGTGATACTTTTAATACTAATCCTGATAATCTCTATGTTCTCGTATGTAAACGGTCTCCAGAAGGCTGATGTGCAGCGAGAGGTACAATTGTCACGGCAATATGAGAGCTTGAAAGCTGGATTGGACGCTTTTTTATCCACAGCCCGTGAACAGGCTGGAGTGACACAGGCTCAAAGTGCTAGTTTCGATAAAATAATGTTAGATGCTGTTTCAGGGAGGTATCAGGGTAAAACTGGCGCTCCTACTAGCATAAACCCAACTGGTGGGTCATTATTCTCAGCTATACATGAAGCTTATCCAAATCTTGATACACTGAATAGTTCATACAGCCGTATTTTAGATACTATTTCCAGCGGTAGAACCGCTTTTAGCAATAATCAACAGAAACTACAGGATGAATTACGGGAATATGACCAATGGCGTAAATCTGGGATTATCCGTTCTTGGGTCGTTGCTCATATTACTGGAGCTCCTACCACTAATTTGGTGGTAAATAATGGTAATGGGCAGCAAACAGGACAGACAGCCTATGTAATCATGACGCATGTCATAGTTTCAGGAACTACCTCCAATGCTTTCAAAAGCGGTGATTTAGAGCCCCAGAAATTCTTTGGTAATTAAAATGGATAATGAAATTGAACCACGCATTGATATATATTTTCATTGCAAAAAATGTATGTCGGGTCAATTAGCAGTTGGTTGGACAAAAGAAGGCTTGCAAGTATATTGTGAGAATTGCAAATTAAATATAATCGATATTGATTTTGATGGTGAACAAATGGGTCTATACCAAGGTGAGTATAAGCCTGCAGAAGAATCATAATTATGCTATCGGCAATAATCGCCATTATTCTCAGTGCAATAATAGGCGGTGTTGCATATATAGTTACTAATTCCAATATCCCCACTGGCACGATTAAAGTCAGTAAGAGGGAATTTATATTGGGGTTGATTATCAGCACCCTATTTCTACTGTTATTTGCCCCTTTGACTGAACACATAATTATTAACAACAGGGAAAGTTACAAAGAATATTTTAACGGTTATGAAACAGCCACTAACACGAAAGTGGTGATGTGTGAAAGAGATGGCGATTGTGATTATACCTACAGCTGTGACCCATATATTGTCGTTCACCATTACGAAGACAGCAAAGGGCATGAACACACCTATTACACGACTGAATATCATCATTGCCCCTATTTGACTGAAGAATATCACTATATCGTTGCTACCACATTAGGTGATTATCCAATTGGTGGAGCTTATGCAGGCAAAGTTAAGAAAGCTTGGCGAAGTGGCGAAAATATATCAGGTAGTATCCCCACAGGACCGCCATCTTTATGGTCGCAAGCTAAGAATAGGATAGACTCAGGCAAGCCTGGAGGCGTTACGAAGCTCCATAACTACAAAAACTTCTTTTTAGCTAGTGACCAGACCATTCTACATGCTTACAGTGATGATATCAGCCAATATTTGAAGAAAGGACTATTGCCTCCAGTAACCAAAAACTATTCAGACCCCATATACAACGAGTATATGGCAGATAAATTTAGCACAGTGAAGTTTAGCGCTAATACTAAAGCCTGGAATGAGTCTCTCAACAGACTAAATGGCTATCTTGGTAAGGAGTTACAGGGGGATATCCACATGGTAGCTGTGGATAAGTCTGTCGTCCCTAACCCAGACGATTATAGTCAAGCTCTCTTTGCTTATTGGAAGTCTCCACTATACTTCCATAAGTATGCATTATCCAAGAATGCGGTTGTGGTGGTGGTTGGTGTTGATGATAGCAGTAATAAAATTGCTTGGGCACGAGCTTCTGGTGGTCTTCCAACCGGAAATGAAGCTCTATTTTTGGACATTCAGAACAACTTAACAGGGGTAGATTTCGACCCTGATGTTGTGATAGGTATTCCGCATAAAAATAATAGTGGTATTTTAACTAATACAGTTTATGGAATTCACAAATTCAAACGTCCGTGTATGGAGTGCATTCAGAACAAAAACAAAGGCTACGGTTATCTCATAGGTGATATAGCCATCAGTGGATGGCAGCGATTCTGGATAGTTTTCTTCGGCATAGTAATAAGTTCTGTCATGTGGACAGTGTTCTTGTTCGTTGATGATACTTTGGGCGGTATGTATTACTGACTCTTTGGTTTCTTAGGCTTCTTTTTTTCTCGTTTTGGCTTGTCTCTACTCATGGGAATAATTTAACCACATTTATAAATTAAAATGAAACAAAAAGCTGTACAATATCATCAAAGGATGTTGGTGAAGAAGGATTTGCGGGAGCTTATTATTTTAGGGTTATTCGTATTAATTATTGTCCTGTTGTCAATTTTGTATATTAATAATTCAATAAATAATGAACTGAAATATGTGGTTCATGTCCAAGTATTGAACTAAAATGTAGACAAAAAAATGACTTGACATAATTGTTACGTTGGTGTATAGTGGATAAAGCATAAACTTAACAATAAAGGAGAAGAGTTATATGCCAAGTCCAAAAAAATCTACTAAAAAAGAGGTCGCTGTTGCAATTTCAGCGCCTCGTATAAAAGCGGTGCAGGTTAAATTGAAAGGTAATGCACCGTATATGCAATCTCGCTTTAGCCAAAAAGCTATGCAAGCGATGATGAGCAAAATGGATGGCTCAACTAAGCAAGGAGCCAAGAAAGTACGGGAAGCCCGTAACTTCGATGATGATTACCACCAAGCAATGCATAAGAGCATTGAGGGTTGGATTGGGATTCCAGCTTCATCTATTCGAGCTGCAGCCATCAGTGCATGTCGTTTGACTGGGTTCACAATGACTCGCGCAAAGCTTTCCATCTTTGTTAAAGCTCAAGGTTTCGACAAAGTTGATGGGCAACCTTTAGTACGCATCTACGGGGAACCTGAAAGAAACGAAGCTGCTGTAAGAAATGCAACAGGTGTTTTTGACATTCGTGTTCGTCCTTTGTGGCGTGAATGGTATGCTTTGCCAGTCATAAAATTTGACGAAGACCAATTTTCATTGGAAGATATGTTAAATTTGCTCCGTCGAGTTGGTCTGCAAGTTGGTCTAGGTGAAGGAAGACCTGATTCACGAGCATCAGCTGGTTTGGGTTTTGGCACATTTGATGTCGAGAGCCCAAGCCCTAGTGATGGTAAGGAACCTGCTAAAAAGGTAAGCAAAGTTAAGAAGTAGTTTAATTTACTATTTCTTATAAGTCAAGGCAATGTTTGGCAGGCGAGTCGAGTCTTGTTGAGTCCAGATGCCACAAGACCAGTCGTGGTTCGTCACGGCAAGGCTGGCAAAGCTTGATTAATAAATCAATATGGTTTATACTCCAGCAGCGCCAGCCTTTCAATAATAATATTAATAATATAAGGAGAAGACATGAATAGTTTTCCGAAAAAACTAACGGCAGAAGTTCAGTCTGAATTTAGCAGGTTAATGAACATCGATGCTAATGGTTTGTTAAAAGAAGAAGCACTTGTTGAATCAGCTAGAAAGCCATCAAGCCCACTTCATAAATTTTTCACTTGGGATAAAGATGAAGCTGCTAATCGTTGGAATCTGGAAGAAGCTAGGCAGCTTATCAAAAGCTTTACTGTTTATTCTGAACAATTAGATACCGAAGTTAGAGTTCTAACCTCTCTGGATATTGACAGAGACGCAGGTGGAGGCTTTCGATGGACGACAGATGTTTTGGAACGTCCAGACTTACGGGAACAGTTTTTAAAAACTGCTTTAGTTGAATTAACTAATGTTGAGAATAAATACAAGCATATTGTTGAATTAGCTAAAGTGTGGCAAGCGGTCGATGAAGCCAAAGAGAAAGAAGATGTGGCTATATCTAAACCGGCGAAGAAAACTTCAAATCGTGCTCGGATTAAGGGAGCTGATAAGAACAGTAAAAACGAAGATATTAGTACGACTAATGGATTTGTAGCTGTTCCGGTCTAGGTCTAATAACTTAGACAGGGCAGGCGAGTCACGTTTCGTCACGTCATGTCCCGGTGCGATTGTCTAGGCATGACATGGAGTGGAATAGCAGGCTGGGAAAGTCGCAATAAGTTCAGACACCTCTTTTCGTGGCAAGTTGGGGTTGTCCAGGCAGGGCAGGCAAGACGAGGTGCGTCCGGTCAAGTCATCTCCTGACGGGTCAAGGTGAGTCAATTCATGGCAGGCTAGGAGTGTCCGGTCAAGTCTCCTCACGACGAGTTGAGCCGAGTCGAGTTAGGTCCAGGTGCGTCAAGTCTCCTCAAGGCAGGCATGTTGTGTTGAGACGAGACGTTTCGAGATAGGTTTTGTCATGACCGGTTTCCGCATAATCAAGGTAGTGCAGGTGAGTCAAGCCACGTCCCGGCGAGTCCAGATGTGACTGGGAGCGCTAGGTCTGAGCGAGTCGTGGATGTCCGGTCCGGTCATCGCGAGTCTCGAAGCGTCCAGCCATGGCAGGCGAGTCGCCACGAGTCCGGTCGCCTCAAGACGAGTTGAGTTGTGTCCGGTCGAGGTAGCGCTTGTTGGTACGGAAAGGCAGGCAAGGCATGGCTTTACTCTTCTCCTAACACAGGTTGGCTGCAGGTGGTATAATAACTATATGACCAAAGCAGCCAACCTACCTAACCCTATCTTTAGAAACTGCGAACACATTGAATCCGATGGTATAAAAATCCACCATGTTTATAATTTTGATTCGTGGTCACTCGGTTTGTGCGAACAATGCGATAAATTCTTAAGAAATATATTATTTGATGAATTCAAGGTCTATGTTGCAAGGGAATCTACTATCCCGAACATCAAGCTAAAATAGGCGTATAATAAAATCATGGGCAAAGCATCACGTATTCGAAATATATCTCAGCGGTTTAGTAGACATAATTTTGACAATGTCCCATATTATGTAAAACATAGCTGCGAACAAAAAACAACATATCATACACCGAATGAAGCGAACAGTGCAGCTGCTTTTGCTAGTACTCATTCAGATGAAGATATAGATTATTATTTCTGTGATAATTGTGGCTATTATCACTTGTCCAGCATTAAAAAGTAATTTGGTGGTGCACAAAACGAAATGATGGTGTATAATAAGGGATAATATCATTAAAGGAGGTCATTAAAATGATTAAACATAAATATAGGCAATATGTATGGAGCATTCCGACTATTGTGGTTGGGGTTTTTGCTCTTAGTACAGCACCAGCCTTAGCAACAATCGATTGTAGCGGTGGTCAGCAGGATAATTCACACTATACAAAAGATACTAATTGGGATAATCAGGATAAACAAAGCCATCATAGTGATTGCAATAATCAGAATATGAAAGATAATCAACAACAGCCTGAATATCAGAAACCGTATTTATCAGATTCTGATGTCATCCCACAGTCTCATCCACGGATTGTAAATGAACATGAAAAGAAGCCCTGTGATAAGAAGAAAAAAGAAGTATCACACGAAGAGACATACACGAAAGTTGATACTAAAACATCTTATCAGAAAAATTATGAGCACAAGAAACCTTGTGATAAAAAGGTGTATATACATCACCTGAGGCATGTTAATAAACCATGCCCTTGCGATAAAACTACACCCCCTCCAGTACCCCCGCCGATTACTCCTCCAGCACCAGTAACTCCTCCGCCATCACCTACTGGAACACCTCCATCGGTACCACCGCCATTGTACACAGGCAAGGGAGCAGGTGAGCCAGCAAAGACATTCACGCCAACTGCGCAAAATCAACCGACCACATTGCCAAATACTGGAGCAGGCAATTCTATCGTTCCAGCATTTCTAGGCGTTAGTGCGCTCGGTTATGCCGGAAGATTTATCTACCTAAGAAGTAGAAAAGCCTTTCAAAGATAAAAACGGGTAGATTAGGAAGCCATCTTTATCAGGTGGCTTTTTAATTTATAAAAAAGGTGTTGACTTGTGCACAATTATGCCCTATTATAGGATGTGTACGAGGCGAGCGGTTTGCTACTTCGGATAATTTACATCCACAAATGTAATATTAGGTTCAAACCCTAAAACGGCGAAAGCTGGAAACGATGACGAAAGTCATCATCTGCAAACCACAATTTACCCGTACATTAGAACTTTTACACTGTGCGTAGCGAATGGTCTGGCTACTTCATAGCTTATTTGGTTTAAGCGTTACATTTCAATTGTAAAGATTGTTGGTTCAACTCCAACTGAATCCCGAAAGGGAAACGCCAACCATGATTTACTCGCACATAAAGGTACTTTATCAACTAGGGCGCAGCGAGCGGTTTGTTACTTCAAATGGAATTGAAAACCCACAAACCGCACTTTACTCGCCTACAAGGAGAATGAGATGAGCAGTAGATTCAACGCTACAACTTCACCAACTATGGTTATTAATAATGCTGGTGGTCAAGCTTTCCAGCAAAACCCTAAGCTGGAGTTTGTATCAATCCTATTAACAAGTTTTGTACAGAATCAATATTATAGAAGTTCTGATGATGGCATTGATAAACTCAAGGAATTACTTAATAGCGTAGACCCTATGTTTGCAGCCAAAGCTGCTGTGTACGCTCGTAATGAATTCGGTATGCGTAGTGTCAGCCACGTGGTTGCTGGTGAAATTGCTAATCGAGTAAAGGGCGAAGCATGGACAAAGTATTTCTTCGAGAATGTTATTCGTCGTCCAGATGATATGACAGAAATTCTATCATATTATTATTCACTTGGTCATCAGACAGAGCCTAATGCACTTAAGCGTGGTTTTGCACAGGCATTTGGACATTTTAACGCTTACAATTTAGCTAAATATCGTGGCGAAGGTAAGGACGTTAGTCTTGTTGATGTAGCTAATCTAGTTCACCCGGTTCACACCGAAGCTGTTCAACAGCTTATTAAAGGTACCTTACGTGCCTCTGATACATGGGAGACTGGCTTAGTCCAGGCTGGTCAGAAAGCAAAGACCGAAGCTGAAAAGGATAAGCTTAAGGCCGATACATGGATTAAGCTTTTGAAGGAAGACAAACTTCCAGCGTTTGCATTACTACGGAACCTCAGAAATATTATTGAACAGGCTCCTGAAGTGCTTGATATTGCCTTGAAGCAATTGCAGAATGAGCAGGCTATCAAGAAATCATTGATTCTACCGTTCCGTTATTTCAGTGCCTATAAGGAAATTGCTGAAATTGATGGGGGTGCAGGTCCAGAAGCCCGTAAAACACTGGCTGCTATTGGCAATGCACTAGATATTTCAATCAATAACATGCCTGCTTTCGATAATGCCTTAGTGGTCGTTGACCACAGTGGCAGCATGGATAGCTCTATGAGCGAACGCAGCAAGGCTACTAATTTCGAAATTGGTGCTTTATTCGGTGTAGCAATGGCAAAGAAAAGCAATGCTGATTTCATGTATTTTGGTGATACTGCCAAGTATTACAATGTGACACAGGATAGTGTGCTAGGTCAGTTGCGTTGGTTAGCTGACTGCAACGATGGCTATGGTTCTAACACCCCCACTTCTGTAGGTCATGGCACTAACTTTCACGCTATCTTTGAAACCGCTAGCCGTGCCTATGACCACATCTTCATATTCAGTGATATGCAGGCATGGATAGGTTACTACACACCAAAAGCTCAGTTTGAGGATTATAAAAAGCGCACAGGTGCTAATCCATATATCTACGCTTTTGACTTAAGTGGCTATGGTACGATGCAGTTTCCTGAAAATCAGGTCTATCAGATTGCTGGATTTTCAGACAAAATTTTCGACGTGTTAAAGTTGTTAAATACCGATAAGAACGCATTAGTAAATAAGATAGAGAAGATTGATTTATATGAGTCAACTAAGCCCAAGGATAAAACAAAAACAGCAAAGACGCATCGTCGTATACGTTGACATGGATACCTATGACGAATTCATAGATATCTTGCACGATGAAGGCATGACCGCATCGGGGTGGGTACGTAAAATTATTCGACAACTGATAAGGAACAGTAAATAAAAACTTGCATTTCTAAAATCAGTATGCTACACTAGCAATATGAGTAAATTCATACGCCCGAATACCATTAATAAGCCCGAAGCCAATCATGGCGATAAAGGGTTGATTGCAGGCGTATAAGAATAGCTCAAGCACATAGACAAATCAAAGCCTGCAACCAAAAGAAGCGGGCTTTTTACATAACTGGGACTAGCTCAGAAGCAGAGCGCCGGTTTTGGGAACCGGAGGCCGAGATTGCGAAATTCTCGTTCCAGACCATATGTCCATATAGCTCAGAGGCAGAGCACCCGTTTGTCAGGCGGAAGGTCAGGATTTCAAAATTCCTTATGGACGCCAATATACCAGGTGGAAGGCATAGAGTTCTTGCTAGCCTCATAAACTAGTATAAGTTGAGTGCAATACTCAAACCTGGCACCACAAGGGGAATTAGGTCAATAGTAGACTAATTGCTTTGCAAGCAGTAGACAACGGAGCATAACCGTTATTCTCCACCAAAATACACGCGTAGTGGTGTAAGTAGGAGCACATAGACCTGTGAAGTCTAAGGAACGGCTGCAATTGCCGTCTATCGCGACCAAATACACGGGTATAAGCTAGTGATAAACTGCCATCCTTCCAAGTTGGACTCGTCGGTTTGAATCCGACTACCCGTACCATAAGCACTTTAACAATATTGGCGTGTCGTCCAATGATAGGACTCTCGGTTGTTACCCGAAAAATGCCAGTTTGAATCTGGCCGTGCCAGCCATGTATCTTGACAATCAAAGTGTGTGCATGGTATACTAAACCGATGCAACGTTTTTGGAGTAAAGCTGAGATAGCTGGTAGCGGATGCATTCTATGGGTCGCTGCTAAAAATAGCAATGGTTATGGTCGTTTTAGACTTGGAGATAAAGTTATAGATTCACATCGTGTAGCATTTATGCTTACTTATGGTGAAATACCAAAAGGAATGTTAGTCTGCCATACCTGTGATGTCCGATTATGCGTTAATCCTGAACATTTGTGGCTGGGGACTTACAGTGATAATCTTGTAGATGCTTTACAAAAAGGGCGTAAGTTTATCCCCCTTGAACGTAGCTTTGGGGAGAAGCATCATGCAAGTAAGCTTACCACAGAACAAGTATTAGAAATAAGGAGACGCCATAAAGAAACTGGTATAGGATGGCGTAGGCTCTCTAGAGAATACGGCTTAAATGGTAAAACGATAACGCATGTCTTAAATCGAGATACATGGAAACATATTTAATGTAACGGGCTTGATGCCGAACGGTTAGGTACTTATCTCTTAAATAAGCTTAAGTGGGTTCGAGTCCCTCCAAGCCCTCCAATTTGCCGCTGTGGTGTAATAAGCATAAAAGTGTTCTAAGCTTAAAGGTTTTGGTTAAAGTCCAAACAGCGGAACCAAGCTCTCGCAATCATCGGAGTGATAACCTGTCTTCGAAACAGCTTTTTTGCAAGTTCGAATCTTGCCGAGAGTACCATACCTATGGGTCTGATGCCGAAATGGACGAGGCCCTGGCCTTTTAAGCCAGCTAAAGGGGTTTCGAGTACCCCCAGACCCTCCAATAATGAACTGTCGTTCAAAAGTAGGACAGCATTCTGATAAGATGCCAACCGTGGAGCATTACCACGCAGTTCAACCAAGGTGAGCGAAACACCCTTAGCTCCATCGCTGGTTAGTGTAATGCTGAAGATTGGTGTAGTGAGCCAATCCAAGAACCCGTCGAGGGTAAAGGGAAATCAACACAGTCTTCCCTATATGCCCCTAAAGAGACCGTAATACTTTCTGGGACGCCAGAAAAAGAGAATCGGGAAAATATCGGAAAAGTGCATTACTCGCTCACTAAGATAATAGGCATTAGTTTAACGGCCAAAATGTCACTCTTATATAGTGAAGTCATCTGTTCGACCCAGATATGCCTAACCATCAAGCCCGATTAGCTCAATTGGCAGAGCGACTTTTTTACATGAAGAGGATTCCGTTCGAGCCGGAATCGGGTACCAATAAGCGCATATCTTCTAACGGACAGGAAATATGAATCTCAATCATATAATAGGAGTTCAATTCTCCTTATGCGCCCCATATGGAGGCATCTTCTAACGGCAGGAAGCTGGATTTTCACTCCGGTAATATGGATTCGAATTCCATTGCCTTCACCATCTTTGACAGACATACTAAACCCCTGTTACAATAAAAATAGAAATTTAAAGATAGGAGAAATATAATGGATTTAACTCAGTTCCAGCAAGCAGTCCAAGACTTACTTGCAGAAGAAGTCAAAGTTGATGCGGATGTACAGGCACTAGCAACTGCTGTTGCAAATCTTGTCCCGACACCACCACCAGTAGAAGACCCCGTAACAACAGCGGTCGTCCAAGCTATCCAGACTAAGGGACTTGTCGAAGTATTTGGTCAACAACCACTTGTCGATGCCCTTACAGCTGCAGGCTTTACTGTCACAGCACCGGAAACAACTCCTCCGGCTGACACGACACCTCCAGTAGAGCCAACTCCGCCCGAAGAGACTCCTCCAGCTGAAACTCCCCAGGCTGGAGACGTTTCTGCAACTTAGTTAAGACTAGGTACTCCCTGAAGAGAGGCTGTGTATTCGGTCTCTCTTTTTGTTGTAGTAGGGCACCATGGAAGATGTAGCTTTCCCCGGTGCCCAGTTTAGGCTGTATACTATAAGTATGAGCTTCAAGGAAAAGGTAAATACCCTAACTAATGAGCACCAAGGTACTTTATTCTGGGGCGGTCTTGGAGCGTATGTAGTGGCTTGTGATGTGTTTGGTAAGGAAACGTTGGGTGCTGCCTTTACTCGTGGCATGGAGCATAAAGTCGGACGCTACGTTCTATCTGCCGGTTTAATTTATACGGGCATACATTTGATTAATGCCGTACCCTCTCCAATGGATTTATTTGATAAAGGAATCGATGCCAGTAGGAGATTTATGGGCGAATTCATTGAACAAGTTGAGGATATGCCCGATTTATAGTTTGTACAATAAGCTGTGCACCTTGACTTCTGGTGTATAGTTTGATACTATTTTTATATGGAAAAAGTTATAAGTCAATCATTATCGAGTTTGTGGCTCTGTAAAGGAGCGGTTGGCTAAATATGTTTTCACGTACCTGACACAACTATCAAAACATATGCGAAACCGCCCGACCCGAAATGGCGGTTTTTGCTTTATAGGGGTTTAGGCTAATAGTAAACTATCTGTCTCCAAACTGAAAGTCAGCCATAACATCTGGACATGGGGGAAGGAACGGAAGGAAGCTGAACTTGCTAAATGTCAGATTCTTTGCCATGAATGCCACGCTGAAAAAACCAGACGAGATATGGGTTATGGGCTTAAGCATGGTACAAAACAAGGATATGATTACTATAAGTGCCGATGCGATTTGTGTAGAAGGGCAAATGCCGATATTACAAATGAATGGCGCTGGCGTACAGGTAGAAGGAAAAAACATGAATAATATGGAGAGTATCCGGCTAGATGAGGAATTTGTTTTGAAAACAAATGGCTGTGACAGGCTTCAGAGTGCGAGTCTCTGGCTCTCCTCCACAGGGTAGATTAACCAGCTGGGAGCTGGCTCCGTTTGCTAAACGGATGGTGCCGAAAGGTATGACAGTCGGGATGTCAATCTACCGCCATAAGCCGCTGGACGCAGATGGCAAGCGAACAGTTTGCAAAACTGATAAAGCAGGTTCAATTCCTGTCGGCGGCTCCATATCTTGAAATATATTTACGATGGTGTATAATGCTAATGGGGAGTGACGGAAAAGGCTGGGCTGCTCAGCAGCGACGTGGTTGGTTGTGGTACGTTTAAATCGCCGGAAATGATTTTCGTAGGTTAACATAACCATTTAGTTAGCAATAACACATAGGTAAAGTAGACGTTAAAGGGGGCTAGCCTCTAATCAAGGTGCGACGCCCTAAGACCCAAAGAGTCGCATAAAACTAGGTCATGAGATGTGACAACCAGGAATTCATCTCCTCCCCACCAAAAGTCCTGCAGCCTCACCAGCTCAGGCAGCAGAAGCTTCGACCAAATATCATTAAATGAGAGGAGGCAGGTGAAATGGCGCATCATAAGAAAAAGCCTGGCTATCATGGATGCGGGCTTTGCAAACCATATAAAAAATCAGGTAACAGTAAAGTTGCAATCAAGCCTAAGTATCGTTTAACAAAGGAGTTATATGAGACTTAAAAAAGATTCAAGCTCGTGGAGAGCGAGCGGTATTATAAAAAGGGATTTCAAGCATGACCATAGTCAACCGACCCGTGGTCATTTTCATAATAGCAAAGATACCCGCAAGTGGTGTAAGGGCAAAGTTGGCAAATTGCATAATTATCAGAGAGCATTAAAATGGGAATTCGGTACCCATAAATATTATGTGGATAAATGTGCGAACTGTGGAAAAGAAAGATACCTTAGTGTTAATTTGGAAGACAATAGTATAAAAACTTAGTCTGGTTTGTTACGTTTTATAATTAGTATGTTATAACCCAAATAGGGCAATGTAGCTAGCATGGCTCTTGTGCTGTTACTTTTTTTACCATTTCCACGCTCAATATTACTCAAAGTTGGATGTGCCAATGTTGTTATTTGTTCTAGTTTATTTATCGATATCCCTGATTCTTTTCTGGCTTGTATATAGAAATCTTTTAAAGGTACTTCGCCAATAAAGAAATCATGTTCATTAGGGTCATAAACCAAATGCATTTAATATAATTATAGACCGTGGTATACTTGCTCACAACATACATGAAACCAATAACCACGTTTATTATCCCTTCAGTAAGGCGTGATACATTACAGAGAGCTATTGATTCTATCGGGGACAACCCGTATCTTGTTGGTTTTGATGATGACCATATTGGACAGAGTTTAATTAAAAACCAATTAATAGCCCAGGTAACCACGGAATGGGTTAGTTTTCTTGACGATGATGATATCATATTACCGAATTATGTCGCTGCCCTGAAGCATGAAATTGAACGACACCCCACTGCAGATATAGTTCATTTTAAACAATATTTTACTCATACGGGACAATTATTCCCAGCATTACAGGTAGTTAAATGGGGGTGTATTGGAGTGGGGTTTAGTGTTAGGCGTTCGGTTATTTTAGAATATCCATTTCAAAACGAAAAGCATGAAGATTTACATGTGGTTGAAAGAATAATAGCCGGTGGTCATATCATTTATTTTAGTCCTGAGCTCACTTATATCATGAGACCGAATTTTTGAACTTGACTTTTTAATTAATTTTCTATACACTATCAATATGAGTAAAGATTTTACGTTTACCCAACAGCGATATACCACACCGTTTGGTGGAGGTAGCTGCTAACGTATTTACTCTCACATGAGTTCTACGAGAAAGCTTCCTCCATAGGAAGCTTTTTTCGTTTACTTGGTACCAAAGCATTTAGTGGCGATGCACCTGATTTGTAACCAGGAGAGTGGCGTTCGATTTCGTCATGGTACCTCCATCAACTCTTTCTGGTGTAGCAGTATCTGCACATCTGGTTGAAGCCCAGAAGGTCTCCGTGCAACTCGGAGGGGAGAGGCCATTTATGCCAGTATAGGGAAGCAGACAAACCCAGCTGACTGTAAATCAGCCGTCTTAGGACTACGAATGTGCAAATCGTTCTGCTGGCACCAGATAATGGGAGATAGTTTAAAGGTAGAATAACTGGTTCTGAGCCAGTAGATGAGCGTTCGAGCCGTTCTCACCCAGCCATAATCACGGGTAGACAAACTGGGAAAGTCACCACACTTTGAATGTGGAATTTTTACAGGTTCGAAGCCTGTCCCGTGACCCATATGAATATATCTTTTTATTTTAATAATTAGTCATAATGTATGATATACTAACCGGATGCCTTATAAGGACATTGAGAAAAGAAGAGAGCTGAATGGTTTGTTGATAAATCATGTATAAGGTGTGGTAGCACTGAGAATCTCGAACTTGACCATATTGACCCTAAACTTAAAGTGTCCAATAATGTGTGGTGTTGGTCTGAGTCTAAACGGGATGTTGAATTAGCCAAATGTCAGGTATTATGCCATGACTGTCATTGGAAAAAGACCAAAGAGGATAGGGGCTGGCACCTTAAACACGGGACAATTACTGGCTACACTAAATATAGTTGTCGGTGTGAAGAATGCGCAGAAGCTTGGTCAAAATATCAAAGTGAATATTATCATCGTACAAAAAGGAAATAAAGAAAACACCCACGATATTACCCGTGGGTGTTTTAAGTTTTGTCTCAACTAGTCAACTTTGTTGTAGTTGTCCTGTTGGTTGTTATCACTGTACTGAGAATCTTTGTTGTAAGATTTGTGGGAATCCCAGTTCTTGCTTTTTTCACCATCATTCCGGTGGCAAGGTTTGTGGTTGTCATCTTTGTGCGTGTATGAAACTTCTTTGAAGTGTTCACTGCGGTGGTTGTATTTTGACCGACCGTATTTGTCGCAGCCATTTTTATTGTAGCCTTGCTTATTATACCCATCGCGGCCGTAACCATTGCAATCATAGCCATCTTTATTGAACCCATATTTGTCAAAGCCTTGGTGGCTATATCCGTCTTTATCGTAACCACTCTTATTATATCCGTTTTTATCAAAACCCTGACGATTAAACCCGTAGCAATCGAACCCATAGCGGTTGAAGCCATGCTTGTCGTAACCTTGACGATTGAACCCATATTTGTCAAAGCCAAATTTATTATACCCGTGGCTATCATTGGTGCTGCAACCACAGTTACTATCATGTTTGCTCTTGTGATAGCTAGTTACTTTATAGCTATGTTTGTCATAACTACTACTATGATTGTCGTTTTTATACGTGTAGCTTGAGGTATAAACCTTGTTAGATTTATGCTCATCCTTATTATAGTCTTTGTTATCGTTACGACCATTGTTATTGTCGTTGCGATTATTATCTTTATTATGATTATCGCTACTGTGATTATCACTCTTATAGTTATCTTGTTTACTATTATTGAACTGCCATCCTTGTGACGGTGCTGTAGCAGCAACTGCACCTGTTGTGATAGCTGCAACTGCAAATACGGAAGTACCTACTTGCAAAGCAAGTTTGCTTATCTTACCCATGAAAGGTTTCTCCTTCTCTTATTCGTTGTTATTGAATCGCTTATCTTACCCGTGGCGAGTATTCCATCATAAACGGAATCCTTCCCCGTTTCTCAGCTCTGGCTAATGCCAACCGCTCTGCGGGGCTTTGTTTATCCTCGGACAACCGCCCTGCCGTCCGAGTTTGTTTTATAATTTGTTAATGGTCAACGCTCAGTCCTTCCTGCTTCTGAACATTAACCCGATTGTAGCACATGGCTAAACCGTGTGCAATACTATACACAAACAAATTATAGTGGTGTTATAATGTGATAGTAAATTATAAATTAAAGGAGATTATCAAATGAGAGTATCCGTGGTGATTCTTGCCCTCTGGGCCATCTTTATCGGGGCTGTCTGGGCAACTTGGATAACAGTGAGTGCTCATAATTTAGGTATCCTGTCAGTAGTGATAGGTGTTGTAATTCTTCTTATAGAATTATTCGTTCCAAGCTGGTGGAGCGTTGATTGGCGCAAAAGAGGTTAATAGTGCTTTTAACAATTCTTATAGTACTAGCTATAGTGGCATTGGTTTTATTCATCTTTAGACGGTGAAAATCTTGCGTTTATTTATGTAGTGCGATTACCGTTGTGTGCAGCTTTGTTCCTGTTTTTACTATATTAAACAGCGAACAAAGCTCTGCTTCATAATTCCCTAAAACCTGCAATGGGCTGAAACCATTATCCTGCCGCCGTTCCTACCAGAGGCTTCACCGAGTTTCCCCAGATTCGCTTAGATGGTCTAGCAAACAAAGTAATCTACTTCAGCATCACAAACCCTCACACACTACGCTTAAAGCGTGGGCGGCTAACTGGTCACAACTTTAGTTATGAACAGATGGAGCCGCCCAATCCAATTCGTTGTTAAGAATATCCCCGAAGGGATAGGGTTTGCACATCTCCTCAGTCTTTCGACCCTCAACACCCGCCTTTGATTATTGACCCTTCCCTCACGAGAAGGGGGCTGACATTGATAATTGTTTCCAATCGATTTGATGACCTTAGCCGTGTGTTAGCAACTGATTAGGTGACCATTGCAGGTTTTAAAGAACTAACTAAGTTTTATACTACACCAACAAAAACTCTATGTCAAGGTTTTTTAAAGTTTTTCTAATACTTTGATTGATTGTTTGTCTTTGGGATGTGATTTAATATGCCTACTTATTCGTCGGACTTTATTAGCTTGAATCTTCAAGGGGTGGGCTTTATATTTATTCTTCTTCAGTTCACTCGTCATTCGATTCTCCTTATAGCTTGCTTCAATTCATGATGAATGAACTGGCTTTATGAACTTGGCAATGTTCTCCGCATATGGGAGTGCTGACCGTGTATGCAAGCGCAATCATGGGCATGAATAGAAAGGCAAAGAATAGGTATATACCCAAAATAAAAATACCTATTTGAGTGAATAACCCTGAGTAGCTATTCAGTTTATTCTTTATTCTACTGTGCATTTTATTGTATGCATAGGGGTTGGAGAATAGTGTCCACCGCTGTATATATCGTTCACCATATTTATATGTCATTGTTTGAGTATACACCATCATTGGCTATTTTGCAAGGGAGATACTTGCATTATCCCATGTTTATTGGTAGGCTATAGGAATAATCAGTTAATAAGGAGAAAAACATGGCTTACACTTACACGAATACAAAAGGTGTAGAATACCACCTCAACTCTAAACAGATTCAACTTAAGAACGGGAAAACTTCTGTTATATATTATTTCTCTAGGGATTTGAGGCCTGATACATCATGTGATTTACCGGATGGTAAGGAAGTGTACCAAACGGCCAGGACCGGGATGCCTGTCCTAAAAAATATCAAATAATTATCTATTAAGCCAGTTGAGCTTGTGGGTTAAGCTCTTCTTTTTCAGGGATATCCACAATCATACTACCTGTGGTGATAGCGGTGGCTGCTATTGAAGTTGCAAATTGTAGTGCATTACGAGTTACATCGGTTGGGTCTATAATCCCTGCGGATTTCATGTTTACTAAAACGCCTAAATCCCTAACGTCTACACCCCAGCCACGTTTTTCTTTGACTTGTTGTAGCCAAATATCTGGATTAAATCCTGCATTCTGCAGTAGGATACGGAATGGTTGCTCAACTGCATTTAGCACGATACGGTCTTCAGTAGTTTCATTTATGCTTGTATCAACATAATCTGAGGCAACATTGACAAGCGTGATGGCTCCTCCGGGTACAATACCGCCTTTCACTGCTGCTTTAGCTGCTGCAACAGCATCGTCAACTCGGAATTTCTTCTCTTCAATCTCTGTTTCGGTGGTACCGCCAACCCTGATGATAGCTACTTTACCATGTAATGAGGAACGACGGTGTTCATGGAATTCTTTATCATAGTCACTGCCTGCTTTTTTGACAAGAGCATCGAGCTCATCGCTTCTGTTCTGAATGTCTTCTGGCGCACCCTGACCATCAATGATAGTCGTTTTATCTGCTGATACAATAACCTGCTTGGCGGTACCCAAATCAGATATTTCAGCCTTAGATAGCAATTGACCACGTTCGGATGAGATGAAGGTGGCACCCGTAATGATAGCTATATCATCGAGTAGTTGTTGGCGACGGTCTCCAAATGAAGGCGCTTTGATAACAACCGTGTTAAAGGCTCCCTTAGCTTTATTAAAAATCAGCATTCCAAGGGCGTCTCCAGAAATATCTTCAGCAATAATAACGAGGTCATGTTTGCCTTCGGAATTCATGGACTCAAGTAGAGGAATAATATCTTGAGCTGAAGTTATCTTTGCATCAGTTACCAAAACAGGAACATTTTTATAGGAAGCTTCCATCGTGGTTTGATTAGTAGCCATAAATGGGCTGGCATAACCTTTGTTAAAGGTGTAGCCTTCAGTTATCTCATGTTCCATGCCAAAGCCTTGGCCGGGTTCGACAGTGACTGTACCATCAGCACCAATGCTTTTAATGACATTAGCGATAAGCTTACCTACCTCGGCGTCACCTGATGAAATAGTGGCAATCTGGGCTACTTTCTCTGAGTTATCACTGATATCTTCGCTATATTTATCCAATCTTTTTATTAGGGATTCAGAAATCTTTTCAATTCCCTTACGAAGTTCGACTGGATTATAGCCTGCTGCGATTAATTTATTAGCTTCGTTCAGTATGTGGTAGGTTAAGATGGCAACAGTCGTTGAGCCATCACCAACCTTGTCCATTGACCCTGAAGCACTTTTAACTAGTTCAATACCGACGTTATACCCAAGGGTTTCATCGTCAATGTCATCGATAGTGATAGACTTAACTGCATTTATGCCATCCTTAGTAATTATGGGTGCGCTACCATGTTTTCCGAGTAAGACATTCTGCCCACGGGGACCCAATGTTCCTGCTATTGTATCGTGGACGATTTTGGCTCCTGCAAGTACTCGTTGGCGTGCATCATCGCCATAGAAAATCTTTTTACCGCTCATGTATTTAATTCCCCTCAACCTTTGCTATTATATTTTCGGCTTTTATGAGTTTGTATTTTTCGGTCTCAATCTCAATTTCAGTAGTATCATATTCTTTGGTGTAAATAACATAATCACCAACTTCAATGCCTTTCACATCTTCACCCACAGCTAAAACTTCAGCTGTTGAAGAATCTTTTGCAGCGCTGTCAGGGATATACAAACCGCTGGCGGTTTTTGTTTGTTTTTCTTTTGCCTTGGTTAGAACCTGGTCTTTCAATGGTGTAATAGGAATTCTCATACCTTCCCTCTTGTTAAAAAATATACTGTTTTCCCATTGAAACATTAATTTATTCAAATTGCAACTCGAATTTTGGACAACAGTGTAAGGAGTAAGCTATTATAAATGCAGATATACTAGAAGGACAAATAGGGGCATAATGGGATTTTTCGATAAAGCACTCACAAATTTCGGTTATGAACGAGTAGACCACAAATCAACAACGCTTCCCAATCTTCAAAACAAGGATTATACGACCCCGAGTGATGCAGCAAGCTCCATTATGGGGGCTAATTCATGGAATCCAGCTTTCTCCAGTTTTAATAATGAACGACAGCAATTAATGGCTTATCGGGATTGGGTATATATTGCTGCCAAGATGGTGGCTGACCAATCGGCAGCTATAGACCTACGGTTATTTTTGAATCGAGGCAAATTAAATAATATGGCTTTAAGCCAGAAATTAATTGAATTTCCCAAGGAAGCTGCTCTCTATGCTAATAAAAAGGTGACTTACCTTGAAACTAAAGGTGGACAGATTAAGATTCAGAAAGGCGTGACGGCACTTGAAGAACTAGATAATCATCCGCTTTTGGATTTGCTAAATAATCCAAATGCCAGTATGAGCAAAAACGAGTTCCTAGAAATATGTTTTTTGCATCTGGAATTAACGGGTAATGCCTATTGGTTCGTGGTCAGAGATAAGAAAAAGAAACCAATTGAATTATGGCCGTTACTACCAAACCTGGTAGCTGTGGTGCCTGACCAAAAGCACTTTATAGTTGGTTATGTTTATACTACAAATGGCAAGCAAATCCCTTTAAATCCTGAAGATGTTGTTCACCACAAATACGGTAATCCTATGGACTTCAGGCATGGCTACAGTGCGGTTATGGCAGGCTCTACCACCATTGATGGAGACACCCATGCAGCCATTTTCAATCAAAGATTCTTTTATAACACGGCAATGCCTGATGGGTTCTTAACGACTGATGAACAGATTGATGAGAAAGTTTTCAAAAGGTTGAAAGATGAGTGGATGAATACTTATGGTGGGGCTGTTAATTCACATCGTACAGCTATTCTATCTGGAGGTCTGCAGTTTAAAAATCTTCAGATTAATCAGCGGGATATGGAGTTCCTGAAAGGACGTAATTTCAACAGGGATATGATTCTATCTTTGTTCGGCGTGCCTAAGTCATTGGCTGGATTTGATGAAAGCATGAGCAGAGCCAACGCAGACACGGCCGAATATATTTTCAGCAAGAGAATTAGAATACGAATGCAGCGACTTGTCAATAGAATTACGATGGATTTGGCTCCAGACTATGAAAATGGTGAAAATCTATTGGTTAGCTTTACTGACCCAGTGCCACAGGATACGGCTCAAGTATTGAAAGACAATGTTTCTTCTCTGGGGACGACAAATAATCCTGGTTTTGCAACCATAAACGAAATCAGAGCTCGACGAGGTGACCTCCCTGTTGCGGGAGGAAATCAGATATTCGTACCAGCTAATTTGTTGCCTTTAGGAGCTGTCTCAGCCCAGCCAGTACCATCAGGAAGACCTGCAGATGTGCAGGAAGACCCTTCGGAGGCAAGAGAAACCAGCAATGAAATGGAAGAGTCTGATGAAGGGGGAGATACACCAGATGCGCAAGATACGGCTGGGAGTACGACGAGTACAGGCTTATCTACAGGCGTGCCAGACAGTGGTTCAGCCGCATCTGATGCCACAAGTGCAGTTCGGAGCATATCAAAACCAGTTGAAAAAGTCAAAGTTGATTCATTACCTGCTTTTCCTAAACCGATAGCACAGGTAGAAAGTCGAGGCGATAGCGATTTTTTAGTCACTGAGCCAGAAAAGGCTCAAGCCAATAAACCCAAGCCAAAATATACATTATTATTTACCAAACAATTTGTTACTGAAAACTATCTAAAAGAACGTCAACATACTGCAGATGTGTTCGAAGTTAGATTTATGCGAGCTTCGAAGCTAAGATTTGAACAACAAAAAGGTGAAGTTCTGAATAATGTGTCTGCCAGATTTATGTTCGGCACAAAAGCCTTACAGAAGGCAACTAAGAAAGAAAATAAGAATAAATTAAATGATTTATTTGACCCTGTTGCAAGTTTAGCTGCTTGGAAAAAGGATATGGTTCCAATTTATAAAGGCACTACCACTAGTGGAGGCAGTCTGGGGGCAAAACTCATAAATGACCCGGAAGGATATGGTTATAATGCTCCTGCCCCAGCAGAACCTGTGGATTATAGAGATGTAACCGGTAAGGTTGATAAATATTTCCAGCAGCACACGGATATTGTCTTTGAAGGCGTTGATTCAGAAACAACGAAACAACTGCGTGCTTCCCTGAATGAAGGTATTAATGCTTCTGAAACAACACAAGAATTGGCTGATAGAGTAGAGAATGTTTATGGAGCTGCCATTGGATATAGAGCTGAAAGAATAGCAATAACCGAAGCTAATAGGGCATTACAATACAGTAATTTTGCCGTATGGCAAGATAGTGGTATGGTAGATAGTTATATATGGAAAACAGCTAGCGACCCTTGTCCGAAATGTATTCCTTATGCTGACATGGTTCGTCAATCTCCGGGTGATTTTCCAGAAGAGCATCCGCACGGTCGATGCGCTGTTATCCCATTTAAGCTTAAGGATTTATCTGAAGTCGTTGGATAATTATAGAGAACCGCAATTTCTCACGATTCCCTGTATAAGTTGGTTGACTTGCCGGGGCAAGACATGACTCGCCTCAACGCAACACGTCTGGACGCGACTTGACGCGCCTGCTATTCCTCGCATGGAAGCCTAAACTTCACTTCTGAAAGCAGTAAACTAATTATACACCAACACCATCCAAAAATCAACTCCTCGAACACATTTCCGCATTTTATCTATTGTCAGATATTACACTCCTTATGTACTCTTTTAATAGAAGCATAGATAATTTTGAGGGTAATTTATGGCAACCACAAGGATTTATAAAAATACGGGTTCAAAAGCACTATCGATTGTTGGGATTGGTGACGTAAAACCAGGTGAACAGCTAAGTGTAACAACGGATTATCATCCGCCTGTTGTTCTTGCAAATTACCCTGGCTTGGTCGAAGTAACTGATGAGTCTGGGGGTGAAGTTCCGGCAGAAGAGCCAACTGCTCCTGAAGAAGTAGCTGCAGTAGCAGAGGAGGAAAATAATGGGTAAAATATTCAATCTGCCTTTCTTAGGTCAGCTTGGTGTAGCAACTTCACGGTTCGGTTCAGCTGGACGTGGATTCAGCGCAGGTAGTTTCTTTGAGACAAACCTTAAAGCTAAGGTCATTCGTAACGGTGAGGCAATACCTGCTACTAAGGTGATGAGCTTGAACTGGCTGGACAATTATCGTATTGGTAAAGATACTGAAATTGACCTAGGACCTGGTGTTGTAACCAACGTGGGAGTATTGGCATTAGCTAATGACTGGAACCTAGCTTCTCCTTCAGCTGCAGCTATTAATACATTGAAACTAGCTAACTGGCATTTTACAGGAACAAGCGCAACAGCAGCTACGCAATTTGATTACAAGGTTAATACAATTTCCGCACAAGGCGGCCAGACTCCTATAGCAGGAACACAAAGCCTTGTATCTGGTGCAGTACTACAGAAGTATCAGACAGTTGCAACAATCAGCTATACGGGTTCTGAAGCGGTTACTGAATGGTGTCTGATTACACAGTCAACAGTTTCAGCAACTACAGGTACTCCGTTTACTGCTACAAGCGCTACTTCGGGGACTGTAACAGGTACGCCTTTGACAGCAAGTTCTACAACCGTGCAAGGACAGCAACAACACATTGTTGAAGCCGGTACTACAACTGTATGGGGATTTGTCACATCGAATACTACCTCAGTATTTACTATTGTGGCTTGGTATAAAGATGCCGATGGTACGGCTGGGGCAACACCTGGTACTACCGAGGCTTATACTATACGTCCTATTATGTGGGACCACAAAGTATTCTCGGCCATCAATGTCAACGCAAGTGATAGCATTCAGTTTACTTACTCACTCACGATAAACTCAAATGGGTAAATTGTCAAATATATTGTAAAGTATATAACTGATAAGGGTAAGATGAAGGAGCCGAAAGGTTCCTTTTTCTTTTTGCTATAAACGTCAATGCGTGTGAGGTACAGAGTTTACAGTCATTTGGGTATTGACTTATTAAATATAATTTGATATACTCTTCAATGTAAATGATAAAGTTGAAGGAGAATATTGAATGGCTAGACCGAGAACATTAGAAGATAAGAAATGTGAGACATGTGACGAATTATTTAGACCACCTAATAAATTTGCTAGGTACTGTAGTCGTGAATGCTGGCCTGGTGGCAAACCAAGGAAGCTAGAAGATAAGAGATGCCCTGGTTGTGGCATTATGTTTCATCCTAGGAATAAAGATACAATGTTTTGTACACGAAAATGCGCAGGTGAACATCGACCTAGAATGCCTGAACGAGCATGCTCAACTTGCGGTAAGATGTTTGCCCCTTGGCGAAAATCTTCTAAATACTGTAGCTCCGAATGTGTGCCAGGTAAGCCACGAACGTATGCAGATAGAGATTGTGTTAATTGTGGCAATAGTTTTCATCCAAAGAAAAATAAAACGCAACGTTTTTGTACTCGGTCGTGTTATATCGAACACCATGATAAGAATAGGCAGAAAAGAGTGGATAACGGTGGTTATATAATAATTTATAGACCTGAATATTCCGACCGACAATCTGGGCAGATGATGGAACACCGAGCAGTCATGTCAGAATTTTTAGGACGTAAGCTTGAAACTCATGAGACGGTTCATCATAAAGATGGTAATAAGCAGAATAATGATATAAGTAATCTACAGTTACGCTCTGGTAAGCACGGTAAAGGAGCAGTTTTCAAATGCGCTGACTGTGGTTCACATAATATAATAGCCGACAGTATTTAGCCCAACATTGCCAAACCCAAGCTTCACTTCTTACAATTAGAGTAGAATGACATATCCTCTGCCTACGAATTATGCCGATAATACGGTCATGCTTACAAACCATGCATCAGCGCATAATTCTACTAACACTGTCATAAATAATTTATCCATTTATAATGTAATGGACTATGGCGCTAAATGTGATGGCATTACACTTACTGATGCAGTTGTAAGCGCAGGCGGAACTAATCTACAGTCAACATCAGCTACATTTACATCTGCCGATACAGGTAAAAGATTCATATTACAGGATGGCTTGCATAGAACAACATCAGCAGCTGGTGCAATAACATCAGGTACGAACACTTTAACAGGTTCAAACTTCCAAAACTATGATGTAGGTAACCCAATAACAATAAATGGAGCTGGAGTAGCGGGAGCTAATCTTACTACCACTATTACCTCATACACGGACAGCACGCATGTAATAATAGCGGTAAATGCAAGTACTACAGTTAGCTCTGCAACCTTAACGATAGGTGGCATACCACTGAATGGAACGATAACATTCGTTGATGCTCACAATATAACTTTGTCCGTAGCTGCTGACTGGGCAATAAGTAATGGAATTTATGTATATGGTTCCGGTGACCAATCGGCTATAAATAACTGTGTAACCGCCTTAAACAGCGCTGGAGGCGGTACATTATTCATACCAGGAGTATCTTTAGTCACTGCGAACATTAATTTGAATAGCTCGAATGTAATTGTTACAGGATTGGGTTATAAAAAATCGCAGGTAATCGCTGCGACAAATACTATTTCTCCATTTAACATTGATGCAACCAGCACCAAAGGCATCGAGAATATTTCCTTTAGAGATTTGAAGATTGATTGTGCTAACCAAAATGGTAATCAGGGTGCAATAGTCATTAAGGGTGGTACATTCTCTAATGGTGATTATGTTAAAACTATTGATATAAGCAAAGTATATCTAGCTAATTTGGGGGTACCAGACCAGGGATTAGTACAAATATATTCTGGTCGAGGCTCAACGGATAGAGGACCGGTATCAGATATTACCATGACTAATTGTATATTTGATGGCAGCGTGAAATATCATTTCTATGTGAATGGTCAAAACTGCAGTAGTGTGAAATGGAGTTATTGTCGATTTATTAACTCGCAGGGAGGTTGTATTGCATGGAATACAACAGGTGAATCTTCGGCGAGCCTTAATACTAGCATCCGTTCAAACGAGGATTGGCAGCTATCTCATTGTTATTTTAACAATAATATGCTCACATTAAATTCAACTATAGGAATGATACAGGATGTATCGAAAAATGGTCTGCGTGGCTTAGAGATTGACCATTGTTTTGTGGATGGAGCCGTCTCAACCTCTGAACATTATTTCATAAATATCCATGAATCATGGGGCGTAAAATTACATCACAATATATTCTGGAAATTTAAAACAATCCTATCTATTGGTCAGCACAATACTAGCTTAGGTTTAGCCCCGAGCATGTTCTATGATTTCAGCTATAATTTGGTCTATAAATGCTTCAATATAGCTGACCATGATGCTTCAATATTTGGTAATTTTGACCATAATATATTATGGGAGCTTCAGATTGCTGGTGGATTAGGGGCATATTCAAGGCAATGGCCGTCTAAGTGGACAAATAATACGGTATATAACTGTCCAACAGCTCCCACTTCTCCGAATAATGCAGATATAAATGTAGCAGCATTACAGTTTACCCCCGGCGGTATTGAAATCAATAACAATACCTTTATTGATGATAGGGCTTTACCAACACCAACTACAGCACCATCATTAACGGCTGTATCATCGGCATCTACAGGCTTGGGAGCCAGAACTTATTTTGTTAAATATACATGGGTTAATGATTCTGGGGAAACTGCACCATCAAGCGAAGCTAGTTTAGCATTGACTGATTTACAATTATTAAAAGTCACACACCCTACATATTCGGACTGGCTAGGAAGCGCTCAAGTTCCTCCATCCGGTGCAAAAAAGGTGAATATATACATAAGCACGACCACCAATACTGAAACCTTACAAGACTTCATGAATACCTCATGGCAGAATGAACAAGAATCTTCCGGCTATCCTTTGACTAACGGTGCTATGGTGTGGACGCAGCCAGCTTCGACACTAGTGGCGGGGGCTGCTCTACCGACGATTAATACAACTCACAGTATAGCAGTATACGGGTTCTATGAAACTTCGGGCGGTTTATCGGCTGGAATACCTAACATATTTGAGAATAATAAATTCTATGGCATTCCAGTGCCGGTTTTATATAATTCAAGTTATGCAAGAATAAACCGGAATAATTTATCAAATGGGCATTTTTCTGTATATAAACGTACTACTGATGCAGCCATAACTAGTGGTGCTGCTATCCTAACGTCCTCAACTGCTGGATTTGTTTCGGGCGACGTAGGTAAGTCTGTTTATATCATAGGAGCAGCAGCATCTGGTGGACTCTATTATGGTCTTATAAGTTCATTTACCTCAGCAACACAGGTAACACTAAACACGAATGCCGGGACAACTGTGAGCGGAGCATCACTGGTATTCGGTACTCCGACTGCTATAAGTAACAGTACCACGAGTATTATAGAGAAGATTCCCTACAATCAGGGAAGTGTTACAGGAGCTACGACCTTCGATATTGTCAACGGAGAAACAATAAGTGCGACCTTAACAGGTAATATAACAGTTACATTCGGGGCAGGTGATTATGTCGGGCAGGAGATGACCTTGACTTTAACACAGGATAGTACAGGTTCAAGAACCGTAACGTGGCCGGCAAACTTCAAGAAAGCCGGTGGTACATTAACTTTATCCACAGGCGCAAACACGATTGATACAATCAGATGTCAATGGGACGGTGTGAATTGGCTAGAACGATTTAGATTAATGGGGTTAGCATAATGGCATTATACTTTGGCGACAGTGAAATCAAGGCAGATAAAGTTTCCAGCCCAACAGGGTCATCCACTTTAGATATAGCTGGAAGAAAGCTAATAAATGCAAGCTTACCGGTTGTTTATAACGTCATGGATTATGGTGCCAAGGCAGATGGCAGAACCGTAAATGATGGAGCTATGACGAGTGCATCAGCTACACTAACAAGTTCTACTGCTGCATTTACGAGCGGTGATGTGGGTAAACTAGTGACCGTATTTGGAGCTGGTGCCGTGGGCACATCTAATATGTTATTAACAACAATATCTTCTGTTGGCTCAGGTACATCAGCGACTTTAGCTGCAACTGCCGCCAATACCGTTTCGGGTGCCCAAGTATTCGTAGCAACAAATGATAAAACGGCTATAACAAATGCTATTATTGCTGCAGGTCAAGCACAGGGTGGTCAAGTTTACTTACCTCCCGGTTTCTATGGTATTGGTGCCCATATCTTAGCTAACTATAGCAAGGTCAATGTAACTGGTGCGGGCATACAAAGTAGCGTAATGGTAAGTTGTTATGATGGTTCGCCTGGTGGGGAAAATACAAATTTTGGAATCTTATCTTTCCGTTCTCCTGACGGTACGACTCCTGTGAGCAATATTAGTGTAAGCAACTTATCCATAAACCATAATTACATGGGTACAATCGGAATCCACTGGCAAGCGCCTACGTCTGCTGCAAATACCGCTACAAATTTAGTAGTTGAGAAGTGTGAATTTTATAACAGGGGGCCAGATAACACAGGCTCAACAGGCTCGCTCAGAATTAATGGACAGTATTCAGGTGTATCTGGGGCTTTGAGTGACCTTAGAATTAGCAATTGTATTTTCAGGGATGCTGTAAGCACAAATTCTAGTAATGTAACGGCTAATTCAATACTATTTACTTCCTACAATATTAGTAATGTACGAATATTAAGCTGTACATTTAAAAATACATTTGGAAATACCATCCAAACTGTAGGTGGTACTCCAGCTCGTCTAAGGCGTGATTGGGTAATCGATAATTGTGATTTTTATAATACAGTTGGTACATATGCTAATAATTATTTCGGAAGCTCATTGGCGGACATTAGTGATAGTGTAGCTGCTGGATGGGATGGCTTAAAGATTACTAATTGTAATTTTGAATCATTACCGACAAGCTGGCCGTTACAAGCCAACAATGCGATTGGTCAATATTATAACATGACAGTATATCATTCAGATGGGTTTATTGTTGATAGTTGTACATTCAAATATAGTTGTACTGTAATAGCACCTGGGCTATCTAATACTGGCACACCAAAAGACCCGTCAAGCGCAGAATCTCGTGGCTGGATATTCTCGAATAATAGTGCCATGAATTGCCACCGTTTTTCAGACCCTGACGGTCATACTGCAGGTATATATTCCAACAACTTATTCTTCAACTTCGACCATGGCACTTTCATGGGTGGCTATGGTTGGCACGTGGCTTCATCATATATAGGAAATTCATTTATCAACTGTGGCATGAATCCAAGATTAGCTTCATCTGCCGGTGAGCTTGCAATTTTTCAGATAGAGGATGGCGGTAATGTTTATCAAGATAATTTTATATATAACGATAACCCATTAACAAATCCGGCTTCAGCTCCGACGGCTGCAATTAATGCAACCGCAGGCAATTTGAATGGAGCGTATACATATAAGATTACATTTGTAACACCGATGGGTAATGAAACGGCTGCCAGTTCTGCATCAAATTCGGTATCACCCGTGAATCAACAGGTTAATCTGACCAATATCCCATTAGGGCCAGCTGGCACAGTTTTTAGAAATGTCTACAGAACTGCTGCCGGAGGTGTAAACGGAACACAGGCATATATATTTACTATTAGGAACAATAGTTCAACCACATATACAGATAATTTGGCTGATTCAGGGCTAGGTATAGTTGCCCCGACAACGAATAATACAAATAATGGCTTATCATATATCTTTGACGAACTGGGGGCGGGTGGTTACTCGCTAGTTCCTAATGTATTTAAGAATAATACGATTATGGGTTCCGGACCTAGCGTAGCTACCTTTTATTTAGATTCAAGATATCAGCATATCATTTCGGGTAATACCGGTATATTAGAGCCCATCATTCAGAACAGTCTTAATAATGGCACTGTGTCTACAACTCCTTTAGCATTGACAGACGTTGTCACCAATAACTTCCAGACCAGTGGAACCCCGGTAGATAACCCGACGATATTCGGTGGCTCGATAGCGACAGCTTACACAGCTGTTACTACTACATATTCTGTTGCCCTCGGTGATTCAATAATAGACTGCACGTCAGGAACCTTCACCGTTACACTGCCTACGGCAATTGGGATAACTGGAAGACAATACACAATTAAGAATTCGGGAACGGGCACTATCACGGTAGCAACGACATCCTCTCAGACAATTGACGGAGCTACTACGCAGGTGATGGGGGTGCAATACGACAGCATAACTGTCATCAGTGATAATGCTAACTGGAAAATAGTTTAGAGAGGTGATGAAGTATAATGTCATATAAAACTAAAAGTCGAAATGTGAAACTAACGGTTGGAGTAACGGGGCAAGAAGCTGACTATATCTGTGATGGCACAAATGATGATGTAGAAATCAATGCCGCAGTAACAGCCGTGAATGCTGGTGGTGGTGGAATCGTCCAATTTAGGGAAGGCACATATATACTCAATAATACAATTACACCTAAAAGCTATGTTTCTTTGGTTGGTGCGGGCAAACAAAAAACTTTATTTAATTTCACTACCACACCCGCTGCATCAAATATGATTACTTCCGGTAGTGGCACACTTCTTAACTTTGAAGTATGTCATGTCACTCTTGATGCACAATCGGCAATGAAGGGTTTGATTAACTGTGCTACTACTGTTCAAGAAATAGAAATCCACGACTGCGAGTTTCTAAATATGGGATGCGATAATTCTCATTCTCATTGGGCGTTGCGTTTCGGTAATGTCGTTGATGCAGACCTTCCTGGGTCAGCTTCGTATAATTGCCATGTTTACAATAATTTATTTTATAATTTATCCTGCGGTACTTTTGAGGTAATATTACTACCAAATGTGCGAGATAGTTTTTTCCATCATAATAAGTTTGAAAACAACGCCACCTCAAGTACTCGTGAAGTCTCATTCTATAGTTTTAATGTAAATTGCCGGTACAGTGAAAATATTCATCTCAATTGGAGTCAGGGTGCAGTACATACCGCAAACTGCGACCAGATAGATATAATGAATAACACTTTTACCAGCACCACTATTCCAAATGCTACTGCGCTTGATATTAGGAATACAATTAATTCAAAGGTTTGCAACAACAATATAACCCTTTATGATACGGGGCAAGGTGATGGCATAGATTTTCAAGATGATAATGTTGGTCGAGACGGTCATACCCTGCTACATCCCAATTCATATAATTTGGATTTTTCAGGTAATACATTCACAAATGTGTTTTATGGCATAAAAAGTATTACTTCAACAAGTGTTAATATGAACTTCAAATATATAACCATTTCAAATAATAAGTTCTACAATTGCCTGAAAGCTCCTATCAGAATCGGTCCAAATACATCATCTGGCGTTACTTTGGATATCCAATATATTTTTGTCCGTGATAATGCGATTTATTCATGGATAGGGTCTATTGAAGGTGCTATAGGTTTCTTCGGAGATACTACTGAACCGACCGCCATAAAGAATATCTATATAGAGAATAATTATGTTGGAGATAATACGACTGCAGGTACTTCTGGGGCTGTGCGTATAAGTGCTGCTCAAGTCCAGTCACTTAAAGATAACTATATTGTCGTTTCAACTGGTAGCTATGGGTCGGTTTCTTTGCCAAATAGCGGTACTATCCAAAATAGCAATGGCAATATTGGCTATGATTCACCGACCAGCACTTATGTTGGCATTAATGATACTCAAAAATTAACCAATAAACGAGTTACCAAACGTACAGGCACGACAACATCAAGTGCTACACCAACGATAAATACAGATAATGTTGATTTCTATTCATTAACGGCTCAAGCAGTCGATGTAACATCTTTCACGACCAATTTGACTGGTACCCCGACTGAAAACCAACCATTGTGGATAGCCATTACTGGAACTGCCTCACGAGCGATTACCTGGGGAGCGAGTTTTGAAAGCAGCACTGCAACTTTACCTACCACAACATCTGGTACAAGCCGTCTTGATGTTGGTTTCGCATGGAACACGGTCTCTAATGCTTGGCGCTGTGTAGCGGTAATCTGAATGCTCGCAAATTTATTCGGTTCAACCAGTGGCTTACCATCAACATCAGCCGTGAATTATATTCCAGTACTTTCTGTTAATGACACCCCGACTGCTACCGAAACTTCTAGATTTCAACTATTACCAGCGGCTTTTACGGTCAGTAATTTTTATGTAACAGTTAACACTGCACCAGGGGCTGCCAGCTCGGGTAAACAGTATGTTTTTACTATACGCAAGAATCAAGTAGATACGGCTGCTACCATAACAATCTTTGAAACAGCCACAAGTGGTACATATAACGGTGCGGGAATAAGTTTCGCAGCTGGGGACCTAATTACTATAGGCATTACGCCAACAGGAACACCGACCGCACCAACACTTACAAGTTGGAATTTACAATGCAATTCTGGCGGAACTCATTTCTCTCCAATAGTGGGGGGAAATCATTCAAGTACTGGGCTCTCAACAGCTTCGGTAACGTATGCACAATTGACAGGCTCATCCACAGGGACACAGTTTAACACAGCCGAAGCTTTAGTAACAATGGTTTGCCCTTGCGCAGGAACCCTAAATAATTTATACGTTAAGGCTAATGGGGTAGCTGGCACTAATAATACTTGGGCAATGGGGTTGACACAAAATGGTACTGTCACTGCCTTATCAGCTTCAATATCTGGCGCTTCAGCAACGACTGCCAACGATATTACTCATTCTATTACCGTAGCTGCTGGAGACACTTTATCTATGGCTGCCACACCAACTGGTACGCCAACTAGTAGGAATATTTCATGGGCATTACAATTTACACCAACTAATGTTGGTGAGACTTTCTTTGGGTTTGGGACATCTACTGCACCGTCAACTACTTCCACTGTTTATGAGTTTCCTCTGGGCAATGGAGGCGGCAGCTATACATCAGAAGCTAGTCGTCAAGTCATCCCTGGTGCATGTATGTTGAAATCATTTTACGTATTGCTTGGTACTGCTCCAGGCGGTGTGACTACCAGAACATTTAATATCCGTAGGAATGGAGTTAATTCTGACCTTAATGTTTCGTTCACTGGTGCAGCAGTTACGGGAAATATAACGGGTCAAACTGTCGGGCTAGGACAAACAAGTTTAATAAGTCTACAATCGTCTGAGACTGGTACTCCGGCTCCTGATACTAACGGTGTTCATATGGGGGTCTTGCAATATATTCCAGTTTCAAGTCCTACCACTGGAGATTTTTTTCAGCTTATTAGATGATACTTATTGTCAGGTACAGTTCTTATCTGTAACAATGAAAACATAATAGGAGAGTTTACCAGTGTCCTTCTTGACGGGAACCCAATCAGAAATAATATATGACTATGTAGCCACCAGCACACAGTTAAATACATTTACCACTGAAGATAATTTACAGAAAACCTATCCACCGGTAATTATTCCAGCTGGTTTTTTCTTAAATCCAAGTCAACAATTTAAAGCTCTACGATTACATGCCCAGGGAAGATTAGGTACGACGAGTGCCCCGACATTCACGTGGTCGATTAGGCTTCTTACCTCCACAACTTGGTCAGCTGCGGGTATCCTATTGGGCTCTACGGCAGCTCTAACAGGTGGTACAACTAAAACATTAGCTGTTTGGGAGATGGATGCCGAAATAACCCTAAAGACATTATCTATTGGTGGGGCTAGCACGGTCGCTTGTTTGGGGAAAGTTAGTGGACCTACTGCATTGGCATCTCCATTCGCGGGCACAATTCCTACAGACAACACGGCTTTCACGGTAACTACAGTAGATAATTCTGTCACATATTACTTATTTGTAAGCGTAGCTTGTGGAACATCTAATGGTGCTAATCTTATCCAGATGGAAACTATCAAGTTGTATGGTGAAAATTAAAATGATAAGCATATTCCCTAAGATATTCGAGCTTTTCCAAAGTTATACTAGCCATTTAACTAGCTACGGTATGAAGTAGCCGGAGGGAGATAATTCCTCATGGCTATCTCTCTTGACGCCACCGCATCATCCACCAGCCAAACCTCTAGCCCAATAACATGGAACCATACATGCACTGGCTCTAATGTATTATTAATAGTTTCGGTTCATTTAACAAATGCTGGTTTAACACCTCCGACTGCTGACTCTGTGACATATAACGGTGTCAGCATGAATAAGGTTCGCTCTGATGCTAATAGTACGGGCTCTCATGTATCAGAAACGAGCATATGGTTTTTACACGCTCCCGCAACTGGCACAAATCAAGTCAGTGTAAACTGTACTTTCAATGGTATTTCACCAACTGCATGTGGTAATAGTGTCTCGTATACTGGCGCTCAGCAATCCGATACTGCTGACGCAGTAACAGGTGGTACTGGTAGTGGTAATGCAGACCAAACTCTTTCTTTGAATACCGTAAGTGACAATTGCTGGGTGGTATCTGCAGCTACGTTATCTGGTGCTGGGAGCATGGCTGCCGATGAAACACAAAGAGGATTGGTAACATTATCAATAACCGGTATCGGTGGTCTGGAAGATACAAACGCTGCCGTATCTCCTGCGGGAAACCAAACTATGGGCTGGACAACATCTGGTAGTGTAAATAACCAAATATCGCAATCTGTGGCATCTTTTGCGCCAGCATCAATAGCAGCTCCAATCACTGGATTTGGGATTATGAATCCCGGCAAAACCTGGATAAGACGTTTTGCCAAAGCCGAACATCACCCATATACTCCTGCTACACCTATTGTCCCTACTTCTACGGCTCCCGGTAGGTATTTTGTCGGGGCGGGAAGTAGCAACTGGAGCAGCACATCATCGTGGGCTACCACCTCTGGAGGAACGCCTGGAGCAAGTGTGCCGGTTAGCACTGATGATGTTTTCTTAGATTGGAACAGTTACGGAAATTTGACAATTGATACGAATACACCATGCAATAGCTTGAATTGTTTTGGATTCAGAAATACACTAACTCTCCCATCTAGCATAACACTATCGATAGGTAGCTCGACCGCAGGAAATAATAATGTTGCTTTTCAAGGAGATAATACTCATGGCATGGTATTTTCTATAGGAAGCACGACTACATCAATATTCAATTTTGTTTCAACATCTGCAACCCAGCAAACAGTAACTTCAGGTAGCCTCGTAATGCCAACATTGACGTTTAATGGTGTCGGTGGCTCCTGGATTTTTGGTGATAATATATCGATGGTTTCATCAAAGTTAACGCTTACAGCTGGCAGTTTATCAACTGGTAACTTTAATCTGATAGCAGTCGGTATATTTTCGAGTGGTAGTGCTGTCTGTAATTTGTCACTAGGCTCATCAACGCTTACTTTTAACTTTAATGGTAACAGTGGTGTTCAATTTAGCAATACTGCAAATTTTACATTAAATGCTGGTACCTCAAACATAAATATAAACAATGGTAATTCCGGCTTGGCTTTTGGAAATAATAATACATACTATAATGTTAACGTAATTTATAGTAATGGTTCGAGTACGATATCAGGGACAGGTTCATCGTTCAATAACTTAACGCTCTCAGGTGGTAACCAAGCCCGCTTAATGATGGGTGATAGTTTTATAGTGACTGGATTATTGACCATAGGCAGTAGCTCAGTCGCAACCCCATCTATTAATGTTCCGATTTGTGCCAGTATAACAAGTGGCACGCAAAGAACTTTAACTGTATCAAATACGCCAACTATAGGGAATGTTATTTTAAAAGATATAGCTATATCGGGTTCTGGCACACCATACGCCACAACCTTTACGGGTGATGGTGGTAATAATTCAGGCATGACATTATCGAGCCCACGCACACTTTATTGGGTTAACAACTCTACGACGTATGCTAGTACATCAACTTGGAGCTTAATTAGTTCAAGTGGTGCTACTGGTAATAATCCTCCTATGCCTCAAGATACAATCATTATTGATTCAGGCTCTATTACATCAAGCAGTAAAACAATGACCATAGGTTGGCAGGGTGTCCCCACATTAGATTTTTCAAATGTTCTTAATAATCCAACAGTTGCCTTCACAAATACTAATGGATTTAATGTATTTTTTGGTGATTTAATCTTAAAGTCAGGTATGACAGCCTCGGGCACAACATCATTAGCTTTCCTTAATGATTCAGTTGACCAGTCTATAAATACGAATGGTGTTTCAATTACCAGTGCTGTGGGCTTAATAGATAAGTCGAGTTCATCATTAAAATTAGCGAGTAATTTGACAACAACTGCTGCATGTAATTTCTCAACTCTTATGGGTTCAACATCAAATACAAACAACATTGGTACTTTTGATGCTAATGGGTTTAATTTTACTGCTTCAACTTTTACGTCCAATTCTTCGTTAACTCGTACCATAAATATGGGGGCAGGTACCTGGACGCTTACAGGAACGGGAGTAGTTTGGTCTACTACTACAGGAACTAATCTGACACTTAATGTCGGTACAAGTATCCTAGCTATTACAGACACTTCATCTTCTGCAAAGAGTATCGGTCGTGCGACAAACCAGCCATTATACGATGTCACTGTATCAGGCGGTACGGGAATTGTGTCCTTTACAACTGCCTCTACGAGTACGATACATACATTAAATGCTACTGCAGCAGCCTTTATTCGGTTTAATGCACCTGCAACTTATATTTTTACAGGTAATTTTCCGAGTGGCACATCAGGGTATACGGTTACTATCGATTCTAATACTCCTGGAACCGGAGCCACTCTGTCATTTACTGGCACTGGTCTTATTAATTGTGACTACTTGTCTCTTAAGGATTCACTGCCAAATGCTACCAAAACCTGGTTTGCTGGACATAATTCTACTCTAGTATCCAATACTGGCAACTGGATTTTGGGGACTGGTTTCACGGGTTCAAACGCAGGCGCATTATCATTTGCAGGTGCAAATGCTAAAGCTGATAGAAAATTACTTTCAGGTGTATTATCTTTTGTTGGTTCTATAATCTCCAGAGCTATAGTTCATATATTGGCTGCAATATTATCTTTTGTTGGCTTGAACGTCAGAACACTTACAAAAGGATTGGCTGCAGCTACCTTATCTTTCACGAGCACATTTATAAAATCATTAGCAAAGAAACTGGCTTCTGCTACGTTATCCTTTGTTGGTAATCTTGCGTCTATATACCGCAGGCTAAAAAGCTTAACAGGTATCCTAAATTTAAGTGTATCGACCGGTACACCTTCCCCGACTCTATTACAGACAGCTTCTGGCAATAATGGAGCAGGTTCGAGTTCTGTTTCAGCTACATTTGCATCTAATACAACATCTGGTAGTTTATATGTTATTGTCGTATATTACTTGCAAAGTTCAGCGGCCGTCAGTTCTGCATCTGATACTGAAGGCGGTAATACATACAGTTTTATTTATAAAGACCATAAACATGCCACATCTAATATTGTCGTTGATTTTGCATATGCACCTAATGTAACAGGCGGAACGACCAATACGATAACTGTCAGTTTTAGCTTTGGTGTAGTAGCTGCCATCATCGTAAGAGAATATGCAGGTTTATCTAGTGCTCCATTAGACGTAAAACAGATAAACGATAATGGCACGACAACTTCACCTACTTCTAATGCTACAGCCACAACATCTCAAGCCTCCGAGTTAGTAGTCGGTATGATTGGTTTTGCAACCGCAACTTCTTCCGTCACTGTCAGTGCTGGAGCTGGATATGGCAATATCGTCACGAAACGTGATAGTGAAACGGGTAGCCAGCAAGTTGCCATGGAGGATAATATCGTCAGCTCTATTGGTGCACAAACAGCCACGTTTGGTATAAGTAGTTTGACCGGTACTTCTGTTGTAGCTGTTGCAACATTTACTACGCCAGCCTCTGGTGCTAATGGTTTTATAAAACAAACTAGTCACAATATTACCGGTACTTTAGCCTTCGTTGGTAGTTTAGTGAAAAGACTAGTTAAGGGTTTGGTGGCTGCGAGTCTGTCATTTGCCGGGGCAATTTCTACCGGTCGTGCATATTTGAAGGCATTGGTTGGAATATTGAGCTTCATAGTTGATAAAACAGCATCAATTTCTAGAATTACTGGTCAAGATGCAAGCAACGGTGCATCTGCTAGCTCAACAAGTGTATCTTATCCTGGAGCAACTACAACTAATAATTTGTTGATTGCTGCAGTATCATCATTGGGCAATACAGGTCAGGTCCCAACCGTCACAACGGCTGGCTGGAACTTAGCTATAGCCGGTGGCGCAAGTATAGGCGCTAATAATCAGGTAGCTTTGTATTACAAAATAGCTGATGGTACTGAAACCACAGTAAACGCAAGTGTGGGCGGTGCTGTAAATGCTATTGGCATTAGTATCTTTGAATATACTGGCAATGTCACTACTTCGATAACGGATGGCACAGCAGCAGTTAACACCAGCAATGGTTCTCTGGTTACTACAAAAATAACTCCGAATATAACAACCACAAATGCAAATGATTTAATATTCTATTTCATCGGTAAGGGCACAGCTTCGCCCGGCGTAATAACTTGGAGTAGTGGGGCGACAGTCTTTGGTTACACTGGTACAAGTTTTATGGAAACAATCTGTGGTCAACTCATTGCTAGTACTACTCAGACGAATTATAACGATACTGCAAGCTGGACAGGGGGCGGTCAAACCGTATCTTCCGCTATAGTGGCGTTTAAGGCCGGAGCTGGTACAACTGGCTTTATAAAAGCAACCAACCATAAGATTGTTGCTATATTATCATTCGTGGGCTCCAATATACGAGCATTAACTCATGCGCTAGCTGCTACGTTATCCTTTGTTGGTAGCACATTTAAAAAGTTTATTCATAGTTTTTCAGGAGTATTAAATGTGACGGCTACAACTCATCCTGGTAGTATCTCAAGAATAACTTCTCAAGATGCTACCGGTAATGCAGGCTCAACCTCAGTTACTGTTGCCTATCCTGGCGCAACAACACCCGGAAACCTTTTGATTGCTGCCTTTCTTACAAATTCTAATGTACTGAATAATTCTATCACTGGTTGGACAAAGTTAATCGAAGGAACGGCTACGGGCGTGAATGGGGACATCTCCATCCATTACAAGATAGCGACTGGTTCGGAAACAAATATCACCGGCACTAATACAAATGGTGGTATTAGTGTTTTAGATATCTTTGAATATACGGGAAACGGTAACCCTATCCTATTAGACGGAACGGCAGCCGCCCAAAATACTGCCAGTTCCGTCACAATATATACGACACCTCTTATCACAACCTCATATACTAATGACCTAGTATTCAGTCTTATGAGTGCTGGCGGTTTAAGTGCTCCAAGCTGGGCTACAAACACTTTAATCGGTACAAATATCAATGGCTTTAATAGGAACTTTTTCTGCGGTGAGTATCTATCTACAACGACATTGACTAATTTTACGGATACAGCCAACTGGACAGGTTCGAATTCAGCCGGTTCGTTGGTCGCTGCTTTTCAGGCTGCACCTTCCGCAGTTTCATTTAAGAAGTCAACCAATCATAGGATTACTGCTGCCGTTTCTTTTGTTGGAGCTTTAATCAGTCGGATAAATCAGAAATTCTTCACGGCTGCGCTTTCATTCTCAGGAGCAATCACAAGGAATATTACCCGAGCTTTCACTGGGGCTGTATCGTTTGCGGGAAGTTTACCAAAGAAATGGATACATGGCATGTTATCATCACTGTCATTTAGTGGTTTGGCTACACACCCAGGTACAAGTTTTTCTAACCTGACTGCAGCCTTAAGCTTCCATGGTGTTTTTGGCAGAAATTTCAGTCGTGCTTTTACAGCCGTTCTTAACTTTACAATTATATTTATCAGACCGATTACAACAGCGCTAACTGCTACACTTAATTTCATAAATTATACTTTCGGTAGTGGTATGTTCGGTAGTGGTGGAAACCAGTTTGGGGTTGGAACAATCGATGATTTGCTTAAACAGACTAATCGGAAATTTACAGCTACCGTCAATATGTCGGGTTCATTGATAAAAATTATCACACATAAATTTATTGCTACCTTGAGTTTTGTCGGAGCGTTGCTATCTAGGAATATTGCTCGTGCATTAACAGGAGCATTAAGTTTCGTTGGTGCAATAATTATTTCCGTGCCAACGACACATATTTTGACGGGAACACTGAGTTTCAGTGGCTCCTTCACAAAAAGAGCGCGTCCGTTTTTGACAGCTACGTTAAGTTTCTCAGGCTCTATCACCCGTTTCCTAGTTCGAGGTTTGTTGTCCATGCTTTCTTTCTCCGGTTCGTTTGTTCGAAATCTAACCCACCATTTCACGGCTACACTATCATTTGTCGGTATATTATTGAAAACTACCATTCGGGCAATCTTTGCTGCCACGCTTAGCTTTACGGGAGTATTCGTCAAATCGAGTATAAAGATATTCGCAGCTACGTTGAACTTTACAACAGCATCATTACGTAGTATGGTACATGGTTTCACGGCTGCATTAAATTTCGTCGGAATCTTTATAAAAACTGCTATGCCCAAAGCCTTGACTGCCACGCTTAGCTTTACGGGAGTATTTTTGGGAGGTGGACAATTATTGCAAACATTAACAGGGACTTTGAGCTTTACTGGCAAACAAGTCAGAGCTATTGTTCATAGATTTACAGCTGCACTATCACCGGTCGGAACACTTGTTATATCTTCATTCCATTCTATGTTCGTTTCGTTAACGGGTAGCCTGACATTTGCTGGAACAACGGCAAAGAAAACAGTTCGGGCACTGCCTGTAGCAGTGTTAAGTTTTGCAGGTATGTTTACTAAGACTGCTAAAAAAACATTTGCAGCCACACTTAACCTAACAATAGCCAGTTTTGTACATCAGATTGGAAAACCGTTGGCAGCAGTATTATCGTTTACTGGTACATTTGTAAAATCGATACAATATCCGCTGAGTGCTGCATTAACATTTGCAGGTTCGTTCCTGCGGGCAATTCGAAAATCAGCCATGACGGCTGCATTGAGTTTTGCTGGTACATTTATCGGTGGTGGTCAATTATTGGCATCATTAACAAGTACATTATCCTTCACGGGGGTATTCAGAAAAAGTGCGATTAGACTATTCGCAGCGACCTTAAGCTTTACCACATCATTAATTAGACGCTTGACCAACGCTTTCCAAGCTGGCTTAAGTTTCTCAGGACGTACAACTCGTGCTATCACTCATAGGTTAGTTAGTGCTGTATTGAGTTTTGCCGGTGCAGTAGCAGGCGGTCATCCAAAGTTTGGAAATTTTGGTGCTCAACTGACTTTCAGCACCAATTTCTTCAAATCATTGATACGGTTCAGATTTCCGCCACGCCATATCAATATATCCATGATTCGGGCATCCATTGATAATATCGTCATCTTTATCAAAAGGCGTCCAAAGTAAAAATTGCCCGAGGCTTAACAGATTATATACACTTATAAGAGAAAAGGAAGCAAATGGCGACATTACCACTAGCACCAACGATATCGTTCGTACAGGGAGATGATTTAGTTTATACAGTTACAATTACTCAATCCGGTTATGCCACTAGAACTAATGGTAGCACAATTTTGGTGGGTAGTAATACCTTCTGGGATGTATCGATGGCTGGATGCAATATAACATTCCCAACTGGGATTATGAACACGATTGTTTCAGTTACAGATTATAACCATTTAATACTAGCTACTCCGGCGACAACAACCGATACGAGACCAATACAATATTTTGCTGTCGTTAATATTACTGGGTATACTTTGTATTTTACGGTGAAAGAAGATTTGGAAGTAGTGCCTGATACAGAAGCTTTGATAGCATTGCCACCCATTACTAGCCATATACAGCCACTCCAAGGTTTAACTGTCGTTAGTATACCGAATTCATATAGCAATATAGAGCCGGGTTCATTTTTCTATGATTTACGGCTGGTTGATACTAATAATAAGTTGGTATCGATTAGGTACGGTGAGGTTATTGTATACCCAGCCATGACTCAAAGGGTTAGCTGAGATGGGAGTACGCCATGAATCAATATTCATCTTCTTCGATAGATGACACTATAATTATGGTTATTTACCCTACGAAAATATTATATGTGGCATGGGATATTTAGTTAATAATAGCCAAGGATTTTACCAATCGACCATTTATTACGATGAAGGCGCATTCTTAAAGTACTATGGTTTATGCCTCTATATTGCGCCCATTGAGATATTGTCATGGTCAAATCAGCATAAGTAATCCATACATTAGTGCGCTTATTTGTACTTTGTTCTTTATCCGTAGCCCAAATACAATTTTCCGGCGTATAGCCCTTATCATTATCTTTTCTTTCAATTGAATGTTTATTAGATGGTCTTTTGCCCATATCTTTATAGAATGCAATGAATGAATCATGCCACGCATCAGACATAACAATACTTCTACCGCCGTAATCTTTATATCTTGTACTGTTTGAATTATAACAACGCTGTTTTATATTACACCAGATTTTATATTCAGAACTATTTCTGCTACCGTGTAATTCATATTTTTTAATATCAGAGCTTCCACTGAGATTTTCACACCCATCCATAGAACATATTTGTGTTACACTATCCATATAGATACTCCTTTGTAGCTTAGTCACTCAAGGGGTATCTTTTTTGATACCTCTGAAGCATAGTATACATATTTTACTTGTTTTTTGCAATCTCTATTGTCAGATGTTATTTACATCGGATAATCTTAAAATAGAACAACAAGTAATTTTTAGGAGATATATTATGGCTAATATTGCGTCAAGCGCTGTGAATGGCGAAGAGTATTTAAATGTGACAGCAATTTCTGCGAATTATACTGTGACACCACAAGACCAGTTGGTACAAGTAACTACAGGTACGAGTGTTATTGTCGTAACACTTCCAGCGCCGGTAGCGGCAGGAAGCTTTAACGCTTCAACTATGCGTCCTGACCAAAGTACAGCTGGTCAAACTGGGAATGTTGGTCAAATGGTACGGGTTGAAAAAGTTGACACGGGTAACGGTACTGTTACTGTATCAGGTACTTTGAATATAGGTGTAGGATATTCACTTGCTAGTCGATGGAGCCAAGCTTCATTTGTTAGTGATGGTACTCGTTGGAACCTTGTTAGTGTCGTAAGCTAATCGGGATTTGGGAAGAGTATTATTTCTATGTCGAAAGCCGTATTAGAATCAACAGTAGTGAAGCCACGTCAGCAAGATGCTGGCAATTGGTGGGAAAAAACTGTTGATTCTCCGGTAGCTGTGCCGAATACACACGGTAAAATCATGCAGACTATCAATTTCAATCTTGGTAGTTTTGATGATAAGAACCGTACTTTCACAGCAATTGCTTCAACAGCGATTGTAGATAGGGCGGGCGAGGTAGTTGACCAGGCTACATGGGATTTAAATAATTTCAAGAATAATCCGGTTATCCCATGGGCACATGATTATTACCAACCACCAGTCGGTAGAGCTGTAGAGATAGGTGTAATAGATGGGGTGCTGAAGTTTACTTACCAAGCACCCCCTCAAGGTATGTACGAATTTGCAGATTTAATCTGGAATTTTTACCGCAATCAATACATGTTTGCATTCTCAGTGGGGTTTTTGCCTGCTGAAATAGATAACAATACATTCAAAGAATGTGAATTACTAGAGATTTCTGCTGTTGTCGTACCGGCTAATCCGCAAGCTTTGATGTTGGCATATAAGATGGGCGATATGGATATCCGTCATGCTAAACAATTAAAACATAAGCTCCAGAAAACGATTGCTAATCTAGAAGAAATCATGGATATGAATAAATCAGTAGAAGGAGGCGAAGATGTCGTAGCTGAGGTGGCTTCAAAAGCTCCTGAAAAAGTTACATCAACTCAGCAATCATTAGATATGTTAAATGACCTGATTGAAGGAGCGGTAGAGAAAGCTATGAATAAGAAAGAAGACACTACCGATAAAGAAATCAAAGGCGCTATTTCATCTAGCCTGCCGTTAGCAGATAAAGGTACTGCCTGGGATAAGGGCGCAGCTGTTTCGGCAGTAAAAAAATGGGCAAGTAATGCAGATGGTGAGATAGATTTTGGCAAGTATAAGAAAGCTTTCATGTGGGTTGCCGATGGTGCTGGTGACAAGCAGGGGGATTATAAATTACCGTTTGCAACTGTCAGTGATGACAAGCTAGTGGCTGTCTGGAATGCTGTCAAAGCTATTATGGGTGTTTTGAATGGGGCTCGTGGTGGTGTCCAAGGTACTGACCGCCAAGCTGTATATACGCAGGTGAAGAAATATTATAAGAAATTTGGTGAAACAGCTCCTCCGTTGAAATCTGTTGAAGATTTAGAAATTGAGCTAAAAGCCATTGAAGAAATGGAGAGCGAAGTGAAGACAGAATCTAAGGTCAAAGACGAATCCAATACCAAAGGTAGCGTGGCAGAAGAATTAGCTGAAGATGCAGCCCAAGATGAGAAGCAGGGTAAGATGAATGATTTCTTCGAAATTGTCTGGGCATTCTGTGATGTCTATTTTGACGAAGATACATCACCAGATGATTTTGGTTCATTATTATCTGAAACTATTTCATTACTACAAAAAGTGGCTGCCGGAACATACAATGATGAAGACGATGATGAGGGAAACGGAGACAATCAGGATGGAGAATATGTCCAGACCAATCTTCGCAGTTTGAATACTCCTCAAGCAAAATTACGATTTGCCCAGTTTATGGTAAAAGTGTTGACAGGTAAAGCGCTTCGAAAGGACAATGTACTTATGGGGAAAAAAGACTTAGCAGAGGGTAATAGCGGTGGTGCATTGACACCAACGCAAATGGCACACCTCAAAGCAGTGCAAGATTATTTGAGTGATACGAAATCTCTACTGGATATGCACACCGACGCTTTGGGCGGTCATGCGCAAACCATGAAGGCTCACGCAGACATGCTTGCAAAGCAATCCAAAGGGCTGGACTCACATATTAAATCCATTTCAGATGTCGTTACGAAAGCTGATGGTCCTGGTGATGATGGTATAAGCAAACCGAAGAAACCCGCTTCTGAAAATGACAGTAAGCAACTGGACGTGCAGAAATCTCCAGACAACGAATCAACAAGTTCATTAGATACGCCTGAACCAACCGAACAGGCTACTGATACGAAAGCTAAAGGCGAGGTTAAGTCAGAGGAAAATCCGACTGACGGTGCAGACCAGAGCAAAGCATCAGTAGACGAAAAAGTTGAAAAGGTCAGCGATGATAAAGATACAGTAACTAAGGATGCAACCACTCAAGAGTCGCCCGAAGGAAATCCTGAAGAGGATAAACCAGAAGATGGCAAGGCAACTGTTGATAAGGCTGTAGACGAAAAAACTACTGAATCGAAACCTAAACTGACCGATGACACCATGGTTGACCCAGACAATCTGTCTGATGAAGAGGCTGAAGAAATTGTTCGCGCCGTTAATGACGCACTGGCACCTTCAGCTAAATAATAAAATTACTACTTTAAGGAAATTATAATGGGACAGACTCTTGAAGAGCTCAAGAAGGCTGCTGTTAGTGCAGCTCTTGAAGCCCGTGAAGCCGAAAAATCAGGTGCTGATGAGGCTGAACGCAAAGCTATTTTTGACAAACACCTATCCGATGCCCCACACCGTTCAAACCCGCAAGCTAAACAAGTCATTGGTGGCTTCTTAGCTGATTTGGTTAATATTTCGGAAGGCAAAGGTGCACAATATACTAAAGACCTCAGTGAAGGTACAAACTCAGCTGGTGGTTTCCTAACGCCTCTAGAATTCTCTGGAACGCTGATTGAGCTTCTATATAAGCTTCCAGTCATCCGACCGAATTGTACTGTACTTCCGATGTCGAGCGATAAGATGGAAGTACCAGTTGAAGCTGCTACGGTAACTGCTAACTGGACAGCTGAACTTGCCACTATTACACAGAGTGATATGGTCTTTAGCCAAATCGTATTGGCTGTGAACAACCTTATCGGCATTTCTAGAATGTCACGCCAGTTGCTACTTGACTCCGCCATTAACGTCGGTCTAACAGACCTCGTTATGCAACGGTTTGCAAAGAGCATTGGACGGGTTGAAGATTCAGCATTCATGACAGGTTCTGGTGCTGGTCAGCCGAAAGGTCTTCGACAATATACCTATACACACACGAATGTTCAGGCAGGTGCTCACCTAACAGGTGATGACTTGATTACACTTTACCATGCACTTCCATATCAGTATCGTGTACAGGGCAATCCTGTGTGGTTGTTTAATGACCTGACACTGGCAATTGTTCGTAAGCTGAAAGATAGCCAAAACCAATACCTATACCAAGATGGTTACGGTATGGCATTCCGTACTCCGGGTGGAACACCTAATTTACTTGGTGTACCAGTGCTTGTGCAGAATGATATTCCTACTAACCTTGGTGTTGGTGGAACTGCTTCGGAAGTTTACTTCGGTGACCTTAATTACTATGTGATTGGTGACCGTGAAGAGATTTTCTCGGAGATATCAACGCAGGAAGGTACATCGTTTGCCCAACACAGGGCAGCTGTCAAGGTGGGTGAACGTTTAGATGGTCAGCTCAGCGCGGTGGATGGGTTTGCCCAGTTGACAGCAGTGACTGTTTAGTATATAATATAGAAATAACAGATAAGGCTTCTCAAAATAAGGAGCCTTATTTTTTATACAATGACTCAAAATAATGTAAAAATTAGTGAAAATTGTCATAAAAAATTAACCGTTCTAGCACTAGAAGTGTTGTGAGCGAATTGATAAAAATACAACTTTTATAGCTTAATTTAAATAAGTACTTGACATTGTTGCCCCACTCATGTACAATTAAAAGGTAAATTAAAAGAGCGCTGGTCGTAGCAGCGCTCTATATCTCAAGTATAGAGCATTCATACGACCATCTCAATAAGAAAAGGTTGTATATGGCAATCAAAAGTAAGTGGAAAGGCGTAAGAAAAGCTCATAATAGTGATGGTTATGAATCATCCATGACTATTAATAATGGTAGAAAGTTAAATATTGGTACATATGATACTGAATTAGATGCAGCTATCGCTTGGAATCATAGTGCTAAAAAATATCATAAAAATCCACGATATAATGATATCCCCAATTGGGAAAACATACATCCTATAAGACGGTCGAAGAGAAATACACCTTCGATTCTCAATAAAACAGGTATCGTTGGTGTTACACATGCCCACAACTATGATAGGTTCTTATCTAAAATTGAGGTGAATGGTGAAGTAATCCAGCTTGGTAGTTTTAAAATACTTGAGGAAGCTGTAGAGGCTCGTAAGATAGCAGAGATGAAATACATACATCATAAACAGCCACATATATGCCAAAATGATGAATGTGGTAAAGAATTTTTTCCCAAAAAAGCAAAGGCAATCTATTGTTCTGTGGCATGTGCTGGGGTAGCCAAGAGAACATATATAGGATTTATCTGTGATACTTGTGGTAAGAAGTTTGAGGTAAAGACCAGTGAAGCTAAAAGTCATAATGTTAGATTTTGTTCAAATGAATGTAAGTATAAAAAATTCAGCGAAGAACGCCGTGGTGCAGGCACCCCCTGGTATAAGGGAGGTTATATTGATAGTAATGGCTATAAGGTTATAACGGTTGATAGGAAAAAGTACCTTGAACATCGTTATATTATGGAACAACATCTTGGTCGTAAGCTTGCTAAAAACGAAGAAGTACACCATCTTGATGGTGATAAGCTTAACAACGATATCAATAATCTGATAGTTCTCAGTAAGGCTGACCATACAAAATTACATTATGGCAATGTTAAAAAAGCTGGTCGCTGGAATGGAGCCGATAAATGAGACGAGCTGAGATTTGGAATATTTGTGAAGGATGTAATGAGCCATTCCACCCTTGGTATAATCGTCTTGACGCTAAAACATGTTCAACTAAATGCATGGGATTAGTAAAAAGAAACAAAGTTAAATTCAACTGTGCCTATTGTGGTATTGAGGGGGAATGTATCCCCAGTAGGTTAAAGCATAAAAAAGTATATTGTTCCAGTGAACATATGTATAAACAACAGAGTATAGATAGACAGGGAGAAGGCTCCCCTTGGGTCTACAAAAGAGGATGGTTTTTGAACAGTAAAGGCTATAAAGAAATAAAGGTGAATGGTAAATACACACCTGAACATATAGTTATTGCCGAACAAATGATTGGTCGTAAATTAAATCCTGATGAGGTTGTTCACCATAAAAATGAAATCAAAACAGATAATGATGAACGTAACCTACAAGTCATGACCCGTTCAGAACATATCAAACTACATAATGAATTAAATAGACAGCGTGGTTGGTTTTTAGGCCGTCCCACAAAACCTTTAGAAACTTATCCAGAATTCGAACAATGGGAAAAGAATAGGAGAGGAGAATAATAATGGTAGGCAACGTTAGAATTTTAGAAGACGGAACGATTGAAAGTGATGTATTTGAGTTAATCCCTCCAGATGCGGGTAGTGGTCTAGACCACATTACATCTTTGAATTGTCCATGTAGACCTGCATTTGAAGTTAAAGAATCGATGGATGTATTATTTCATAGACCATTTAACCCGCTTGACCCCAAAAACATCAACATAGGGAAGATAATAATGAGTTTTGATAAAACTGCAATACGTTAATCTTCCTGCCAAGGTAAGAGCATTAAAACTATATAATGATTTTAACTCCCCCGAACCTTCGGATATTCGTAAACCCGATTCCGCTCCAGAAACATTTCCCTCAAAAGTTTAGTCTCTTTCCTATTCGCCCCTAACACATAAGCATATTTATGCTTAGAGGGCATAACAATCTTTTCAGCCCCTAACTGTTTCATCTTACTAAAATCCCGTAATTGTTTTTCGATATCATCTGGTATATTCTCCCATAACATCCGTTGGTCATTACTCCAGTTCTTCTGCCAAGTTATCTTTAATTCCTGAGCATATTTCTTATAAGCACTCCTCACTCTAAAGAACCTGTCAGATACAATCTTACCGGTATAAGGATTGATATATCTAGTGGAGGTACCAGCGTTTTTCCCTAGATAATAAAAGTTACAGGCTTGATAAATTGTCCCAAGCTCTTTAGCTTCTATGTCTGCATAAGCTGTAAATAACCTATATGGGGTATTCTTTGCCATATAACCTATACACCACATCATAAAATTACTAGCTAAATTGGGTGGCGACCAAGATATACAAGCGCCTCGGCTAATTAACCTTTCAATCTTACGGGTATCTTCTCCCATCAATTTGCTGAATGCATTCGGCATATTCATTAAAATGACACCAGCTAGGATATTTTTATGATAAGCTCCGAACCAATGGGTTGTGAACTGAGATATGTTACCCAACCATTCATGATTTTTGATAAAATTTATAGCTTGTTTCTTTTGTGCATCGGTCGATAGGGTTTTAAATATAAAATCTTTTGTCGTTAAGGTCTGAGTATATTCTTTCGTTAAACCAGACCAGAATAAATCAGCCTCTCTATTGGCTAATCTTATTGCATACTGCCAGCTATAAGCTTTATCATATCCGTTTTGGTGCGGTAAGGTCGGATTTGCACCGCCACTTTCCTCATGGAATAAGGACAATGCTTCTATTACATCACTACCGCTCATGTATTTAATATTAACACAAAAGCCGAGGCATCCAACCATGAAGTCTCCCAGCAGGGTTCGATGTTATCCTCGGCTTTTCCATTTACGAGCCTTGAGCTAGTTGGCCTGAAAAGCTCAAGTACCATGGGACTAAGTAACAGTTATAACCCGTTATTTATTAAGCGGCTTAAGGACCCGACGGTTGCCATTAAGTACCCCCATTGAGATACACTAACAAACCGAATAGCCGTCGTCAAGTTTTCATGCTATGATGTATGAATGAACGACAATGCATACCCAAGGAAACCAAAACCGGATAGAAGAAAGTTATTAGTTGGTCAGCGCCGATTGGTCAGGGTACCGGTCGATATAGAAGTGATTGCACGTCAGTTATTACGACCAAGTGGCTCTTCGAGATTGGAAGTTATGGATGGGATTCCACCTAATTCAATATTTATAACGGCTTATTATTCTCCAGAAAGTCAAGATGCTTTCTTTGTTTTTGCTCATGAATTATTCGAAAAAATTGAATTCGGAGAAGTATTGCCCGTGAAGCATCTCACCATGGAGGAGATAGACCTTCTAAGAGATAAAGAAACAAACTATTAGGCAATTGTACCTTCAGAACATATATAAGTAATACGTTAGTGTCGTTTTAATGCTAATAAACTTACATAGTGATAATGCTTGTGCTGTTTGCAGGGCGTGTGTATACTTAAGTTAATGTACGTTTAACGTAAGGTTACGTAATCCGTACATGTACACACATCTACTTTTCGCGACAAATGGCATATAGGAAGAGGGTAACTATATGGCTGGAACTAAAAAGTTAACCGACAAGAAATTAAAGTTGTTTATAAAAGCTGGCGGCCGCAGCGGAGCCAAAGCTGATTTTGATAAGGTGCTTAATAAAGCTGCTAAGAATATTGACAAGAAGTAAACAAGTTGCTATTCTAGTGTCTTAATCGTGGGACATTAAAATAGCTACTCGTTGCCTAGCACAAGTAGCCATAAAATCTATTCTAAAACTTGCTCCGTTGCTATCGCTGCGGGGCAGTTTTCTTTATGAACCTTAACTACTATGAGTTGGTCATTTAAGACTGCCGCGCTCGACAGCGCCAAACACTATTTCTTTTTGCCAAGCCTTAGCAGTTGAACGGCGACTTGGAGTTGGGCCGACGTACATTTCGTCAATCTCGACTTCGCCACTTAGCAACTCACCGTCATCGCCCATAACCTTACGGATTTGATGATACATACGAAAAGCAGTTTTGTATGTGACGCCAAGCATACGTTCGAGCTGTTTTGCGCTCATACCGGAGCGTGTTTGCGTCATCAGGTAGATAGCGTAATACCAGTCTTTTAATGGCGTCGTACTCTTGTGAAATATTGTACCGGCAGTCGGGTAAATTTGATGACGGCAGTATGGGCATTGATAAGATTTGCGACCTTTGACTTTATAAAATGGACTATTTTTACCACATTTTGGACAATTCAGCCGTTCACCAAAGCGTTTTACCTTCAATTCTTCTAAGCATGCGTCCTCTGTTGGAAAGCGATAATTGAATTGTCTTACAGTAAATTTGTCGTTCATACCTCTTATTATACGCCCATTATATATGTCGTCAAGGGATAATTGCCAACTATTAAATAAATTTGATTTTATTTCCGATTGAGTATACAATGCCCTTTACAACATAACGGAGGGTAAACACGTGGCAGCACGTTCTAAATCGAAACCAAAAATGGTTACATTAGTGACAACTGAAATATTACGTCCTTATAGAGCTAATGAAATATTTCAAGTTCCAGAAGACATTGCTAGAAAACTATTGAATGTTAATATGCAAGATGAATTCGGGCAAGTTTTCTATCCGAAAGTACGGTTATATAACCAAGCGGGGGATGAACACTTACAGCTCGTCAATGGCACATTGAACGATGAGGAAAAACAGAAGCTATTGTTTCGCTTGCACCCTGAACTAGCTGATGAAGAAGATTATGAGGAAGATGTCGAAACTATCGCCACACCGAAAGGCGAAGAGCCAACCACTGAGTTTGAAAAAGTATTGACTGCATCAGACGATAAAGTTGACTCTACTGAAAAGCGTGGGCGTGGGCGACCTCGTAAGAATTAGTCATTAGAGGTGACAAAGGTAGTGGAAACTCTCTACAATTGGGATAGAGGGCATTATCTAGAATGGCACAAGCACAATATACTGATTTATCCACACTAAAATCTTATTTAAAATTATCTGATAGCGATAACAGTCAAGATGTCTATTTGACAACTTTAATATCAGGCGTTCAGCGTTTTGTTGACACTTTCACGCAACGAAGTTTCGGCTGGGGAGACCCCGGTGATAGCCCTGATACCGACTATTCTAATTCAGATAATATAGCAGTTATAAACTTTTCGGTTTCAGGTTCGTTATTAACAGTCACGACCATGGGGGCTATTCCATTTGTCCTGAACCAGAATATCAGTTGCTTCGGGTTCAACAATCCCTCATTCAATGGTGTCTTTAAAATAGTTAATGTGCTAACACCGACTCAGGTTACGGTTGATACTAGTGTTTCTAAAGGAACGCTATCCCCCACAAACACCCAAGCCCTGCCAGCTGGAGGTAGTACCTATCTAGGCTATATTGGTAATTATGTCCAGAACTATAAATATGTGAAACAGAAGCAGTTTGACGGGTTGGTGGGTAAAACTATCTTTACTCCGAATACCGATTTACGGAGTGTGGATACATTATATATTGGTCTGCGGAATATTGCCCAGCCTGTATTACTTGACCACACACAATATGTACCAAGGGATGACGGACGTATAATTTTGGGTGGAGCATACTTCAATTCATATGATTCGGCAGCGTATTCTGGTGATAATGATAATTCATTTTACGGGTCGATAGCTGCCGGTTATCAAACAATTCTAGTTTCTTATTACTATGGTTATATTGGAGTCCCAGCCGATATTCAATTAGCTACATTGGATATCTGTGCTATCATGTATAATCTTCGCCGAGCAGGCGGATTACATATGGAGAAAGCTGGAGATTACCAGATTCAATTTGACTTGACTTTGCGCCGTCAATTACAAGACCACCCCGATTCATTGAACTTATTAAATATCTGGAAGAGATATCGTATATCTTCTTAAGCAATGCCACCCGATGTATTACAGCACACCATTACAACTTCCCGCCTACAGACGACAGCAGGTATTAGGAATGAGTATACTACAAATCTGACTGATTATCCCTGTCTAATTCAGCCCATAACTGCCGAGTTTGCAGCCAAAACAGGTATGGTATTCGATTCATCCTATTTCTGTATTACACAATATCCCACTGATATGCAGATAGGGGATAAAGTTGTTGACCAAGATGGTCAGAGTTATCAGGTGACAGGAAGCCTGAATAGAAATTATGGTTTTAATGTACCACATGTAACATTTCTGCTGACGGAAGAAATGAAGAAAGCACCTGTTACCTAATCATGCCTGTTGCTATGCCTTTATATATAGATATGCCCAATTTACTGGACATTGCAGAGCATTTTGGTGTAGCCCCTGCTAGATATGATGTTATAATCCAGAAGACGCTTGAAAAGGCTGCTATACAGACACAGGGTCTTGTGATGAGTCAGGTTCCGGTTAGGACAGGCAAGTTACGACAATCTATACGATATGTCATTAAAAAAAATACAGCGGTTGTTTTTGTTGACCCGAAATTATCGTATGCATGGGCTGTCGAAGAAGGAACTGGCTTGCACGGAGAAAAGTCAAGTGGCAATCCGAATCAATCAGGTGCCTCAACATATATCAGACCAATAGCTAAACAAGTTATGGCTACAAAAATTAATCCTGGTTGGGGTTCATCTAACAGAGGTGGATATTTCATAATCGGGACAAAGCAACAAGGTCAGAGGGCAACTCATTTTATGAAAAAAGGTAGGGATTTAGCCTTCCCGATTGTTAGAATGACATTTGCCGAAGCCCGACAACTACTTATCAAAGAAGCTACTGGCAAATAAGCAACAAGTCACATTGCTAGTGACAAAAATCACCTATGTTATCAAAAAAATATAGGTTACAATTAAAATAGAATCAAGCTTTATGATTAATAACACCTTCAAAGAATGAACGATATCGTGGCAATAAAGATGTCCAAGAAATACTTTCAGCAAGAAAGTCAGCTTTTTTATTCTCTCGTAGCATATCTGCAGAATCTACGGTGGCAAATTCGTCTATCTTTTTGGCGAGTTCTTTTACGTCTGCTTCGTAAATATCAATAGTCGTTCGAGGTGTGAAGGTGTCTATCTTCTTTGCAGGAATTAACCAATAGCTGGGTAGAAAATCTCGATTAGGACTGATATTCGTCATAATCACAGGTAGACCGGAGGATAACGCTTCACCCATAGGTAAGTTGTTGCCACCATAACGACGAGGCATAATATAAACATCTCCCAACTGATATATATCGGCTTGATTCTCAAAATCTTTCATGACAAATTCTAATTTATTCATATCACCATACTTTTTGGCATACTCAACGTAGTCATTAGTTGTTGAGGTTAACTGATGCGCTAGACCTTGATTGCCTTGAAAATGAACAATTATTTTAACATTAGACTTAACATAACGTGAAGCATCTATAACGCCGTATGTACCAGCTCTATCATGTATAGCGCTCCGACCACCACTATGGATAAATGTCTTAGCTTGTCTTATTTCCCGAAATGGAAATTGTTTTCTATCTACAGGACAATGAAGATAGGTGTGAGGGATATTATATCTATCGCAATAGTTTTGTACATCATCATAATGCCACATTGATGGAGAGATAAAAGCGTCGGGACGTGGAGTCATCTGAGGATTAGCAATATAATCGTTAAATTCGTAATTTTGTTGATTAATCACACGTACATTCCTATAACGAGCATAGTCGTAGACATAAAAAGAATAGGCACTTTCGGTTACAAAGATTATATCCATTTTTTGCCCATCGATAAAGTGACGAATTTCATCGTCAAGCTGCAATCCTTTAACAAAATAACCATCAGGATACCATTCAGGGTGTTGTTCATAACCATTGAGCTCACCAATATCCACAACCATTACAGAATCAGGGTGAAAGTTATCATAAAATGACTTACCCTGGATACCTAGACCGGTTTTAGTTGAGCAAACAATTTGTGCGACTTTCATAGTATCCTAAAATTTTTGAATTTCATCAAATTTATTTTCTCCCTGTCTTGAATCTAGATGATACGACCTTAAGATACTTTCACCTTCAGGTGTATATACGAACACACGCCATAAATTCCATCCCATCGTCCCTTCCGTCTCATAGGCTTGATTTAGGAAGCCATACACCCTATCTTCAATAAATGACTGTGGGTGTTCAGAAAAATATCTATCTAACATGTCTCTGTAGAAAGCGGTCGATGCAAGATGCGGTCTACCACTCCATTGGAATGTTTTACGCATCCGAGCCTTTAATGAACCCACCAACTCTGGCTCACCTATCATAAGATGTTCATGGTCTGGCAAAATGAGGGCTTCATGATTTAGTCGGATAACGTTAGCATCGCCTTCACTGATAGTTGCTATCAGTTTATCCCATTCAATCGGTCGGTCAGGGGTCAAAGGAGTATCATGTTCAACATACAATATATATGGTGTCTCAACCATAGGTAATGTTTTTTTCGTCATACCTGATTGATGGCTGAATTCCTCATAACGGATGGGTAACACATTATGATATTTATGGGTGCATAACCAAATGAGTTGACGCTGATATTCTTCATAAACTTCTTTCTTTGATTCCAATTCAGGACGTAGGCTATCTATCATGATAAAAATTGGGCTATCTGGCAAATGCCCCCTAACAGTATCTATGGTTATTTCAATATCTCCAGTCGATGGATGCAGCTGTGCGTAACTTGTCGGTATTAATACAGTGATTTGATTATCCACCGTGACTTCTGGAGCGATACCACTTAACTCATGAATCTGGTCTCTAATTTTTAGGGCAGCTTTTCTTTTTTTCCCTTGCCACCAAGCAAACACTTTATTATTCAAAGCTGGATAATTATCCTTAGCATACGTAAACCAATGTAATAGGCTATCGTAGTCTCTTAAAATAAGGAATGGCGGAAACTCATCGAAGAAAAATGCCCAGTAATCGTCTTGGAAATCATCTTTATCAGTGAATGTATCGGCTACCGGTACGCAACCTGCTTCTAATAATTCAAAAATTCTAAAACTGTCAGGGGTCTGAGGACCGCTTGGGGCAACCCCGCTCTTAGCTGATAGCATTTTAGAAAAATATTCACTATGAGTTAAGCCTTGGGTGAATCCCTCAGAATAATAAGCTTCGCCTTTAAGCTCATTGGCTACAACATGTTTTAATATAAATTCTAATGCTTGTCTGCACAGTTCACGTCTGGGATGTGTGATTTGCCCGGCAAAGAAAAAGTCAAGTGGTTTATCGGGTGCTCGCTTAGGTATATATTTATGCATATGATGCGGGTATCCGGTACCAAGTTTATCGTATTTTTCATGGCGACCGGGACGAGGGGACATCACCCAGATTTTTATATTATTGTGTCTAATTTGCTCTACCGGAAAACTATTCTCTTCATCTCCCATAACCATCAATATTACCCATTTAAGCTGTGCAATATCTTCATTGAGCCTATCTATGTATTCTGTTTGGTTGCGAGCAGGGAGAACAATAATAGCACCATCGATATCTGCAGGTATTATTAATACTTCATCCCCATCAACTCTTTCGGAGTGAACAAACTCATAACCTGTATCCCACCATTTGTTTTCGAGCAAATCACGTACCATACCTCCGTCCCAATAATCACGGTTGAGACCAGATGGTATCTTATTATCATAGCTTAAATGTATAACTGGAATCTTAATCATTTCCATGCTCTTTATCACTAAGTATGTGTGTTAAGCTATTTTCAGGGTTATTAAATGGATGGTCGAAGGTAAGATTTTGCCAGCCGTTCGACCAATCGCTACCACCAGCACCCCATTTATCGATAAAATAAGTAACCTGAGAATTGGCAGAAGGCATTTTGGCATTCCCTAATCTTATACCATGATTCAGGCTTTCGCTATGTGCAATTATGGGCAGTATTACCCAAAAAATAGCAGGAAAAGCTTTATTGATTCTAAGGTCATAATCCAAATCTTCAAATGTATTGGGGTCAAAGTAGCCAACCATATCAATTACATCCCTTCTTAGAGCAGTACAATGCCACCCAAACATACCATCCTGATAACCTGGGCTTATTCCATGGATACCATCTGGGCTCATTCCACGAACGTACCGTTGTTCAGATGTTTGTTTCTCCGCAAAATGTATTACCTGTGCGGCTGGACGATAATTTAACCATATAATCATATCTTTACCACCCGAATTACCAAATCGCATGGCCGCGCTTATAACTATTAACCAGTCAGCATTCTCTTCCCTCACCTTATCTATGCCAAGATTCCAGGATTTTGCCACTCCTTTATTGTCTATGGTGTTGTCTATAGCCAGTAGATTGTTTCTGAGTTCAGCATCCATCGAATTGATACATGCATCAGCGTAAGGTTTATAGATATATGGCAGGCACATCACATATTTCATTTCAGTTTCTCTACCACGATAAGTCCCGGTTTTTTGGTATATCCGACCCTATCCTCACATGCAAGGAATTTGGCATCCCATAACTCTAAGAATTTCTGTACTTCTTCGTCAGCTCCATCCAAATCTTCAATGATATATATACCTCCCGGCTCAAGTCGCCACCATAATTCACCGAATGCCATATTCACTGGCTGCATTTCATGTATACAATCATCTATGATGATATCGAATGGACCGTATAATTGTGACACGGCTGCCATTTTTGAAGGGTCGGTACTATCAGCGATAACAACATCAATATTACGGCGTTGATGCATGCGGCATTCAGGCTCGTTATCTACTCCGACTATTAATGCTTCGGGGAATATTTCGCTCCACATAAATAAAGATTTGCCATGAGCTACACCGAGTTCTAATAGTTTATCTACTTTATGGTCTTTCAATATATCTTGATAGACATCTAGATAACCATGGTGGCTACTGGCTTTATCGCAGCCATATTTGATACCTATCTTATCCCAATCCATAATGCCAATACCAGTGAGACTCGTGGTCCGTTGCTAAATGTAAACCTTGAGGATAGCCCATTTCTTTCATGAAATCATGGACGTTTTGAACATCTCCATAGCCATCACGTATTGCGATTTCATCGTGAAGACTTAGCCATACTTTAGGATGATATTTTTTCAATGTTTGTTCAGCTCCCTTAACCATAACAATTTCAGCCCCTTCAATATCACAAGTTATAGCATCAGGAATGGCTCCGGTCAGAAGAACGAGTTCATCAATGGTCAGTTGGCTAGTATGCTTACTATGTTCATGGATATATTCATAAGTTAATCCATCATATAGTTCGCCGTTTGATATATCAGGCCATTCATTAATAGTTAAACCTTTTATATTGCCTTCAATTTCATTTCCAACCAGTCCAACCCAACATGCCCTCGGCATACCAAGTTTATTGTTTTCGAATATTTGTTTTATATTCGGCCAATATACTTTGCTCGGTTCAATCAGAACCATATTCTGTGCCCCACCTACGAATTGTGCGTAGACTGCACTCTGCCAAGCTTTTTCGGTTCCCACATCGTAGAGTATATCTCCCTTTTTGAGATTCTTTTCCATGCTAACAGTACGCTCAGCCTCCCAAGAAGCGAGGACATCCCAATCAGCCAGAAAATCAGGCAGGATTACTTCATACCTCCAAGTCCCTTCAGGATGGGGTAAGTCATCGGTCTTAAGTATTTTTGCATTTTTCCATTGCACATCATGCGTATCGCCGTAAGCCATCATTTATTCTCCTGTATAGGTATATCCAATCATACCTGATTTGTATTCATTCTGCCATATGGATAATTCATCGTCTGATTCAGGCCAATAGCTTAAAGGTTTTGACGGGTCATTAAATGGATGTTCATAACCCATGGTTGGGTCAGCGCCTCCACGCCCCCATTTACGCTTAAAGTAACTTTCTCTAGGAGCATAGGTTGCTTTTACACCGGCTAGATTTATGCTGTGTCCCATAGGGCCAATATCATCAATATCACAAGGATAAGTATTCCAACCAAACATTCCTTTATAAAATTTCTGAACCCTTAAGCTTAAATCGATATCATCCAAACTATATGGGGCGAAATTATTGTCGAAAGTACCTATGTTATCAAACAGGGAATTACGAAAAGCTGTGGCATGCCACCCTTTGATTTTGTTAACTTCGTTTGGTACTTCAGGTTTGTGCTGAAGACCACCGGTAACCTCATAACTAGCAGCATGAATAATATAATGGTTCATATGTTCTGCCAATACTTGCACAAAATCCATCCCACCAGGTTTGCCGAATCTAATCACTGGTGACAATATTATCAACCATTCTGCATCATTATTTCTCATTTCTTCAATACCAAGATTATGAGCTGCCATGCAGCCAATATTATTATTCAAATCAGAATTATCCACAATTAAGGTATGCTTTATGAATTCCTCTGACATAGTGGCAACACATGCTTCCATATATGGGCGATGTACGAAGGGTAATACGGCTTGCCATTTTATAGCCATTTATATGCCTCCTTCGTATGTCGGAACATCGTTCCAATTTTTACCTGAACCACCCCTGACTTCAGGCCAGTATGCGAGAGGATTGCTTGGATTATTAAACGGTCGTGTAAAATTGCCAGGATAATCTTTAAACACACTACACCATTTGTGGGAATAATAATCTAATGCTCGTGTATCAATATTAACAGTGCCATCACGTTTATGAACACTGAAAGCAATGGAATGAATGCCTAAGGCCGACCAATTAGGAAAGCCTCCCATCATAATAGGGGGGTCTGCAAGTTGCATCCTGAACATGAAATCATCATCTTCCCCAAAGCACGGGTTAAAGTTCTCGTCAAAATAACCAATGGTTTCTACTGTTTTTCTACCTATCGAGATTAAATGAAAGCCCTGGTCACCGAAATTATATCCCCATTCATTGGGGTTTTCATTCATAATTCTGGCAACATGATTTAACCCCCAGTTTGCGGGGCGTTGTTCTATTTCTGAAGGTGCGAACCGAACCCATTGTGAACAGATAACTGTTTGGTCAGCCTCTAACCGAAGACCTAAATTCCATGATGCAGCCACGCCGATGTTATGTCTTGTGGGCTGAATAGTAACATTTGGGGGTATGGTAAATTTGGGTTGAGATAAATCATGATTCGGTGAATTATCCACAATCAATATTGGGATATCACTCTGCCCGAACGATTCCAACATATCTTCCAGACACCATTGGAAATTTAGATAGGGAATAACCATTTGAATTTTCATTTTGTATACTCCGCCAGTTCCTTTACCATCTCCCCCACTGTGGGGATGTTGATATATCCTGCATTATCCCATAGCTTTTCATTCATTGACCAATCGTCGGTGGACAAAGTTCGATATACATTGGTTGGAGATTCTATATCGTTGATAGTTATATCTTTCCGGTCAAACAGATGCGATATGATTTTTAATAACTCAGCTTTTGTTATTGAATTAGCAGGAACGATATGTTGCACATTCGGTAGTTCAATATTATGTTTAATAATGCCCTGACATATTTTAGCGAATTGATAATTAGTTATGCCATTCCAATAATGATTAATATACCCATCCACTTCTGCACTATTCGGTTGACCGAGCAGCCAATCCATTAATGAAAGGTGAGATTTTTGTTCAGGACCGATGATTGAACAGCGTAAGTTATAGAAGTTATTAGCTTCAACTTCGCCCAGACTCTTGGTTTTGCCATAAACATCCAATGCATCATGAGAGTCGGATTCGACATAGTTGCCGTTTCTGCCGGAATATACACAATCAGTGGCTATCTGGATAACTTTGGCATTAGTGACTTTTGCAATTTCATTTAGCCTATACGGGAACAACGAATTAACCTGAATCGCCTCTTCGGTAAATTTAATTTTTGGCTTGATTATTCCTATTGAATTAATAATCCATTTTGGCTGAACTTTACTCAAAGCCTGACCAATTTCTGGTATATCAGCCGTGCGTGCATTAATAAAATTTCTATCTATAATTGTTACGTTCAAAGCAGGGTCTTCAGATAATACTTTTATAATCATGCTTGCGAGCATTCCGTTACGTCCGAAGCAAACTACATTTGTTTTACTCACCGTGGATTATCTTTCCAGATATCCCAATAATCATAGGGATAACGTTGGTCATCTTTAGTAGTCTCTCCTAAAGTTGTGGTGGCAAAATACATGAGTTGCATGTTGTCCGTTAAAGACATTGAGCCGTTTGCAAACCCAGTTGGTATATACAAAATGGTTGGCTTCTTATCTGATAAAATATACTGATTAACATACGCATGAGGGTCTGGGTTATCAAAGTCATCGATTCTGACAGCCCCTACTAAAGCAGTTCCATTTATAGCCATGACATATTTTGGTTCATGCAAATGCGAGTGCCAAGCTCTAATGAAGCCTGCTTTATGATTCGATACGATATAAAACCGTTTGATATCTTTGAACTTAAAATCATTAACGAAACTGATTTGACCTCTATCATCAACCGCAATATCACCAATGATTAGTTCTGGTTCCATCAATAATTACCCAGATTTGTGAGAAATCCCTGATTAGTATAGCGAGGATTATCAATATTCTTGATACGACCGGCCTCAACAATATCCCGTATATCATAAATGGCTTGTCTAACGGTAACCTCTGGGGCAAATCCAAAAGTATCAACAGCTTTTTTGGTACTCATCTTGTAATTGCGGGCGTCTTCAAATTTTGTGTTTATAATCTCCAACTCAGTGTCTTGGACAAGATGCTGAACCTCATAGGCTAAATCTATAATCTTCATGTTTGTTTGACAAAGATTAAATATACCCGTATCAAACACGCCAGTGCTAGAGTTTACACTTAGGGCCTTAATAATAGCAAAGGCAGCATCTTTAACATGTAGTAATGGACGATATTGTTCCCCGCCAAATATCTTAAGCGGTTGCCCAGAAGCCGCCCTAGCAGTCAGTGTATTAACTACTAGGTCTAAACGCATACGAGAGTAGCGGTCGCCCAGTCCGAATAGAGTACCAAGGCGGAATATTATAGCGTTCTTATTATTTAAGAGTATCTCCGCCTTTAACTTTGTACTAGCATATAACGACAACGGGTTAGTCGGTGAGTCCTCAGTAAGCAATCCGTCCTGAGCACCGTAGACACTGGCCGTCGAGCAAAAGATAATCCGACCATCAAAATTATCTGTTATAAACTTTACCGAGTCATAATTAACTTCAACAGTAGTCAGCGGGTTTAATGCGCAGGCTCCATCTCCCACGATAGCCGATAATATTATCACAGCATCAGCCCAATCAAGCTGTTGTTTCAGCTTCTCATAATCTCTAACATCACCATATACAAACGGAACAGGTTTGAGGTATTCGTCTTCATATAGAAGTGAGTCATATACTCTAACTTGACGGGAACCTAAGTATGTCGTTAATACACCGCCCAAATATCCCGAACCACCAAGCACGAGCACCTTGGCGTTTACAGCCATTCGCTGGCAATGTTCCAGGAATGCTGCTTCATCGAGGGCACCTTTTGACCTATTACAATCCCAGCAGCATGGAACACTGTTTATTTCTGTATACCCAAGTGAATTATCACGACGGTCAATGCCATTGTATCGCACAGCCTGTTCCTGTAACCTTCCCTTGTATAAATACGTTCTGACACCTATGCGATCACAATATTTACAGGGCATCATAATAAGAGCTGCCACTTGCTCAAAACTCAACTCAAAAGCCAATCCTCTCTTCTTGGCTGAACTTCGCATGTGACTAAAAATATCGCGCTCAGGGCTTCTGGACTTAGCTAAGCTTTGACCCTGTTCATGCATCCTCTCGCGCGTAATACAACCGCATGACTGTGTTCTCTTATTACGTAGGTTTGACCTAGAAACTTCAACATAATTGCCACAACTGCATCTACACTTCCAGTACCAAACCCGCGCGCCTCCTGGCCAAATCTTAAGTTGTGACTTCTCGATTACAGTAAGCCTACCAACCTGCATGCCAGTTAAGTCTAGTGCTTTGCCCATTGCCTATCTCCACGACTCATATTTTTACCATATTAAAAATAAGATTCCCATTCTCAGTTTCTTCAGCTTTCACATGGAAACGAGCCGTGGATATAAAGCCCGATGCGACGCCGAATTCATTATCTGGGTCGAAGAAACCCATGCTATCTTTGGTGAAAGTTCTAGTATGGCTCGGGTCGGTCCAAGCGAACTTAGCATTGACACTCGGGCTACGGAAATACATCGCTCCGTTTGGTTTCAGTATGCGGTACATTTCTTCCATGAAAACTGGGATGAATGGTCTCCAGTCGGTTGTGAAATGTGGCAAATGTTCAAGGATATCTTCCCCCATTATAAATTCGAACTGCTCATTCTCGAATGGGTATGGCAAAAAGACTAAATTGTATACCATGTCTATATTGGGCAGAGGTACGATATCAAGGTTAATCCATTCTTCACCCGTCTTTGGCTGTAGACCGGCACCAAGATTCAATTTTGTTTTCACTTTATAGCTCCTTCTCCTTTTAAAATTCTTAACATTTTTTCCATACGTTGCGTATAGGTATTTTCACGTTTAGTCCTTTCGTGACCAGCCTTGCGAATAGCTTCTCTCTCAGCTTCATTTTCTGGGGTGAGATAATAATCAATTAGATTTTTCAGTTGTACCCAATTGTTGAACGCATAGAATACCGCTTCTTCTCTATCCCTGAAAAAATCACTAACATGAGGAATATAGGGCATTAGAATCATACCTCCCCGTCCAGTAACTTCGAACATTCTATCCGAAAAATAATCATAATCGGTAAAATCCTTACATAGACTATCGCCAATCACTATTTTGCAGGAGGAATATAATTGATTTAATTCGTGTCCTCGAATAGTTGGTTCTGGGTGCCCGAATTTACCAAATTTATCTCCATAATTTTCTCTTAAGAAATTGACTAATCTAGTTCTATAAGGTCTCCATTCCGGGTGACCATAGTCTACCCCACCTCCAACAAATACCACGTCAAAGTTAAATTTCTCAACCGGCTTAGTAATGTAGCAATCTTCTTCAAAAACTGCTGGTGGCAAATAAAATTGGTTGATGCCCTTTTGTCTAAAAGTTCTTTGTGATTGGATGCTGCCTTCGGGTGAAAATATATATTGTGTATCCCAGAATGTGCTTTTTATACCTAGCCCACCATCTCTGGCAATATTGGAATAAAGGTCTAGATGAAAACTGACCGTAGGGATTCCCATGGCTTCGATAGCTTTCAGGTCTTCTTTGGTGACGATATCGGGCCATGTTCTAGTCCAGAGAAATAAATCTGAACCTGCAATAAGTTTTGGTAGCTCGCCACCAGCTATCAAATTCTCCTGAATAAAATTTACTTCGTGACCTAATTTCTCAAGAGTTTTACCAACATGAAATTCTGTATTAAAAGATTTCCCGTCGCTCGCCAAATTGGTAATGTTGGATACATATGAAATCTTCATAAAATAACCTTGCTAGGATGATATTCATAAGTAAAAACATAATCAGATGGTGTCTCCATGCCGGGGCTTCGACCGATATACATGCTTCTATACCCGACCGATACCATAAAACTTTTCACATAATCGATAAAGGTGTCATATGATGGTTTGATTTTTTTTCTATCAATCGATACAAAAACAATCGGGTGGTCTCTTCTCAGCATAGCTTTCACCATGGCAAGGAAAACTGGTGTCTCATTATTCGCATGAATGTGAACTATATCTATATGGGTATCTTCGAACAATCTTTTGATAGCTGAGATTCGCATGTTAGGATTGGCAGAAATAATCTTAGCATTTCCTTCGGTCAGCTTATCAAAGAAGATAGCGTTATTTTTATTATCATAACTGTAATCTAATATGTTCATGTCTTCTTTAACAGCGTTATGAAGCATTTTAACTTTAGTATGTTCTATTGCCATAATCTAAGATTTAGTTTTTGATTTATCTGCTTCGCCATTGATAAACCCAATATCAGATTTATTATCATTCTCAATAAATTCTTCCATAACTTTACAGAGTTCTTTGACACTAACCTCAGGTGCCATACCCTCAATGATTTTTAGCTTGGCAATAACTTGCTTGGCATCTACCATAATTAATCGTTAACTTCTAATTCAGCTTCCAGCTTTACTTCATCAAGGATTGGCTTATCAAAAGCGGTATGCATATCCATCAAATCATCAATGGTATATTCTAAGTTTTCCTTAGCTTCTTTGATAGTCGCTGTCGGCATCAATTCAGGAGATGCCCAACCAACTATCTTATCGTTCTTATCACAGACGACTTCCCGTATACTGATGCCTTCGATATCATAACCCCTCATCAGGCGATATTCATGTTTACCACCATCATGGCACGGGCATTCACACTCGTGGTCTAGCGAGTCATCATCATGGTCGTGAAAATCGTCTGCAACGTCCATAGGAGCTATTGTATGGCAAAAAAGTCATGAATGCAACCTCTTCTCATTGCAGGCTCATTCACAGACTGTTAAGATGACACTAAGGAGTTATTTATTTAATGCTAAAAATTGTCAAATATCCTAATGACCCTAGCTACTCACTATTTGTCCCCTTTACTCGACTTTGGTGTGCCGAACCATTCTTAAAAAGCTTAGAAACTATGATATTACCTCGACAATCGATGGAAATAATTTTTTTGAATGACACGAACGATGACGACCTGCAGCTTATACTTAGCAACTGGATGAATGACCACGGGCAGGAATTTAATGGTGCTAAGTTATACCAATCCGGTAAATCATATCCTGGTGAATTCGCAGATGTATCATACCGCCGTGAACGAATCTGTATGATGAAAGAAAAAAGTAAAGAGTTATTATCTAAGACGGCTTTTGTGTTTTGTTTGGAAGATGATACTATCGCACCGCCGAATGCTTTTTCTAAATTAATGGAAAATTTGACGGCTGACGATGATATAGCTGTATCTAGTGGGGTAGAAGTGGGTCGCTGGACATCTCCGATTATTGGTGCATGGATGATTGAGCCATTAGAACATCCAAATAAAATTACCAGTATACGTTATAAGAAATGGGGCATACGTGAAGTTGATGGCTGTGGCTGGTATTGTTATGTGACGTACACCTCATCATATAAAGCTGCTCATTATAGGTATGAAGCTGAGAGCCTAGGTCCTGATGTTGTGTATGCATATGACCAACGTAAGGCAGGGTACAGGGTTGTTATAGATTGGTCAATCGCCTGTACGCATTTATTAGAAAATGGTAAAAATATCATACCATCTGAATATACAACAGTTGGTATTTGGTATAGAGAGTCTGGTGAGAATTGGCGTTATGAAAGTGACCCCACACCTATTAAAATAAATATTTCAGAATGATGTATAAATTATTTATTCACCAACAGTGCAATAAAATTGATTAATATGTTAGCCTATGCTATAAATTATTATTGATGGGGTTATATAAAACAACTGATTCACAATTAGACTTATTCTCTATAAATACAAGAAATATCCCCATAAAATATATAAACTGCAAAACTTATTTATTTGTTCGTAAAGTTAAACCAGAAAAAAAACATGGAGCTAAGGCTTTAAAGAATGAAGACTTCAAAGACCATGATTACTGGCCTTATATGTATGCATACAGCGCTCAGGTGACAAATAGATTAATGAACGAACGGTATATTGCCTGGCAGAAAGAAATAGCTAAAAAATCTAAGCAAGACAAAAAGTTATTACAAGATAAAATTAACGGTGAAATGACAGGCTATGGTTATTCGCCTACGCTTGAAAAAATAAAACGGCATTCAATGTCACATGATTATACCATTTCTTTCGAAATGCCTGAAAAGCTCGACCAATACAAACAAGAAATAAGCTATAAAAATTATGAAACAAAGGATATGTATATTGAAGTTAGCTTCCAAGGACCATTAGATTATCCACGGCTTGAGAATAATACGGTACATTCCTTTATTGGTTTGAGTTGCGTAATACCTGCCGACCATGAAATCGTGGTAGATATGTATAGCCATGAAGTTATCGGGAATAGTTTGCTCAAATATATTAATGACAGTAGCTTTTGGGCTATTGTGCCTGGAGATAATGAACTTGCTATTGAAGCCGACCACGGGATAGATGGTGGTTATGTTCGTATACAGACTCGGTATGAAATGAATAACGCTCAAACATAAAAGCCTTCTAGCTACCAGCCAAGAGGGTGGGCATCTTGACCATATACTAGAAGGCTTTCTACACCCTTCAATTCTTGGATAACACAACGTATGCTAATTTTTACTATTCCGGGCAGGGAGTAAAAATAAAAATTGAAGGGATTAGTCTGCCATGGAATGCATCCTTATCTCTGAGGGTAAAAGAGGTGAACTGCCCAAACCAAAAGTATCGGGCTTCTAGCCACCCGTGTCAATGAAGACACCTTTCGCACATGTATGGCTTGCCAAAAGCACATGTGGGGACGCACTTTATGCTATCGCTCGCACCGAACGTGGTTGGCAACAACTACTTCGTTCATCCCAAGGTCGAAACCCAGGGTTTTTCGAAACCTCTGTAAGGAAAAAAGCGCATTTCAGAAGTGAGGGTAACAACTTTAATGGCACAATCCATGACAATCTAACATTTGTTAGTTAGGGGGGTAAGGTGCATCAACTGATTTATATTGATTATCAATAATCAATCAGCCAACACAACTCATCTTACACCAACATTAGGAAAATGTCAAGTTGCCTAGGTTTTTTATAGAAAGTGACAGATTGCATTTGGATTAGGTACATTTAGACTATGAGTCAGGCGGGCAATTTCACAACTATAAGTGCGGCTATAGTTAATGTCTTACAAAATATACAGCAGGAAGGCAGCGACGCTTTTGTTGAAATTGTAGAATATCCCACGGTTGAATCTACCGATGGCTATCCATTGGCTACCGTATCGCCATCAGATAGCCCCTCTACATATTTGACAACCGTTCAGAACCTTCGTAGTTATACTTTCCACATAGATATTCTTGTGCCACTCGGGACAGATAATGGTGGCTATGAAAGTGCTTTTTCACAAGGACGAATTTTGGTGGATAGTGTACTTGATGCAGTAGATAATTCTAACAGTTTGGATGGTACCGGTCAAATAGTAGTTCCTGCGCCATCCACGTGGAGTGTTGTCCAATCTAGTGTTGGTGCGCTTTTGGATTGTTTAGTGACTGTCACTGCCAAAGTTTCGGTGGACCAAGATAATGGTTAGTATTTTAAAATACTTGTCAGATATATCAGTCTATCTTTATGATGAAACTATAGGGTAAATAACTTTTGATGACACAATTTTTTTGGAGGATAGAGCATGGCGTTAAATAGTGGTAGTTTTACCGGCCGAAACGTTGAATATGGTGTGGCTATCGAAGCGGTTCACAATACGCCTGTTGCACCATGGTATAATCTCCGTTGGGAAACAGCCGATTTTGAAGACAAAGGTACGACTTTACTTAATAAGTCAGCATTAGGTGTTCTTAACGCTGATTCAGGGGCTGAACTTACTGAGCAATGGGCTGAGGGACAGATTGCGGGAAAAGTCACAGACCGTGCTATCGGTGTAATTCTTTATGGTTTGCAGGGGGCTTATTCAAAAGTCACCCATGCAGGTGAGACAATAGTTTTCGACCATACATATACGGAAAGCCAGAACAACCAGCTACAAAGTATAACTATAACTCGTCAAGACCCCAATGTTGATGAACAATTCCCTGGGGCTCTTGTTAATACATTCGAGGTTGATGCAAAAGCTGGAGATTTTGTTAGACATGTGTCCAATTTCATATCATTACCTTCAACAGTGACATCAACTACTAGGGGATATGTTACAGAAGAAGAATTCATTGCACGCGATTTAGTTTGTAAATTCGCTAATCAGGCTAGTGGTATTGGTTCGGCTGCATCTATCCCTGCAGAAAGTTTTAAACTTACTGTCAATAATAATGTTACGCCATATTTTGTTATTGGGTCATTATCTCCGAGCAATATTTATGCTCAAAGTACGACTATTACTGGTGAAATAACTTTAGTGTATGATTCCCAAACATATAAAACATTACGCTTTAATAATTCATCACAATATGTTCAAGTAACTATCACAAACTCTCGTGTAACAATTGGTGTCGCTGCTCATCCGACCATAACATTTACTATGCCTGTTTGTTATTTGACTGACTGGAAAAATGAACAGAGTTTGGACGGCCTCGTCAAGCAATCGATAACTTTCCAATCTGTTTATAGCCTTGATTTTGGTTATGGTTTGAGTATTGCTCACACTTCATTGGTAAGTTCTTATCTCGCAGCTCCTGCATCTTGATTGTCTATTGATATTTCTTTATTGCTGGTGTATAATGTTTATATGTCATCTAAATCAAACACGCAAGATTTTATCGCCAAGGCAAAACTAATTCATGGTAGCGATAGATATGATTATTCGCAAGTGAAGTATAAAAATAATTATTCCAAAGTTATTATAAAATGTCGTATACATGGGACGTGGGGACAAATCCCTAACAATCATCTAAGGAAGCGTGGGTGCCCGTTGTGTGCAGATGCCAATAGGAATGATAAAAAGAGGCTGGAGTCAGCCAATAATTTTCTACAATGTGTTATGTCTGTACATGGAATAGAAAAGTACGACTTCTCTTTAGCGGTTTATATTAACAATCATTCTAAAGTTAAAGTTATATGTAAATTACATGGAATATTTTATGCTCCCCCAGTTACACTTTATAAAGGTCACGGATGCCCTAAATGTAGTGCCAAAAGGGGAGGTGACGTTTTAAGAAAATCCACACAAACATTTATTAAGCAGGCTCAATTTATTCACGGAAAAGATAGATATGATTACTCAGAGGCTCTATACAAAGGTGCTCATAAAAAAGTTACGGTTATCTGTAACAAACATGGCGAATTTTATGTTACACCCACTAATCATCTCAGGGAAAAAGGTTGTCGAAAATGTGTAACTTTATTATTTTCAAAAAACGTCCAGAGAATTGATAGATGGTTAAAAGATAATGATATCTTTCACACATTTGAAAAAAGTTTCCCCACACTTAAATCTAAAAACGATGGTATAAGCTTATTACGATATGATTTTTGCATACCCGAGCACAGATTGCTAGTTGAATATGATGGAACACAACATTTTAAACCGTCATCTAATTTTGGAGGGGAAAAAGCATTTAAACGCCTGAAAGCTAATGATGCCCATAAAACTCAATGGGCAAAAGATAATGGCTGGGACCTGCTACGCATCCCATATATAGAAGAAAAAAATATAGAGAAAATCTTAGTTAAGACTTTACTCGATAATTGAAGCCTATATCTTATATATTCCTTTGCATCCCTGACTGATTCTTCAATTCCGCTCTCCGTTGCTCTCTTTCTTGCTTATCAGCTTGTAATTTCCAAATCTGAAAATGTATCAAAGCTTCATCATACGGTTCTTCATCTGCTTCTTTGGCACTCAAACTGAATTCTGTTCTTAGCCGATTCCGACATATCCAATAGTTGGTGTCGGCTAACTTAGGTTCAAAACCAATTAATATGACCTCTTCTAGGTCTGTGCTAAATTTTGGTCGGTTCCAGCTAATAGTTGGATGGCTCGGGTCAGGACTTCTACGGGCAAGTCAGGTATATCTTCTTTTTTCAAATCAACCAGTTCACTGCCGTTCCAAGCCTTGCCGCCAATGAAATGGTCTTCAATCAACTCAACAGTTAGGTCTAAATTTTTATCACTCTCAGGATTTTCTTTGTCGAATTCAGCCCCCATTTTTGCGAAAATCCGCATTTCTTTAAATGACAAACCGCTTAAATTTAAATAAGCATCCTCCCACCCTTGACCTAAATAATCCAGTTTGAGTGTTTTTGTGACAGGAAAAGCCATATATCTCCTTATTAACCCTTTTATGAAATTGATTATAACACGTTTCGTGACAAATATCATCCCAAACTGCCATACTAAAATAAGATGGATACAACGCAGTTAAATATAATCATACGAGCAATAGATGAAGCAAGTGCTGGAATAGCTAAAGTTGGAGAATCGCTAAAAGCATTAGGTGCAATTAGCGATGAAGTCAATGCACAGATTGCTAGAGGCAGTGAAGCAAGCGCTAAATCATTAGAAAATGTTTCGGCTACTGCAAAAATAGAAGCCACAAGTTTGAGGGCATTGGGTGCGGCTGCCATAGAGGGCAGTGCCGGTGTTGATAAAATAGCATTAGCCAATGATAGAGTAATAGTTTCCAATGGCAAACTTTCAACTGCCGTGGATGGTCTTTTGGCTTCTATAAAAGAAGAAGCAACTGGCTTAAGAGCTTTAGGTGCAGCTGCCATAGAAGGCAGTGGTGGTATAGATAAGGTGGCGGTAGCTAACGATAGAGCAGCTGCCTCCACAAGGAGGATTGCAACCACTGCTGAAGCTGGCGGTTTGTCTATGGGCAAATTGGGTGTGGGGGTAGCTGCTGCTGGTGTGGGCATTGGTTATTTAATATATAAAACAACAAAATCTGCTGCCGAATTTCAAACATTAATGACCAAGCTTGTTACCTCGGCAGGTGAATCTGAAGGAAACCTAAAAATGGTTTCAGATGGGGTTCTAAATGTAGCCAGAACCACAGGAATAGCCTCAACTGAACTTGCAAATGCCATGTACTACGTTGAATCGGCAGGGTTTCATGGTGCTAACGGTCTTAAAGTTTTGATGGCTGCTGCTAAAGGCGCTAGAGATGAACAAGCTGACGCCACTACCGTTACCGATGCTGCTAGTACAGTTTTAAATTCCTATGCTTTGAGTGCTGATAAATCTGCTCAAGTAGTAAATGGCATGATTACTGCTGTTTCACGTGGTAAAACAACGCTACAGTTATTCTCATCATCTCTTTCGAGTGTTTTGCCTATCGCATCAGCAGTTGGTATTTCATTTGCCCAAGTTGCCGGTGCTATTGCCACCATGACGGCGCAAGGCATGACGGCACAACAGGCAACTCAAGATTTACGGCATACTATACAATCTTTGTCTAACCCAAGTAATGTCCAGACAAAGGAAATGTTGCAGCTTGGTATTAGTTCACAGGAAGTAGCAAAGAATCTTGGTAAAGAAGGTTTGACTAACACGATAGAGAGGCTTAGTGATGCTATTCTGAGCCGTATGGGACCGTCAGGCTTAGTTCTTCAGAAAGCTCTACAGAATTCTGTGTCAGCTACACAAGATTTAAAGGAAGAATTGGCAGTAATGCCTGATGGTTTGCAAAGAGTTGCTAAGGAACTTCTAGCAGGAACCATATCTTGGAAAGATTATCGCAAAGCTATTCGTGATATGTCTCCAGCTAATGAAACGCTTGGTCAACAATTTGAAAACACTTTCACACAGGCGCATTCATTTAATACACAATTAAAGGCTGGTACTCCTGCTGCACTAAGTTTTGAAGCGGCACTATCCAAGGCTACTGGTGGCAGCACAGGGTTAACAACTGCTCTAATGTTAACGGGGGCACATACACAGACCTTCAATGATAACGTTAATGCCGTTAGCAAATCTATGGGAACAGCTACAGATAAAGTACTTGGCTGGAAAGAAATGCAAGGTACGCTTAATCAACAAATGAGTGAGCTTCATCAAAATCTGAGTACGATTGGCATAGCGCTAGGCACTGCCTTCATACCTGTTTTACTTTCAATGACTAAAGCACTTGTTGAAATATTAAAGCCTATTGCTGATTTTATAACTTATCACAAGAAATTGGCAGCTGCCATAATTCTCACGACAATAGCCATAGTTGGTTTTACAGGAGCAGTAATAGCAGCTAAAAAAGCTGAAGAATTATTCATGACAGTGAAGTTAGCCCTTGGCTTTGGGAAAAATGCCGAAGGAGCTTTGCTTGCTACTAAGGCCATAACGAAATTGGGGGGAAACCTAGGCTCATTGGTGGGAATAAGCAGAAGTGCGGCAGGTGCAACCTCGTTAGCTGCTGAGGCAAATGGGCTGCTTGGTTCAACTGCTGCTGAGGCTGGCGGAGCGGCAGGATTGGGCGCACTAGGGGCGGGTGCATTAATCGCGGGCGCTGCTTTAGCTGGTTTGGGCACAGCATTTTTCGTTTTTAATAAGTGGGTAAAACCTGCAGAAGACCATATACTCGGGATTAATAAAGATATCAAATCAGGCACTCCCGGTTGGGACCAGTGGGCAAGAAGTATGAATTTCTCCACTAGCGCAGCGCAAAATCTTGCAGGAGCCCATCGTGCAGTTGACAAAGCCACTAATACGCTTACGAATGACCAGCAGCTACTCACAAAGTTACAGGGTCAAAGTCAAAAAGCAACTGATGCATATAGTAGAGCACAGGATACATTAAATAAAGATATTGAAAAATATGGTGCAGACTCCCCTATTGTGCAAAAGCAACAACAAATAGTTAATGGTCTTGCACAGACATCTGCCGACAAACTCAATGCTGTGGCTAGGCAGCAATCAATAGTTAACGCTGATACTGATGCATATAAGGATGCACTTAAAAATAGTGGTAATGCTCAGATAAATTATAATAAGCTTGTAGATACTACTAATCAGAAACTGGGTAGTATGGTTGATAAAATTGCTACGTTGAAAGCTACTCCAGTCGTTGGCATTACCTTAAAAGTTGGCACCCAACTAACTGGAATCAAAATATCTGGTCCTGCATCACAAGGAACAACTCAGTTAAACTTATTAAATGCGATGGTTGGTGGTGGCAGTAAAGGCGGTGCATTTGCTCAGTCAGGCTTTGTTGGGAATATGCAGATGTCGGGTTCTATACAAGGTAATTTCGGTAATCTCCAGTCTAATAAAAAAGGTACGCCTCATTTTGCTGGTGGAGTTGAAAACTTTAAAGGGGGGCTGGCTCTTGTTGGCGAGAAAGGCCCAGAACTTGTAAACCTGCCCTCGGGGAGTTCGGTCATATCTTCCAATGAAACGCAACAAATCATTAATAGCTCACAGTCAATGTTAGCAAAGACCGTTACAGGATTTACCCAAATTGGTAAAGATATTATAACTGGGCTCATTAATGGTATTAGAGGTGAAACTGGTTTTGTGGTTACTGCGATGAAAGATATTGGGGTTGCAATACAAGGGGGGCTAAAGAATACGCTTGGGATTCATTCGCCATCATCCATTTTTGCAGAGATTGGTCAGAATATAGATGCTGGGCTCCAAAAGGGTTTGATGAGCGGGAAACAATCAGCGGTAAAAACGGCTACTGATTTGGGTGTATCAACGGCAGCGGGGGTTAGACAAGGTGCTGGACAAGTAGGTTCAGTTTCTGGTAATAAGGTGAGTGGTGGTACCCCAATGGTCGGTGAATTACATATCCATCTCGAAGGACCTATTATGGGGAATCAGCAACAAGCCCAGCAGCTTGCAACCACTATTTATCAATCCCTTCAACAGATAGCACGCCAGCATGGAACTGCTTCTTCATTACCATCTATCGGTATCCGACCTATTTAAATACATGAATTATCAACGCCAATTATCTTAGACAGACCCTTCCAATATTTGTCAAAATAAAACTAGGAGGATAGCCAGATTTCAAATCTATTTTGGTTCAATGGAATTTCAGACCTTCCGCAACCAAGTTCTGTCAAGGAAGAACTGACACAGAAGGTGGTGGACCGAGTGTCAATAAAGGGGGCACATCATCGTTATTGGATGGCTCAGAAGTATAGAGTCTCTCTCATTTTCCCACCCCTTACTCAAGCGGAATTCTTAGACCTCTCTGTTGTCTTTTATAATAAAGGCGCGGGTGTTACCTATCATAATCATAGCAGTGGTCTCACCTTCTTCGGTTATCCGTTAGTGGCTGAAGATGAGTTCCTGAAGGGCAACTTATTTCTAAAAACCATGAATGTCACCATAGAACAGGCTTGATTCATGCAACAGGTATCAACAAATTTCACAGCCTCTTCTGGCGGTAATAACACTCTGCACTACCCTATTTATGGTGTAAATATCAGTTGGACAAAACAGGAAAATGTGGGATATGGATTCTTTACGATTGGCACAAGTTCGATAGGGGGCAATGATTTCATCCCTGGTTCCGGTACAGCTCCATCTTTTGCCAATCAATATAAATATACTGATTACGCTGCTTATATGTTAAGTGGTTCGGTAACACGAAACATCGGGCAATATACTTATGGAGCATTTGGAGCCCAGAGTGAGGTACAATTAAATAACACGACATTACTTTTCATGCCAGGCTATGACCCTGTTATTGGAAACTATATTATTACTGGTAGACCGATAAATATTGCCACTGGTTTTACGGCTGGCACAAATAGCGTAGATGAGACGGTTAACTTATTCTACGGGCAGACAACCAAGCCCCAAAATGATATTGACCATCGGCAGATAACATTGGATGGATTTGATTTCTTCGATTTTCTACAATCTTTTCAGTCAAAAGCAGCCGGACCAATAGCTGCAGCTAACAATGGTTGCTACATAAATCAATATGCTAATGTAATAATCGGTGATTTATTAAGTGAAGCCGGTCTAGCTACAAGTCAATATATTGCAGAGCAGTCTACTCAGTCACAAATTGGTTTCTATTCACCTTACGGATTATTTATTGGAGATATTATTCAAGCCCTATGCGAAGCCGAACAAGCTCTGTTCTTTTTTGATGAAAATGGTATAGCACACTTCTGGAATCGCCAGCATCTCATCACCAATGATTCACCGGTATGGACATTTGATGAAACTGATACGTTCCAGCTAACGCCTGAGGATACTCCTATTATTAATGATGTACAAATATTGGCAAATCCACGGGCTGTACAAGGTAATCAAAAAATATGGGAACAAACTGTTGCCACAGCAGTACCTGCGCCTAATAGTACAACGACCTTTACGAATTTATGCAGAAACCCTACATTTTATATTGACAGTATCATCAATTGGTCAGTTACTGGCGGTGCGCTTGTTCCATCTGAAGGAGCGGGATGGAACGATATTTATTTCGCTAGCTTGACTTCAACTGGCACGTCACAATATGCCTCAACTACTATAAATTGTGCAATCAATACAGCCTACGTAGCTCAATGTCGCGTGCAAGGTACACCTGGTGCGGTTATCACAATAGAAGCAGTGGAAAATGCCGTAAGCTTAGGTAGTGCCACCGTGGTGTTGGATAGTAGTTGGGACTTATTAAGCTTGCCTAGCTTTACAACCGATGGCACACATACATCTTTTGATATTAGAATATATCCCACAACATCTCAGGTCGTTAACATAGATGCTGTTATGGTTCAGTTAGCTTTTGGCGCTACTCCCACATATTTCGATGGTAATAAAACCACGACCTCCAATTATTTATATACTTGGGCAGGGACGACATACTTTTCAGCTTCTGTGGCTACACCATGTGCCACTGTAACAATCGAGGCAGACTTTCAAGATGATTTTGGAGTACTCCCCGTCTCAAGCGTTAAAATCCCGTTATGGTACCAAACAAATCCTGCTACATCCATCTTTAGAGCAAATACTGCTGATGATAATTCTGGGAATAATGTCCCATTATATGTTTCTGTAGTTGGTACGAGTCTTGTTAACCAGCCCGACAGTGCAGCAACATTAAGTGGTAGTAAATATTTCGTTACCTTTGCTAGCACATATTCGTTGCCTGTATTCATAACTCAGTTAGAATTATGGGGTACTCCGGCAAAAATTACTTATCAAATTAATTATGAATATCAAGACCAAGCATCAATAGCACTTTATGGGGGCAACCCAACCAATAACGGGCAACCATTACTCATCGAAAATGACCTCATACAAAGTCCAAGCACGGCACAATCAAATGCAACCGTTTTAGTTACTGATTATTCAACGCCGTTCAAGCGTATAGTAGCTGATATAACTCCAGTTCCTCAACTACAGATTGGGGATGCTGTTACCCTTGGCATTAATGATATAACCGATTATTCTTTTATGCCTAGTGGATTATTATTAGCCCTGATGCAACAGCAACAATCCTATTCATATTCACCATATGGTCTATTATTAGCATTGACTCAACCACAGATATTGCCTATCTATACTGAGTATACCGTCGTTGGTATTTCTCATAGCTTTACTGACGATAGTCCTATGAGCCAGATATTGGAACTGGAGGAAAAAATACTTGCTAGTTACTTTACGATAGGCTTAAGCACAATTGGTGGAAGTGATTCTCTGGCCCCCGGTTGACCAATTAGCTCCAAGCTAATATACTATAAAACATGCGAATATGTGAAATATGTGACAACCCTACTCCTACGCCTCGTAATAGATTTTGTTCTCGTGAATGTTTTTACGAATCAATGCGTGGAATCCCGAACCCCATAACAAAGAAGAGAAACCTAGAAGATAATCCTGTTCATAAACCAGGAGCACTGGAGAAGATGCGTGCTTCATTAACAGGAAAGAAACAACCCAGAGATGCTGTCGAGAAAAGAGCCGCAAGTCTTCGCAAGCTTTATGCTACAAACCCTGAAGCTAAAAAACGTCTTGCTAAAAATGTGTGGGATAAATACACAAGCAAAATTGCTGGTACGGGCTGGGGAATGATAAGATTAAAAGTCCTTGAGCGAGATAATTATACCTGTCAGAATTGTGGTGAAACAAATCGTAAATTACTTGTTGTTCATCATAAAGATTACCGTGGCAGAAATATGTCATCTCATACACTTATGAATAATAAATTAGACAATTTAATAACTTGGTGCCATGATTGTCACAATAAATTTCATCGTCATAAAGCAAAGAACTACAAAGAACGTATGCAAAGACTTCAAGACGATAATCCCCTGTAGTCTTCAGCCATCGCTTGTCAGATAAGAAACGTGATTGCTATGCTAAAAATATAAGCTAGTGTGAAAGTGAGGATAGGTTTACGTCAGAATCTGCAATCGGAATCACCCCAGGAAGCGGCAGCAACGTTGCCGTCTATACCGATACTGCTGGCAATCTGCGCCAAGTGGTTATGTTGGGCGATGCTACAACTAATACCGCTTCAATACCGAATGGTGTACAGTTAATTTCTGCTGGCGGTCTGAATGCTAACTATGCTATAACAGCCGCAAAAGGCACGGCTACGATTATCAGCGCCAGCCCTGGTCGGTTATGCAGAATCATAGTTACATCAGCTGGCACAGGAACTAGCACGAACTTTTTAACCTTTTATGACAATGCTAGTGCTGCTTCAGGAAATATTTTGGGGCTTCTCTCGTGGACAATAGCTAATGGTACAATGCTTGATTTCCAAACGCCAGCAGCTAACGGTATTACATGCAGTGCTGGTGGTACGGGCACCCCCGCGTTAACCGTTACATATATATAGGTTGTAATGTAATATGCAAGACACAGGACACATCGATAAAAAGACAGCTAAAACTATTAGAAAAATGCTTGATAAGCCACGAGAACCTGACGAAACCCAGGATGCTGAGTTCATACTAAATTTCTATAAAGATAATTATGATTTCGTTCAGATTGTAATATGTGAAAGCTGTGAGAGAGACCTATGTTTGTGGGTTTTAGACAGACAGCAAGTGAAACAGAATATGCATAAACATCATTTAGGGCTTCGACGCATAGAGATAAGCGGAAACCTACTTTCTACTAGGAAACGACATGATGGAGTTATTGGATATGAATGCATTTGTGGGGCAGATACCCGTGTCAGCGAAGTTGAAAGAGGATATGTGACACAATCCAGCACGCATATTCCTGCTGATGAACCGCATATTGAGGCATTGATTAAGCGAAAGATTGTAGCCACAAATTTTAAACCGAATGTCGAAGAAGTTGACGGTGAGCTTATCGTAGAAGGATTCCGGCATAAGACTTTGAAGGGTGACAATATAAATGTCTAGTTCAGGTTTCCAATCCATATCCTTCAGTAGTGGAGAAACCCCCACCGTAAGTAAGTGGAATATTCTTAATAGTAATGATAATTCATTTAATAGCATGAGCGGTATGAATGATGGAGTTGTGGTAGCACGGCATATGGCAAATGCTTCCGTAGTACCAAATAATCTAGCCTTGGGGGTCGCCACGGCAGCTATCATTGGTACGGGTCAACAATCTGCTTTTGCCCATTCTTCATTAACGGCTCTTTCTACGGGGACTTTTCCACCATGCACACTCACAGTCCCATCAGGGTTCACAGTTGTCTTTTTTGGTCAGGCACGGTTACAGGAAGCAGCAGTTACGCTTGCCGATATGAACATTGAAGTATTTGCAGATAACACAACCCCTCAGACCAATCCAGCAGCTTCAGTTGCAACTTTCGCTGCTACAAATTATAGTTCGACAGTACCTTTGGTCGGTGAATTTACAGGCTTGGGTGCAGGGAGTCATAGTTTTTCATTATGGGCGAATTCTACAAGTGGTGCTTCGATTAACATAGCTAATGTATTCGTGTTGTTCATGGTGGTGGCTAATTAAGAAAACGGGTGTTGTCTAGTATGGGTGTTCGTGATATAAAAAAATACCATTATGTAGGTACAAGCTCAATACCTGCATCACCTGTAGATACTTTTTCACTTTTTATAACCTTGCCAGCCGGACTGAACGCCAATTTCAACATCACCACTACTCCTCTGGAACAGCGATTATCAATATGGAATTTTACTTTTACTGTATGCATTGACAGTCTCAACACGGATTCTGAGGGATTCTTTCAATATCAGTTTCCCAATAATCAAACCGCCGGTCATCCTAGTACTTCTTTGCTCAGTAATGCGCAGCAAAGTTGTCGTATTACAAATTGGACTGACTGGGCTACTTCTAGTGATATAGATAACATCCGTAATAACTTTATACGTCTTGAGAATCTAGATAGTGGTTCACACGATTATTATTTATTCTTTAAAGCCTATACGTCAGCGACAACGGCGCAAGGAAGTTAATATTTATATGAACTACGTGGCTATTATACATGATGACAATACCGTTTCACTTATTAAAGACGCTGATGACCAACGTATCCAAGTGGATATACCAGGCAAACCTGCAGATATGTCAATCAACTTATCTAAAGAAGAGTTCGATTCATTATTTAGTTCTGCAAGCACAAGTGTTATTACTTATGAGGATGGAGATTTTGTATTGACTCCAAAAGCCCCTATAAGTTAGACATCGATGATATTTTTAAGCCATAATTAAGATATAATGGCTGAAGCTCCAAGGACACAGAAAGAGTTTATCGAATATCGGCTTAACGAAACAAATTCTAAGATAGACACTATCGGCCATAAGGTTGATACGCTTACCGATAAACTCGATAATAACTTCGCCACGAAAGATTATGTGAATACAAAGATATCTTCTTTGGATGATGCCTTGCAGCAAACCAATGATAAGTTATTAACAATTTATAAAATAGTGGGCGGAGCAGTGGGAATCATTCTAGCAGCTGTTTTAGTTACTCTGCTTTACTCTATAGGGCTGAGGTTAAAGTAATGTATCGTAGTATATGGACGCTGGAGAGAGGCATAAAGATAATCTATATAATGCTGGGCATCTCCTTGTGTGTAGTTGCTTATATCGCATACTTATTATTCACACCCTTCAAGCAAGATACCATTAACCTTCACGTTAACAGCCCAGCTTATATTGGTGAACCGATAAATTATAATACAACTTTTTGTGGATATGAAGCGATACCATTCTCAGTGGTAGTTCGTTTGGTGCAGGCTACGCAAGCTTTACAAGGTTCCAGTGTTATAGTCTCTTCATATCCATCTGTGTCAAATATCAAAGGCTGTATTAAAACTAGTAGCCAGTCAAGTAATGCTCTGATAATCCCTGATAATGTTCTACCGGGTACATATATACTTAGGATGGATTTAGTTTATAGTGTAAATAGTCTAAGGACAGTAAGACAAACTGTCTATACGAACCACTTCCAGGTTACACATAAGAAATAGCTGGGCAGACAGGCATGGCTTTTTTGGGCTATTCTGTTTACAGGAGATGTATGCATAATAACTGGTACCAAAAGCATGAGGAGAAATTGTCCTTGTCAGACAAAATAGCAGATAAAATTACAGCTTTTGCCGGAACCATGACCTTTCTGTATGTCCACTTCATCTGGTGGGGTGGCTGGTTCTTTATCAATAGCCATTTCTTACATATTACCTTTGACAAATATCCTTATCAATTACTGACCATGATATTGTCACTGGAAGCTATCGTTTTAGCCACTTTGATTATGATAAGCCAGAACCGACAAGCTGCACGAGATAAAGTGCAGGCAGAGCATCAATACGAGCACCAGGAGGTAGAGTTAAGAGA